CGTGCCCTTTATCTTTTAACCCTGTCAGGAGGCTCCAGCGAGCTGCAAGTCGACAAACACATAAGGAACGCCATCATGACGATGACAACGTTGAAGGCCATGGCCTTGTCCGTGACCTTTACCATTGCCAGCGGGAGTGTGCACGCTTCCCAAAGTACCACCCAATGTGATTATGAGTTTTCTGATCAACAACTTTCAACCATGGCCACAGCCTATCACGTGGGAAAGCAACAAGACCTTGGTTTCACTCTCGCCGCAATATCATGGAGGGAAAGCCGCGCCGGAGAAGATGTTGTATCCATGCGGAATAACCTGAAATCGGCTAATATGGGGGCATTTCAAAATCGCGTCCAAACCGTCGGGAAACGGGAGGGATGCAAAACACAGAAGTGTTACGCCAACGTGGCGATCAAATTACTGGTCAATCAAGAATATGCTGCCAATGCTGCCCTTGATGAAATGAATTTCTGGCTAGAATATCATAACCAAAACATCCGCAAATCCCTTTCCTCTTACAATGCTGGGTTCAATCGTAACCAGAAATCCAATTCTTATGCAGCCGACGTCGTGAAGAAGGCTAAATATCTTCAACGATGTGTGTCTTTCAAAGGCATGGCAATAAACCCAAAGGTCGACCCAGGAGTGATCGCCATGAATAAGCGCACGATTGAGAAACTCAAGAGGACCAGATAATGAATATCACTCCATCTCAGACCGGATATGAACACATAATGGTGTTTCTGGCTATTCAGGGCGCGAAGGAAGGGATCATTACTTCAGAATATTCCGGTACAATGCGCCTTGCGGATTATGTCGCGCCGGAAGCATTCATCAAGAAATGCATTGACGCTTGGTGCCTTTATGCGCTCGGCACGTATCCATCCCCTCCTACTGGTGAGTTATTGTTTACCATACCGACTCTGGCAACTGGTGACACAGACGCGATATTCGCCGATATGCTGGCAAAAGGTTATCTGACATATGACAGTGCTCACGGCGTGTATGATTTTTCTGCGCTGAATCGTATCTTCGGATTCACCATAACTTCTGAAGCCAATATTCCTGATTATGGAATACTAGCATGGGGCGTCGACGGTTTGGGGGCAACATATGCATCTTCGGATGTCGGTCCTGTGTTGATAGACCCAGGGGTGACGATGGAGCAATACATGTCACAATTCCCTCAACATAATGTAACCGGAAGCGACATCATTATTGTCTATCCTGGTTCTAACGCGTTGTCCCGCCTGGTGGACGGCTGGAAGCCTCAGCTGAAGGACATTGTCTCTGGAATCAGGTTCCATATTCCCGTTGTCAATCCAACACCTTAAAATATTCAATAAAAGGGGCAAAAGCCCCTTTACTTCTTCAATAACCCACGTATAATTCTAAACATAAGCAGTACGACACCAACTTGAAAAGCAGGAACTACATTATGAAAATCATCCTCGACGCATATATCCGTTACGGCAGCAAATGGTTGATGGCCAAAGTTTACGACGGTGAAGAATTAGTCCACGCCCAAACCGCCCCTTCTGAACAATTGCGTGAAATTATGAAACGCGATTTTCCTACTGCTGAAATGATTGAACCTGCCAACCAAACCGAAGTTGACAAAGAATGGGAACGCGAATGGAGTCCGGCGGCGTTGGCACAATTTGATAAGAATTACAACAATCGCCAAAACGCGTCTCGCCCGTTCCGTCGTTAAGAATAAAGGGGTGTTAGCATCCCTTTCTTTTCGCTAATTAAGGGAAACCGCACCGATTTTATAATCAGGAGAATTACAATGGCCATCCCATCTTTCTTGAACTTTCTTGAAGAGTCTAAACAATTAGACGAAGCGTTTAACTCATCCCCGTATGAATTGACATTCGGTAAGAAGAACGCTGGTGACATTTTCTTCACATTTGTTGATGAAGACGAAAAAGAATTCCGCATCCAATTTTATACCCCGCAGGGGCTGGGCAAGAACGTTCGTCAGGTCTTCATAGGCCAGAAACGTGGTTCGACCTATCCAGACGCAATCGGTCGTTTCAAAAACCCAATGCGTGTCATCGCATCCATGATCGAAGCAACAAAGCAATTCATGGCGACGCCTTTGGGGAAAACCATTGACGGCTTTGCAATTAACTTCTCCAAGAAAGCATTGGAGCGTGGTGTTACCCTCCTGCCGAAGATCATCCGTCAGTCCGGCCTGAAGCAGAAGCTCAATGTCATGGACCTGACGTATACCCCTATCCCTGATCGTGCATTCGTATGGGTTGTGCGTAAAGGTAAGGATCCTGCTCAGGTATTTGATGGCCCGAAAATGAAAGGTGTCACATGGGATGATCCAGACAAGGTCGGCGACGCTCCTGACCAGAAAAATAATCCTGATGTGGGTGTATCATCTTCTGTTGATGATTCCAACGGCTGGAAATTAACTTCAGACGGGAATCAGCCTATGATGATATGGAGTGGTAGAGAGAAAGGTCGCTTAGTCACGGCAAATATCGCCCCTCACTACAATGAGCCTGGTGTGTATGTTGGTGCCTACATGAATGAGAAATCTGTGCGCGGACAAAGTGCTGATTTTATTGCTCGTCAGTTGAAATTACCGCAAGTCCCTATCAGTATCCTGAATGATTTTACCACGGCGTCCACAAAATTCTGGAAAGGTTCTCAACAGAAATCTGCGCCTGTAGATTCCAACACCACAATCGGTGCAACCAGCATCGAACAACTGATCGACAGCGGTTTCGTCGCCCGTGTGTTGGGTATCATTGATACCAACATTGATCAGAAAGCAAGCTACCTCCCAGGAGAAAGCATTAAGAAAATCGGACAGGCGCGTTATCAAACCAAAGGCGGTCTAGTGATCATTGTCAGCTTCGATTCGGTCGACGGTAAGAATCTGAAGTACAGCGTGTTCTCTGAGATCGAAACTCAACCTGGTGTCATCTCTGGTGATGCTCGTCGGGTGGCAAACGAAGTCATGGAAACCATCACATACGTGGCTGAACATCAGTATCGCGGTGAATGGGAAATCAACGCAGTGCCGATGAGCGCTCCATACCCTATCAAGTCCATCCGTCATTCTCAGGGCTGGGGCTATGTAGAGACCGCAAACTGGACTCTGAAAATAGCCGATGCGGTTCTGAATCGCGTGAAACCAGGGAATACCGCTCTGTTGGAACTCAACAAAGAGCCTCTGCGCGGCAAGCACCTGCTGGAAATCATTCCAGAGAAGGGCGACAAGACTCTGATGCTAAAAGATCGCAGCGGAGCCATCTACGGTTCCATTGATCTGAATGCTCAGGGTGCGGATCTGGTCAACTCCGGAACCCTGAAAATCCCGAGCAACGCCATGGTATTTGGTGAGACTGTTAATGGTATGTCTGTCACATGGACTGGCGTCAATTTCCCGAAAGGCGGGAAGTATGACGGCGCGGTGTTGACAACTAATGTGACCTATTACTACGACAAAGGTAAAGTAGCATTCACTCCGATGGTCTCTAACAAAGGTCGCACCCTGAACAATCCGAAAACATATGAACTTCCTTTGAAGAAAGAATTTGTTCAAGGTGTTCTTGATGATACCTCTGACGAGATGAGTATGGTGACGAGGAACATGCAGACCCTCGTCAGCACGAATTACAACCCGAAACAAGTCTTCCTCAATGATATCTACGTGGACGACAGCGGTGCGGTGCTCTGGCGCGGCCACAACATGGGTGATCGCCGTACGACAGAGATCATGCTAAACGCCATCAGCAAAGAAACCGAACGTCTGGAAAAAGAACCAGGGACTACCAAGAAGACGGGTGTCGACCTCGCAACATATGCTGGTTCTATCCGCGACAATGCTCCGAAAGGGCGCGATCTGGATTGGCAGATCTATGCAAGCCGTGATGGTCAAACACTGAACGTGGACTGGGATATCACTTTCCGTCGCAATACGACCGAAGGAGCATATCGTGAATTCAAGGATCAGATCAACCGTGCCAACCAATACCTGCAAACGGTATACAACGACGCGAAATCTAAAGGCTATAATCCTACCGAGCCAAATCTCATGACTCTTGAACGCGCTCGCCAATCCGACGAATGGGCTATGAGTAATGGTGATAGTGCATACAGTGAATATGAACAATCGCTGGGTGGTAATCTTCAGATTAGTCTGAAATAAGTCATAGCCCCTTCGGGGGCTAAATACATCAAAATCCTTAGGAGATCCACGATGAAACCGTTTATCGATTATTTTAAAGAACAAGCTCAACAACCGCAAACTCATGGCGGCATACAAGGCAAAAGTGTAACCATCACCAAACAGGCTGACGGAACCCAATGGTGTACTGGTGCCACCGTGACCCAGATCACTCCAGATAATCAGGCCGACATCTATAATCTGGAATTGACTAACGGCAACACCACCAAAGTAAAACTCACACCGGACCAGGTTCATGCGGTTTCTGTGGGCAAAGATGTTGTTGCCGTTCATGACGGTTTTGAGTTCTTCTTTGGTAAAGACGCCAGCAAAGGTCAGGTCACAGAATCCTATGCCCAAGAATTGGCGAACATGGATAAGATGATCGGTAAGGCGCTGGGCGTTGGCAAATCTCGTAAAAGCGGTCGTACAGAGTTTGAATATTCCGGTATTCCTGGTATTGGAAAACCTGTCGCAATCGACTTCGGCGGCGAAGACGATCCGTATGTGATCGTCACAGTCGCTGGTAAACAGCATGACATCAGTAAGGGAAAAACCCTAGCTGCGGACATTGCCAAATATATCGGCGTTAAACCTGTCTAAGGAGGTTGTATGAAAGGGTTTAAAGACTTCCTGACAGAGGCAAAGGTCGACCATCGCCGCCTTGGGCAGCAGGGCATGTACGACATCACGGATGTTGGTCGTCCAACCAAAGGCGAGCTGATCGATTACTACAATCGCAACGGTGATAAGCGGCAGGGGAAAGTGAAGTCCGTGAACGCGCAAGACATCATGACCCTGACAGACACCGACACGGGTGAAACCGTCAAGATGACTCTGGTCAAGCCGTGATTACAATCCCCCTAAATACAGGGGGATTTTCTTTTTAGGGGTAAATATCATGGTCAATGCGAGTATATTCATCAACCGTGGACTGCTTGCTATAGCCCACTCTCATGCCCTCCACTTCGTTACAACGTCCTATGCCAAGCACAAGGCACTCGGGGAGTTCTACGGGGAACTGGAGGACTTGCTAGACACCTTTACGGAAGCGTATATTGGTGCGGGTGGTATATACATTCCAGGATTCGAGAACATCAAATTATACAATCCTGAACCGATATCGTATATCAACAGCGTGGTCATCGACGTTAATGGGATCTACAATCAGTGTGATAGCCATTTACAAAACACGCTTGACGAAATCAAAACTTTGTGCTATCAAACGATTTACAAACTGAAGCAATTGTCCTAACTCAATAGGATCATCGTCAGGTTATAATTTTGCCCATTCGTCATCAATAGGATACAGATAACAATGGGCAAAATCTTTATACCTTCTCACTCAGAAGGTTGTCAAATCGCTGCAAAATTTCTACACAAACAAATGAATTGTGGTGCTGTGTTCGTAGAACCAAATTCATTCGATAATCGTGAATCCCCTGACGCCATCGGGTTCAGACCTGGGGGTTGTTCTATATTAATGGAAGTTAAAGTCTCCCGCGCCGACTTCCTGACAGACAAAAAGAAACCTCATCGCATGAATCCTTCCATAGGCATGGGAGCATATCGTTTCTATGTTTGCCCAGCAGATGTTATTAAAATTGAAGACCTCCCTCCCAAGTGGGGTTTGTTGTACTTCACCCCCAGAAAATCTTTGAAGCCCGTTCACGTTCCGAATATGCAATATTCCTCTTTGTCTTCACCGGAACATTATGCATCATATTTGTCTAAATCTTTGGGCAAAAGAAGACCTACAGATATCCCTCCTTATCTATTAGGGTACAAACAGATGCTGGAAGAATTCGCCCACTTTGAACGCAATCAGGTTGCGGAACAAAATATTCTGTATGGGGCTTGGCGACAGCTTTGCATAGCTCAAAGTCGCGGGGTGGATTATAATGTGACAGAAGTGTTCCAGAGGCCAAATATCTAATGAAATTCTTGGACGAACAATACATCAATTTTCTCGCCCCCCGACTTGATAAATTCAGTTGGGAACGTGTTGGCGCTGTCGCCAAATTTCGTTGCCCATTATGTGGGGATTCTAAGAAGAGTGCCAACAAGCGTCGTGGTCACTTCTTTTATGATCGTGATGACGATGTGTTTCGTTTCAAGTGCCACAACTGTAATGAAATGAGCGGTTGGGCGTTTGAATTCTGGTTGAAGAAGTTTGACGAGCGTCTGTATAATGAATACAACCTTGAAAAATTCAGGATCATGGGGGATACCAGTTCCCGCCCGTTACAAAAACTCAAACCACTACAGCGCCTGACCCAGACAGCACGTATCGGTTCTCAGGTCGCCAAACGGGATGAAGAGCACCTTGGGAATATGATACGCCTTGATCTTCTAGACCGTGATCATATCGCCCGTCGTTATGTTGAAGGCAGGGGAATGCCGGAGAGCACGTTATCTTTGTTGTATTACAGCAGGAATTTTCGTCAAGATCTTCTGAGTTTCGAAACGGATGTTGAGAAGCAGAAGAAGATACCCGAAGATGAGCGGCTGGTAATCCCATTCTGGACCCAAGACGGGCGCATGAAGATAGTTCAGGGGCGCGCATTCGGCGATAACCTTCCTGATGGGGTATTACGGTATGCCACTGTCAAGCCTAAGAACGAAGATACTAAGATCTACGGGGAAGAGCGCATCATTTGGAACAAAACAAAGTTGGTAGTAGAAGGTCCAATTGATAGCTTGTTTCTACCCAATTGTCTTGCGACTGCCGATGCCGACTTATTAAGTGCTAAGGGGGATATCTATATCCCCGATAACCAATACAGGAACAAACAAGTTTGTGACGGTATACAGAAGATGATAGACAGCGGAGTCAAAGTCGTTCTGTTTCCACCGGAAATACCGTGGAAGGATATCAATGATATGGTTCGCCCCGACAAGGGAAATATCCCGATACGTGATCTGCTTCAGATCATAGCCAAGAACGTATATCAGGGACTGTCGGCGTCCTTACGATTTTCTGACTTGAGGAAGATATGATGGATTTGAAAGAACTGAATAGTATGGACGATGAAGAGATTCTTCGCGGGTATATGCAAGCCCGTGAAGGATATGTCCTATCTGGTTTAGAATCTAAGAGTTTCATCCATGGTTGGAGGAACGGAATGGTGGACTTCGGCGGTTGTCCTATCACTGAAGAACAAATGAATTTGGCTCGCCAGTATTTGAAAAAGAAGCCGACCTAAAACTTTTTAACTCAAAAACCTTCTCTCTAGGCCTCATTCTACGAGGCCTTTTAAAATACTTCAAAAATAATTTAAAAATTTATTGAAAAAGACTTTACTCTTCAATAATCATGCACTATTATAGTTCACATAGGGCGGTACACAACACCCCGCCGAATGAAAAGTGAAACGACCCAACTACATTATGAGGAATTACATCATGGCTACTACCAAAACTCTGATCACCAACGGCACCATCTCTTTTGAACTGAACACCGAAGTTGCAAAAGTTGAAATGTTCCGCATCGCTCAGGCAGCTGGCTTCACTGGTGGCAAAACTTCCTTCATGAATCTGCTGAACGGCAAAGTGAAAGCGACCAACGGCTTCACCCTGGTAGAGCAGGTTGTCGTAGACAAAGCCGTGGTTGCTAAGACTGCCGACAAAGTTGGCATGCTGAAAGACCTGGGCCACGACATCCACGTTGTCGAAGCGAACACCGAAACTTACGGCACCATCGTAGTCGGTAAAGGTCGCATCCAGCTGAACCCGCTGAACAACGGTTCCTTCTCTGTGATGGTCTTCCCTAAGAAGGGCTACGACAACACCGACATCGTGAAAGCGGCTGGTGGCGAAGCAAAAGCTCAGTACGTCAAAATGGGTAAACTGACCGCCAAAGACGTTCAGACCCTGGTAAGCAAACTGGCTTAATCGAAAGGGGGGAAACTCCCCTCCTTATTCAGATTTTTGGTAGGAGATTCAAAATGGACGAAGAAGTTCTGTATTGCCCGCATTGTGGTTCGGAAATGGAATTTGAAGACGGTGATTGCCCGCATTGCGGTGAGCACATGGACTCCTGGAAAGATAGTGAAGGAGACGACGAATGACCGCATACGAAATGTGCATCAACAACATCGCATTCACTTTGTTCAACCGCAACCCGAACATGGTGAACTCAAGCCCCCCGAGCGCATTCGATTTCTCCCTCGGGCTGGCAGTGGGGTTCTGTAAGGACGCTCAGGAAGTGGTGATGGACATCGCCGCTGCCGTCGCTAAACTCCAGAGGGAGGAAGCAGCATGAGCCGGGCAGTCATTCAAGCCTCTTCAGGCGCTCTCTGGGTTGCTGATCGCATTCCGAACAAAGTCTTCCCTCAGTTCCAAGAGGAACTGGAACAAGCGATGTTGAAAATATTTGAAAAATATGGGTATGATTCCGAAGTTAGGACTTCCTTCAAAGAAATCATGCCTGTCGTCGTAGTCAGATAATCGACACTAAATCCTCAAGTTCGACTTTCACTTTAAATACCTTCGCATACATTGCGGAGGTATTTTCTTATGGCCATTCTAAAACTTGGCAACCGAGGTTCTGAAGTCAAAGCACTTCAACAAAGCCTCAACAAAATCGGTTTCTCTCTTACAGCCGATGGCATATTTGGTAAGGCAACAGAGAATGCCGTCAAATCCGTTCAGGCAGGTGCTGGATTGGTTATTGATGGTATTGCTGGGCCAAAGACCTTCTATGCTATCCGCAACGCTGGAGACGCTCACCAGGAACATCTGACCGAAGCGGACTTGGTTGACGCAGCACGTGAACTTGGTGTTGAGCTGGCCAGTATGAAAGCGGTGAATCAGGTAGAATCCCGTGGCACGGGTTTTACCAAAACTGGCAAGATCAAAACTCTGTTTGAGCGCCACATCATGTACAAAAAGGTGACGGCCAAATTCGGGCAAGCAAGAGCCAATGCTCTGTACCAACTCTATCCAACATTGGTTAACCCCAATTCTGGCGGGTATATCGGCGGAGACGCGGAGTTGGAACGCCTTCAGGGTGCAATCGCCCTTGACGAGGACTGCGCTTACGAGAGTGCTTCCTACGGCCTATTCCAGATCATGGGGTTCAACTGCCAAATCTGTGGCTATTCAAATGCCAAAGAGATGTTCACTGATTTCCTGACTGGTGAACGCGCTCACCTTCTGGCATTTGTCAAGTTCATCAAGGCTGATGCCAATATGTGGAAAGCCCTGAAGAACAAAAATTGGGCTGAGTTCGCCCGTCGGTACAATGGTCCAGCATACGCCAAGAACCAGTATGACACCAAACTGGCGGCAGCATACAAGAGTTTCTGCTAATTCTCAAGGCCGGAAACGGCCTTTTTCTTTATCTGATATACAGGTATGCTGGGCGTGTCGCTTAATTAAAGGTGTCGACAACCCCTGTAGATATAGGAAGGTTCAACATGCAATCTGCGTCTAAAGTTGTATCCATGAAGCCAGCGAAGACAAAATCTGCTCGTAAGAAAGACACCATCCAGAAGGAAGAAGACTGGATGAAATTTTCTAAAGGTGATTTCAAAATTGCTCCGTTCAATGGCCTCTCAGAAAATCAGAACCTCGCATATCAATCCGCATTAAACGAACACCTCACTATCGCTATCGGTCCGGCAGGTACAGGCAAATCCTATTGTGGTGCATCTGCTGCAGCAAAACATCTGATAGACAAAACAATCAACAAGATCATCATCACACGTTCTCCCCTTCCAACTGGCACCACAGCAGGGTTCCGGCCTGGTGACACATATGAAAAGCTGATGCCTTATTTGATGCCGCTCATACAGACATTTAAAAAGGTTCTCAAAACAGATACGGGTTCCGACGGTTTCTTCAACTATCTGTGGGAGAAACGCATCATAGAAATTCAAGACCTTGAAACTGTAAAGGGGATGACTTTCGATGAGTGTTTCCTGATTATCGAAGAAGCGCAGGAATGCGATATGGAGCAGCTGAAAAACTTGTTGACTCGCGCTTCAGATTCTTCGTACATCTTCGTGAATGGAGATATCAAACAGTCTAACAAGCGACTGCGTGATAGTGCGTTACAGACGTATGTGGATTCCTTTAAAGACTTCAACAACAAGCTGGAAACAGGTTCCTTGCAAATTGACGGTGTAGAAATCGGAGATGAATATCCAGAGTGGGTTCAACCATTCAGCATCATCGAATTCGATAAGTCTGATCGTAATGGTCGCGGCAACTTCACCCGCCTGATGTTAGAAATTAACGACCTGTACAACATTTAAATACCACACGAACTTCCCCGTCGCCTTCAATCCATGGAGGCGACGTATAATAACAGCCTGCATTAACACAAACCGAGGATCGCTATGATTAACATCATAAAGCGGGACGGATCTTCTGTCCCCTTTGACATTGAAAAACTCCACACTGTTCTTGAACGTGCATGTGAAGGTTTAGAAGGAGTTTCAGTGTCTGAGGTAGAAGCAGCATCGAAGATTCAGTTCACAGACAATATGAAAACCGAACGCATTCAGGATATTATCATCCAAGCGGCGGCTACATTGATTTCCGTAGAAAAACCCAACTACCAATATGTTGCTGCCCGCCTGAAATCGTATGACCTGCGCAAAGTCGTCTATGGGCGGTACAAACCACCTCATTTGCTTGATATCTTCGCTAAAAACATCAAGCAGGGCGTTTATGATCGTGAATTCCTCGAACTTTACTCTAAAGAAGAATTCGAAGAACTTAACACAGTCATCAACCACAAACGCGACAAGAATTTCACTTGGGCAGCAATGGGCCAGCTGACTCAAAAATATCTTTTGCGTGATCGTTCTTCTGACAGCAAAGTGTATTATGAAACCCCTCAAGTCATGTACATGGCAATCGCTATGGCATTATTCTCAGCGTGGGATAAAGAAAGCAGACTGACAATGGTGAAGAAGTTCTATGAATACGCCAGTACAGGCAAATTCAGTCTTCCAACACCTATTATGTCCGGCGTCCGCACCCCGACCCGACAGTTCAGCTCTTGTGTATTGATCAAAACTGGTGATACATTGGACTCAATTAATGCCACTGCGAAAAGCATCGTGGATTATGTTTCCAAACGTGCTGGCATCGGATTCGATGTTGGGGCAATTCGTGGCATCGGTAGCCCTATCCGTAAAGGGGAAATGGTCCATACAGGTCTGGTTCCATTCATCAAGTATTTGACTGGTGCCCTGAAGTCTTGCTCTCAAGGCGGTATCCGTGGAGGATCGGCAACATGCTATGTTCCCATCTGGCATTATCAATTTGATGATGTCGTTGTTCTCAAAAACAACCGTGGATTGGAAGAGAACCGTGAACGCCGTATCGACTATGGGATTCAGATTAACCGCGTCATGTTCGAGCGCCTGGTGAACAAACAGCCTCTATACCTGTTTGATCCAAAAGACAACCGCGAAATGTATGAAGCATTTTTCGCAGACGTCAATAAATTCCGCGAAATGTACGACAATATGATCAAGGCCGCCGACGCCGGATTATGTCGTTCCAAAAAGCTGCAAGCTGAAGAAGTGTTCCAAATGCTACTAGACCAGCGTTCTGACACTGGCCGGATCTACATCGCATTCGTTGATCACATGAACGAGTATAGTCCGTTCAATTTGGACACGATTTATAGCTCTAATCTATGTTTAGAAATCGCGCTCCCGACTCGTGAGTTCCAACAGTATGATGATGAAGATGGTCGCATTGCCCTGTGTACACTCGCATCATTTAACCTGACGGCATTTGAAGATCCAACAGAAATGGAAGATGTTGCTTTCGTTCTGGTTTCAGCTTTGGATATGTTGTTGGAATATCAGGACTATCCAGCTCGCCAAGCCCGTTTGGCCGTAGAAGAATATCGTCCTCTGGGTATCGGTATCGTCAACGTCGCACATTTCCTGGCCAAGAATTTCACGGGTTATGGATCGCCTATCGGATTAGAACTTCTAGACAAGTGGATGGCGCATCTTCATTTCTACTTGGTCAAAGCGTCCAACCGTCTGGCCATGCGTTTCGGATCTTGTAAGAAGTCAACTATCCATGATTCTGGATTTGTGACAGCCGACCTTCAGCCTCTCCCGCTGGACATCCTACCCAATGGCAAAAAGCCTGTTGGGCAAGCCTATGGTCTTGACTGGGAAGGTCTTAAGCAGAACCTATCAGAGTATGGGATCCGTAACGCCACGTTGTTAGCCGTAGCACCAACTGAAAGCTCCTCTCAGGTGCTGAACGCAACGAACGGTATAGAGCCACCAAAAGGTCTCATCAGCATCAAAGGCAGCAAGGACGGCGTCTATAAACAGATCGTTCCGGATGTAGAAACCCTTGGTCCTCTATATGACCTGAAATGGAATCTGGATTGTATTGAATACCTGAAGACGGCTGCGGTCATACAACGTTGGGTAGATCAATCTATCAGTACCAACACATGGTATGACCCAGAGAAATATCCAGAAGGCAAGATCCCGCGCTCTCTTATGATGCAGGATATTCTGTCTTTCTACATGTGGGGTGGTAAAACTCTGTATTACAACACCAACAAAGACTCCAAGGAAGATGAAGAGTTGAAACAAGTTGAAGAAATTTGTGATACCTGTGTTGTTTGATTAGGTCTATACAACACAAACGTTTAATATCAGGGGTGATTCGTCACCCCTTATTCATCAGGAAAGAAACATGAACGAACAAAAGCAATTCTCAGTATTCGATCCATCTTCAAATAATACAGGACTGCCATTCTTTGGCGACCCTGTAAGTATCCAGCGTTATGACAAAGTGGCTTGGCCTTTTGTTCAAAAATGGTATGAAAAAGGCCTCAGCCAATTCTGGCGTCCGGAAGAAGTGGATGTCACCAAAGACAAAGCGGACTTTGCGACTCTATCCGCTGCGGAACAACACATTTACTTCAGCAACCTGAAACGACAGACCATGCTGGATTCTATCCAGGGTGCTGCTCCGTTCGAAGCGTTTGGCCCATGGGCATCAACACCAGAAGCGCAATTTGCTATTCTGGAGTGGACGCGCCAAGAAGCCATCCACTCACTATCTTACACGCATATCCTTCGTAACACAGTGAATGATCCTGGTATCGTTTTTGACCATGTTCTGGACGTTCAGGAGATCGTCGATTGCGCCGGACAGATCAGCGTATACTACGACGACATGGTGCGTTACAGCGGGATGCGTATGGCTGGACGCGCGTTCACCCGTGAAGACATCATGAACGCCAAGCGTGCATTCTGGCGTGCTCTGTTTGCCGCCAACTCCCTCGAAGGCGTCCGTTTCTATGTTTCATTTGCGTGTTCTTGGGCATTCATGCAATTCCTCAACAAAATGGAAGGCAACGCTAAAATCATCCGTCAGATTGCTCGTGATGAGCAAGATCACCTCATCCTGACCCAGACTTTCCTGAACCGTCTGCCACTGATGGACCCTGATTTTGCCATTATTAGAGAAGAACTGCGCGGCGAAATGACCCAGATGTATGTCGACGTTGTCAACCAAGAAAAAGAATGGGCGAATTATCTGTTCAAAGACGGCTCAATGCTGGGACTGAATGCAAATATCCTTCATCAAATGGTGGACTGGTTGGCAACACACCGTATGGGAGCTATTGGCCACCCATATCCAGGACAAGCCCGTAAAGACAATCCGGTGCCATGGATAAATGAGTGGCTAGATAATAAAACAATGCAATATGCATTACAGGAAGCGGAAGCCCCTGATTATCTGACTGGTGTCCTTACTGGATCAGTCTCCGACGGTCTGAAATTTGCCTAAAGGTGAGAAATGATTACGATTTATTCCAAACAAGGTTGTGCGCAATGTTTACAAGCTGAAAACATCTGTCGCATTCGCGGTATTGAACATAAGATTCTGAAACTTGATAAAGATTACAAGCTGGAAGAATTACAGAAAATCACTGGTAAACAGCGCATGTCTATGCCCGTGATTGTCCTGGCTGATCAAACCGTGACCGACGTTACTGGACTCGCCGCAAGTTTGAAACGCTGATCTTTCAAAGCCCCTCAATGAGGGGCTTTACTTTTGAAACCTTTCCGCCTATACTTCCCAGTAATTTATTGGCAAACGCCACAAATTGAATAGCAGGAACTATATCATGACCAACTCTGAAATATATCATGCTTCTATGCATTATCACGACCTACGCGCCCGTCCAGGACACGCAAAACAAAAAGCATTCTGGGTGGCAGAACTCAGATTACGCCGTGCTGTCGTTAACCACCAAATAATCATGAATCGGAAAAACGACAAATCACCGTTGTTGGCAGATTCTTATCTTGAACTCCGCACAGCCTATGAACAAGCCAAACAGCACGTAATAGGAGCATAACATGTCCAACAAATTACTCACCAACCCTCGTCACAACTTCGGTTACATCCAATTGCCTGAAGTGATCGATACGTTATTCCCAGAAGACAAGGAAGAAGTTTGTTGGGCACCAGCGACTCTTATTGAACGCGAAATTTTCAAATCTGAAGTAGACGTGATGTTCCGCATCGGTTCATCCGGAGACCTCCATTATTTGGGGAAAGTGACCGAGTTAAAGACCTGCCATGCTCAAAGATTTTTGCGCATTGACACCACTCAATGTGAAGACTTTTCATTCAGCATTCTGCGTGAATATGTTCAGGTCAACCGTCCTGTGTATCAACACCGTCCTTATTTGACGTCGATGCATATAGACAATTATATTTCTGACATTCATTTACGTGCATCAACTATCCATGAAGAAGATTCTGGTGTCGCGGTTGATACAGTACTCAATATGATCGTCATTACTTTGGTGCCGTGATATGTACAAATTCCCGATATTAGAAACAGTGTACTCTGTTCACAAAAAGGAAGGTCCATTATTTGAAAATTTGGATATTCTGTTAAAGGAAAATGTCCGTATCCCTCTGGTTCTAAAGGGAAAGCAAATAGGATATAGCCATGACTGCCAAATAATGCGTTCTGAAGGCACCGACGTCTTACGCATCCGTCTGACATTTGTGTTGACAGGTAATCTGGACGGTATGGTGGTTAATCTGAAACCAACCACCATAGTCCACAGAACGGGTGGGAAAATATTATATCGTTTATTAACTCATTTTGAGTTGGTGACAAAATGCTCTGCCACGGACGTTCTTTAATCAATTTGTCCGTTTCAACCATATGGTGTCTGTTATCGGCTCTGGGTTGTTGACCACATAGAACGTGATGGTTACGCCCAGAGAATGATAATCGTCCGACAATGATACATCAACAGATTGCAATTCAGCTCTTGGCTCAAAAAGAGCAATGGCATCTTCAACTTTGTTCTTCACGTCGACCTGTATCGTGGGATTTGTATTTTCTCCCAGCATGGTATACAACCCCGCCCCAATACTCGGATACGTCGGCCAATCACCTACCGTCGCCATCACTATATTACGCACAGATTGTAGTACAGCATAAATGCCTGTTTTCTTAGTGACATCTTTGGTGACCGGATGCATGCCAAACTTCAGGTCAATGTCCTTGTACTCTTTCATGTTAAACCCCTTTGGATATTGCCTCTCCAGCACGAGAGGGCATTATCTGCCCTCACCAGTGTAATCATGCGCCTTTACCACCAAAATTGCCGCCGTTATCCTCTAACTCCGGTTTTATATCAATTGGACCTGGGCCTGTAGTTGTTACAGGAGTTGCCCCCGCACGTGAGGCGGCGCGGCCAGCGCCTTCAGCATATTTGATGTTGCCTTCAATAGTCTGCGCCACCGACAACTTATCACAAACTATTTCACTAGCCAGTATTTTAGGCACTTTCAAAGTATTGGAAACTTCCAACATTTCACAGATGAGACGCAACACGTTCTGTGCCTGTATCTCAGCCAATTGGGAAAATTTCATCAACGCTGTTCCAGCGACCACATTGGAATAGTTAGAAGAGTGTAAGTGGTAAACTTCTCCTTTCTTGCGCTGTACTTCAGTCCCACCAATTGTCAGGTTATGATCACCCCCCACATAATAACGTTTGTCGAACATCGTCAGGTCATAATGATCTTTGACTGATTTATTAACAACATCACCGTCAGGAAGCATTTGCTTGTAAGACCCAGAAGAGTGCATCCAATGCAAACGTTCCCCGCCTGGAGTGTCATCGACCTCCATAATATGCCCAGCTCGAGAAGCCATAACATTGTTGTATGGATAACGAGACCCTCCAGCCGAAGGAACCGATACCTCTCCTGTGTTGTCAATATCCTGAACACGACCAGAAGGAGGCGGTGTTTCTTGGACTTTCGGGGTACGATCTGGAATAGGTTCAGACCATTTACCGTTTTGTTGTGCCGGAGCTGCTGAAGCTGTAGTTGCTGGACCTGGCCAACGATAACCCAACACGGATGAGCGGCTAAAACGGCTCACCTTCACAGAATCGGATTGGTTTCCCCCGATACACCAAACGTAGTTGGCGTCAAATTTCTGAACGAATGCAACGTGACCGAATGTCGGGTTGTTCCCGCGCCGGAACACTACAACAGCGCCGTAACGTGGTTCTGACAGAGGAGACCCCCATTGTAAATATGAACGAGCCAAAGCAGAACGTGTTGATGTATATCCGGCCTGTATCAGAACCCATCCAACAAACGACGCACACCAACTAACTTCATCTTCTGAAGCCCCCAGGGAAGTTGTCTTATGATATTCCAATATCCTTGGGTTGTTATTGAACTTACCAGAATATTCTTTGACACCCAATTCCCCACGAGCCACGGTCATCCACTTCTCAGGATCATATCCGTCTACTGGTGGTTGTGGATCCGGTTGCGGTTCATCCTCAATCTTAACAGGAACATTCTCGACGGCATTATACTTCTGCCTTTCTATAGATTGAACGACCTGACCCAGCGCCAATGGGTTTGTATCTGACCCATCTGTTGGTGTTGCTGCTGGCCATACCCATGCAATACGGATGTTCTGATATGCTTCATCCAAAGCAAACCCCATGACGTCAGAGCCGACAGTGATACCCGTCGGAGACCAGCCTAAACCTGCCGAGGAGGCGTTAGATGCTGGCATAAGCATTTTACCCCAAGGCAATAATTCGGTAGGCAGAAGAGTGGTATCCTCCGTGTGTACCCCATAGATGCGTACTGCGACGCGCCCGTTTTGATCGGGATCATTCACGTCTTCAACGCGCCCGTAAAACCAACGCAAGTTGTCTAACATATTGAAACCCATTAGTCAATTAGAATCATGTGATATTTATGGCGGGGATTTGAAATCTGTCGAATAATATATTATAGGAAGCTCTGCTTCCGTTCAACCTTTATTCTTTTCGTTCCTACTCGCTGAAGCTCGTAACACCGCCTTGACAGGCAGTCCCATTCCAATGCCATGGAGGCATAAAGGCGAGGAAAATACTGTACACCTCAGAACATGCGTAGAAAAGGATTATTTTTGCTTCAAAACAAATTCAAACCCCAATTACACAACACTTACTTCAGCAACAACGGTGTTATAGCAATTTAAGGTTAAACGTTCCTGTCTTAACCTATAAAACAGGTAAGCAAAGAAAACCCCACATTACGTGGGGTTGGAAGATTTCTTAGACAATCTAATTTTCAGTGTCTCGGTAAGCAAATCAAGATGCCACGGCATCGATTCACTGATTTCAAATATGCTATAGCCGTGTGCCTTTAATTCGTCACACATCACAAAATAGGAGAGTAAATCAATTTCAAAAATTAAATGAAAATCTCGGTGACACTGTTAAATTTGACTTCGTGTTCTTTCCCACACGAAGGGCATTTAATTTTTGTCGCGTAACGAATACGCGGAATCTTTTTAAAGAAATCATTCGAAATGTCCTGAACAATCTCAGATTCAATATTGTCCCCGACCCATTTGACAAATTCATCCTTAATGCGTTGGCGTTCTTTAGCAACTTCTGGATCGATACCAGGTTCAGCCGGATTTTCCACCTTCCAAACCTGACCATCGTCGTCATACAGACAATCGATAAAGGTGGCAATCATTTGTTCAACAGAGGATGCTTCATTAAGCACTGAGGCATCCGAGAAGGACGGCTGGCGCATCTTTATATGATAACCACCTGGTAGATCAAACGTCTCCCTGAAGCCTTCTGGGGACACGCATTTTACCTGATTGAGCGGGATCGGTAACACAAGCTCTTGACCACAATCTTTAAGGCCAGAAACTGGTTCTTCACCACATTCATTGGTTTCGGCTTGAACTTTGTTATTACATTTGTAACGTATCTTCATGACCTCGCCGATAGATATACAGCGCATCTTTAAAAATACTTCTTCAGTAACACCGATTGGCAGTTTACTAAAGGGAACGCCAGCATCAACACAACTGTCAAATAGTTGCTCCAATGTTGCCACGCGCTCACTCATAGGAGTGTTCGGATCAGCAACCTGAAGTAACATGGTCTGTTGCCCTGCTGTAAAGGCGCGGTATTTGATCACAGTCGGCCAGAAATCACTTTTATGTGTTCTCTCAGTTTTGGGCAATGATGGTAAATTCATAATGTATCTCCACGGTATATTGTAATTGTATTTATAACGAGGACTGAAAATGCACGCGTTCTGTTTCAGTAAAGTGGGGGAGCAACTCGCAATTAATTATCCGGATGCAAACACGGACTTTTTTGTATTACTCACAGATTTTGCAAATAAATTGGGGATAAAGAATGTCGCCATGACCGTGTCCGATATGAAATTCGGGTGGCTGGGAGTTAAAGATTTATTGAATTATGGATTCAATGTGATTATCGTTGATCCAACGTACAGCCCAATTGACGAGGAAGATGTTATTCCAGTTTGGGTTCAACGAGACATAAACACTCTGGATAAGCATTATCCCGATTGTGTCATCATTGGCGAATTAATACCGTATTTTCATAAACGTCGTCGCCTTGAAACAATTAAAAGTTATTTTCAAGATAATGATTGTGGATATAAAATGGATGTCCTTACGAGCGGTTGGGTTGTGAAGAATACCACAGGCAATGCCGACCGAATTACTTCTCGTCTTTATGAATATGTTAAAGAACGGGATTATGAACTGGAGAACAATAATGCCAAACGTAGAACGCGCTGATATTCAGCAGGTACAAGACGTCATCCTTCAACGCCTTCGCGCTGTGATCACAAATGAAAAGGGAGAAATTGCGCCAGGGTTTGAAGGCGCATTCGACGGTTTCGTTGCTGATGATCAGGGGAACCCCGTTGTACAAACGATCGCTGGCATGATTATGCTGAATAGCGAATTTATGGCTGATGGTAAAATCCATTATTCGCCCAATCTCAGTGTTGACGGAGAATCTTTGGCTTCCGAAGTGGTTGATTTAACGGTTGCCGTTGGTGAGTTGGGTTATGTTTTGATGGTTTGCACCGCGCATTATGTGGACGCCAACGGCCATGTGTCATATGGTGATGAAGCGCGGGGGATCAAACGTCATGTGGACACTTCTGCATTACTGCAACAGATACGTCAGATGCAAGAAGAAATGGACTCCAAACCTCGCCTGATTTTACCGGAAAGCAAAATCGTCACCAGATAATCCGGTCTAAATACCCATAACACAATGAAACTTCGTTATGGGTATTTTTATGAAATTTTGCGGAATCGACTATTCTTACGGCTGTCCAGCCATGTGCTTCTGGGACGACAAAGATCCTCTGGATTTTGATCATCTTCATTTCTATGCACATCATACCGTTGAGAAGCACTGTCGTCAAGTGCGACACAATATTCTTATTTTACGTCAACCCAAATATGAATCCCCCGAAGAACGGTTTTATAACATTTCCAAATGGGCTGAAGCCGTACTTCTTACAGAGAAGCCGGATTTCATCACCCTAGAAGGCTATGCTATGGGGAATTCAAAAAACTCCAACAACATATGCCAAACCGCCGAGAACACATCTCTATTGAAACAAGCGATGCGCCGTAACAATATGGAATTTCAGATTGTTACCCCGTCTTTTGTTAAGAAACATTTTTGTGGTAAAGGAAATGCCGACAAATTGGTCATGATAGATCACTTTGAGAAGCTGTTCAACGTTAAGATGCGCGGTATAATGGACATGTTGGATGTGAAGGATCCAAAGCCAATCGATGACCTTGTGGATTCGTTTGCAAATATGGTTTCTGGTCCTTACTTCATAGAAAATTATCCTGATTTCAATAGAGGTGTAAGAAATGATTAACTACTGGCTGCTGGCAGATATACTGCTTTTCGCCTTGCTGTTGATGACGGCGTTTGTTTGGATTAAGGGATTCTTGACATTCCTTCATTCATTAAGTGCCATGGTATCTTTCTATGCGGTTTCACCACATAGTGACGTCAATGTAAGAGCTGCAAATCAATCTGATATGTTGGCCGAATATGTTTTGCTGCGTGACAAAGCAAGCAGGATTGTCCTGTTTTCTACGCTGGTGGGAGCAGTTATTATATTTCTACGACACGTATTGGAGGCGATTCATGCCGTTTTATGATTATGCCTGTACAGGTTGTGGAAATTCGTTTAGTGCTCGAAAATCTTGTGCTGAACGTCACACGCCTGAATTAGAGCCATGTTCTGAATGTGGCGGCGAAATAAAAATGATTATCGGAGCACCAAAGATCGTATCTGGTGTTCGTGGTCCTCAGTCCGCGCCTGATGGCTTCAAAGACGTTTTGCGTCATATTAAGAAGCAATCAGGGAAGGGGAATACAATCGATGTCTGATCAACAAATAGCACAAGTGCTCACACCAGATTCTTTTTCCGAATTGGTGTTGATGAGAGCAAGCCAACGCAAGGAATCAATCCTTGAAACGATGGCCAGTGTTTGTGAAGAGTATGACATCGAAGAAGCAAAGGTCAAAAAATTGATCACGCCTCCTCTTCTGTCAAGGCTAACAGCTGAATGTTCTGATGCTCGGTTGTTGAAGGGTGAATTGAAATCTAAAAAACTCATTTAAGGTTGTAACATGAGCAAAGAGCAAATCTATAAAATGTTGAAGGCGCAAGAGTATCTGCCAGGTTCTATCCGCTGGCGTCACGGTAGCCTCAATGAACATGCTGATGATATGGATCGTGTACGTTACACGACGCCGGAAGGTAAATCCTATGTCATCGAATACCATACATTCTTGGAAGGACACAAAACCTTCTCGGATGTGTACGACATTATTGAAATAGACCCAGCAAAACAAATGATTGCGGGTTAACTCAATAGCAAAACGCAGTATAATTACACCGTCGGAATAATTGACAAATACATTTACAGAATAGCCCGAAGGGGCGGATTATAGAGGAATATTAAAATGGGTAATTTATTTGATCGTCTTAAACAATCTCGTGGCCAACAAGCCGAAGCTATGCAACAGCGACTCGCTCAGCAAGGCCAGCGTGTTGGTGGCGGTCGTGACCCACGCATCTGGAAGTGGACCTGGAATGATAAGGGTACTTCTGAAAACATCATTCGTTTCCTGTCGATCCCTTTGGTGGACATGAAGGCTAAAGAAGAAGGCACCATCCCTGAAGATGCTGTGTTAACTCCGTGTGCCATGATCATGAAACACGCATTCCAGGGTGCTGGTGGTTGGTATATCGAAAACTCTCCTCAGACTTTCGGTAACGATGATCCTGTTCGTGACCATGACCGTCCTCTGTGGGCACAACAGAAAGAAACGAATGATGAAAAGCTGAAAACAGTTCTCAAAAAACGTCTGCCGGACACCAAATACTACGCCAACATCCTGGTGATCAAAGATGGCAACAATCCGGAAAACAACGGCAAGGTCTTCTTGCTTGAGTTCGGTAATGCCGTCAAGAAAATCCTGGATTCGGCTCAGAATCCTAAGTTCTCAACCGACCCGAAATTCGACCCGTTCGATATGTGGGAAGGTGCGAATCTGATTCTGAATCTGTACGGCGAAGAGAAAGAGTTCGGAAACTGGAAAGGCCTGGTTGCCAACTTCACCAACGTGAAGTGGGATAATCCAGCACCTTTGGGGACAGACGAATACATTGAAGAGATCTGGGAAAAAGAGCACAGCTTGTTTGAGTTCTTTAATCCGGCCAACTTCAAATCGTACGAAGATCTGGAAAAACGTTTGCGCAAAGTTCTGGCCATCCCTGATAATCAGCCTCTGGTTGAAGGTGGTGCTTCTACTATGGCACATGCGCCTACCCAGTCTCAGGAACCACAGCGCCCAACAGCGCAGGAAAGTCTGAACCAACAACAATCTCAGCCTTCTAATGCACAGCAATCTGTTCCAGCCAATAATGGTGGTGCCGATGCGAAACAGACGGCTTCCATTGATGAGTTCGAGCAGTTCCTGAAGCAAGACTAATTTCGCTAAAGCCCCTTCGGGGGCTTTTTAGTTTTTAACGACGTCCTGCAACAATCCGAGTAAACTACTCTTCTCAGACGCCGTCAGGTTATCATTGCCTAAGATATCCCTCTGAATGCCGATAGAGATCCTTTCGAAATCAGCCAAGCTGATACCAGCCAGATTGTTTACAAGCTGATCGAGTTGCTTATAAGCCAGCAGGGCTTCACCTGTGAAGTTTCCTTCTTTGATCTTTTTATACAGCTGTCCGGCTTTTGACGCAGCGGTTTCCCAGTCTCCGGAAGCAAGAGCATCAGTAATACCCAAAGGAAGAAAATCGCTGGCGAGGCTGCGCGTTTCATATTCAGTCTCCGATAATACTTTGTTATAAGAAAAGGAAATGTTGTACTGATTAAATTGATCGGCGGCGCTTTTATCCAGATCTATAGAACTGAAGTTGATGGGGTGAGCCTCAGTCACATAAACGCGATGAACAACCTGATCTTCTGTATCCATTTGCTCTATACAAATATCGGTCACGAAATCTTCATAATAACCCATCTTGGTTGTGTATGGGTCGAATATCAGATTCTTCCATTTGTCCATGACCGACTTTTCATAATAATCGTTGGCGAGGAGGAACGACAACTCCAGATCAATGTTCGTCTTGTTGTTCGGCATTTTAATGTGGTTGCCGTTGTTGGTCATGGGAGTAGTGTCAATCCCTGTACCAGGTAAAGATGCGACCATACACATCATTTGCAGGGAACGAGATGTTTGGTTTGTCCCTCCAAAGAATGCGTTTACAATACGGGCGCTTTGTTTGAATAAATCGCCGAATGAAGATGAAGGATATGCGTTCCCATCATTTGCTAGTGTCGCATTGGAATCAAATATTCCAGGCGGCAACGGAATTGTAACACGAAATCTGTTCTTGCGGGAAATACCCCGTTGAAGCAGTTGCGTTAGAAAATTGCGATAGTCTTCCACGATGAGGACTCCATTTAAATAATATATCTGTTGATATTTATAAGGAGTTGACAAATGGCTAAGAACGCTATGGGTGAAGAAGACCCGTTGTTGCTTCCCGCCGAGATGGACGCCCCAGAACTGGTCAAGCGTTACATCCGCAAATATCGTCAACATTTTGGTCCGGAAGCGAAGCGTAATATCCGTCGTTCTCATGTGTGGTTTATGGAGCGCGTATCGAAAGATGCTAACTTATCTCCGAATCACATGATGAAAGCATTCGCTGAAAATAAACGTCCTGTTCAGGGTGTGCGTTATATTGTTGGTCGCATGTATTATTTCAAATATGATGCGCTGACTAAAGATGAACTCCCGTATTGGGATATGTATCCTCTGGTGTTCTTCTTCAATTTTGTGAAGGGGGACGGGGTGAAATTCGGTGAACGTGGTGTGACCTATCTTTATGGCCTAAACCTCCATTATTTACCGCCTAAACTCAGATTGTTGGTATTTGAAGATCTCATTAAATTGAGAAATGAACGGGCATATCGTTCTAAAACACGTTTGAGACTTACCTGGGATGCGCTAAAGCGGTTTGCGAATCACCCTTTGTACAATCATTGTGTCAAATTATACCGCGCAGATCAATTTCGTTCACAACTTTATGAAATTGAACCGCAATATTGGGAGGTCGTTTTGTTTATGCGTACTGCTCGATTCCAGAAACAGAGTCAGATGTCTGTTTGGAAGGACGCACGTCGTAAACACAAAAATGGTTAGTTCTAAAAGCCGTTCTACGTGATAATTCGCGAACGGCTTTCTATAAACATGAGGTTATGATATGTCACAGCTACATCGTATTTTTGGTATTGAATTCAGTTCTAATTGCGTTCGATATGATCGCACCCATAAAGATTCGGGTGGTAAAACCGGATATGAACTCGGTAGCCAGTTGGGATATTCCAAGGAACAATTGTTCAATCAGCACAGGCTGAATGAAACGGATCTTCTTAAGGTTATGGGCATTGAACTTGATTCTGAAGCCAGCTTGGATCTGGGCGACGAAATTCGTTTTGGCAAACCAGAAGCATTGGAATTCATTGAAGACTTCGTTTCTGGTTATACCCAAGCCGCTACGAACCGCCGCGCTGCTAATGATGCAGTGGGTAAATTCTACTTTGCGGCGAAATATCTTGCCGACAAACGTATACAGATGGAAGCGGAATTCAGTAAAGAAAATCTGAAAGCGGTTTTCGGCGAAGAAGGCGATTTCCGTTTAATGCCGGAATCTGGCACTGATTCAGCTCGTGATTTCTTTGAAAAACCATTTGTGGTCAAAGGCTGTAAAATTCTTACCGACGAAGACCACGCTTTCGCAATCCATACTGAAGTCGTTTACAATGAAGAGAATTGCCTTGTTATTTCCAGATTGTTCAACAGTCTGTCATATACAGCGTATTCTTTGATTGAACGTTGTATGGAAGAAGAGCATCGTCAGGTAGTGGTGAATAAAATTCGCTTACACGTTGAGCAGAATTTTAACGGGTTTGGTTGTGAATCCGGCGAAATCCCTAATTTCTATCTGTAGCACAAGCAGGGGGCTGTATGAAGAAATATGTTCGCCTGAACACGGTACTGGAATCTGTAATCGAATATTTCATAATGCAGCACCTGAGAGCAGAAAATGATCATGTGAGCGATGCTTTGACTTATGACCACCGGATAGTGGTTCATTCCGTCGAAATAGTGGACGACGAATTGTTGATTGCCAACATAGAACATGCTCTCTGGGACGAAGTTTTGGACCAGTATGTTCAACCCAAATTCACACAAATCGAGTTGTCTGCCATGTGGCCACCTGAAACAGTTTTCAATATTGATATACAAAGTTAATATTCACGTCAGTCCGCGCTGTTCCAGCGTTCCGTTGTCTAACACAGAAGTGTTAACCAACTTTTCAATAAAAAGTGGTTTACATCTTCTAAAAAGGCAGTATATTAATGTTCCAGACGCACAGTTGAACATTAAACTGCCAAAGAAGGTTACTACACAAAAGGGTTTTTATTATGTCCTATATTCTTCATATCGAGTCCGGCCTGAAATTTGAAATTGATGGTAAAACCGCTGCTGATCTTCAAGCAGAAATCAAAGGTGCAGACCTTATCATCGGCAACGTCACGTTACGCCGTATGATGGAAGGCGTCCTCCAGTCAGCCAATGGCTTTGAACTCATCGAAGGTCTGAGCCAGGAAGAGAAAGAAGAAACTCTCGAAGCTCTTGACCGCGCTGAAGCCGAAAAAGTTAAACCGACCGAAGATGCGGGGGTTAAACAGGGCGACGGTGAATCAAATCCGGTGATTGACGCCGAAGAAACGGTTGGGCAACCTGTCGGTGATCAAAATTCCCAGACCGTCGAAGACGGTTCTCTTGAAGTCAACAAAGACGGTTCCATTTCCCTGGTAGTTGAAGGCGAAGAAGTTCTTGACGAAGAAGCGCAAGCCCGTGCTGAAGAAGTTCGCCGTCGTATGCTGGGCACAACCGTTGCTGAAGCAATCGCCGACGTTGAAAATCCGAAGGATGATCAGGCTTTAGCGAACGCGAAGGCGGTTCTGGCCAAGAAATCTTCTGAAATGCGCCCTGCATCTTCTACCGAAGAACGCAAGCGTCGTCATAACAATCGTGAAGAAATGGTTGAAGCGGCTCGCGCATCCAATTATGGTCCTATCCTGGCTGCGGTTGAATCAGGGGTTGTGCCTGGGGTTTATTTGAGCTATGTGAATCCGGATATGCGCTGGTTCCAGTTCCCTGTTACCGAACTGGCAGATGAAGCCAATCCACACGCCCGCACCAATACTTATGTTGATCTGGCGCCAATCGTTTCCGGTGGCTGGGGGTTCAGTCTGTATGTGAATGGTAAATCATTCACCAAACGCCAGAAAATCAAAGAAACTGACGCTGAATCTCTGGTAAAGGCTATCAACGAATGGCTACCTCAGGCGTTGGCCGAAGCGAAAGCTGCTGCGTAATTTAACTCAGAAGCGTTCAATAGATAAAGGGGCTGCTATAATAGCAGCTCCTTTTGTTTATTGGAGCATGTCATGTCTTATTCGCTCAAAGGGCTGTTGAAGCGCCCTGTGCATTTGTTTGTCAAACCACCTGCTGTAGAAAGGGAATATTCGGCACGAGGAGAGTTGTATTACATTAAAGGCTCCAATGGTAGTGGTAAGTCTACTGTGCCTTCTTATTTGGCGGAGAATGATCCTCAGGCGTATGTCGTAACCCACAACAGTAAGATCATGCTCACGGTTTGTCCATCTTACAATATTGTCTGTGTCGGTAAATATGACAAGTCTAAGTCCAAAGGGGTTGATTCTCTGAAGGATACTGAGCAGATGTTGTTCGCGTTGTCTATTGCTGACCAACCAGAATACCTGAAATATGATGTGATTTTTGAAGGCATCATTCCGTCTACATTATTGAGTTCTTGGATTCCCCGCCTGACACGCCCACCACGTGAATTGGTCGTCCTCTTTATGGATACCCCTCTTGAAACCTGTATTGCCCGTGTTAAATCGCGTAACGGTGGCGCAGACTTCAATGAAAGTCTGGTGGTCGAGAAGTGGGAGAGAGTTCATGATCACCGTCAACGGCATAAAGGCTTGTTCCCTACCGTTCCCGCAGGTATGATGAAGTCCGATGGCCTGACTGTAGAGCAGGCTGTTTTTGCGTTTCTCAATCGTGATTTTGGGAGTATTGATTGATGGAAATTTTTGCTCTAAATAATAATGACATGCTTAAGAAAGCTGTGTTGGCTATCCGTGAACACGGGATTGAGTCAGATCCTGGCAACGCAGAGATTAACACTGACGGCACTCGTTTTATTGATGGCGTGACGATTACGGTGGCTGACCCTCGAGATCGTTGGTTATCTGTTGAAGGTCGTAATTCATCTGCGCTTGCTGCGATTGGTGAAACATTCTGGGTTCTGTCAGGCCGCAATGACATCCGTTTCCTTTCCCGAGTCCTCCCTCGTGCGGTCAACTTCTCGGATGATGGCGTAACGTGGCGTGGTGCTTACGGACCACGTCTGTACAACTATGGCCAGCTGGATAGTGTCATCAACCGTTTGCGCAATAACCCCAACACCCGTCAGGCGTATCTCACCATCTATGATCCAGCTCTGGACTCAGATGAAAGTTTGGCCGCGCATAGTGAAACAGGAGAAGCCAAGACTAAAGACATGATCTGTAATCTGGCTTTATTGTTCAGTATAACAGAAGGGCGGTTGAACATCACGGTCATCAATCGAAGTCAGGATGTCCTCTGGGGTATGAGTTCAATCAACTTCATTGAATTCTCCATTTTGCAGGAAGTATTGGCGAAGGTGCTGAACGTGGAAGTCGGGAATTATAAACTGTTCTCGAATAACCTTCACTATTACAACAACGAAGTCAGTCGGAAGCAACTCGGGAACATAACCAACAAGACCCGAACTTCTACGGGTATGTACAATTCGTTGTTGGAATTCTCTTCGGAAAAGGTGAAATGTCAAGAAAACATCCAAAATCTGTTCCTCGGTGTACTTCATCACTGTGACATTGGCAGTGAATTTGGTAAAATCAGAGAGCATTTGAAGGAATATAACGCAGATACAGGTTTGATGATGGATATGTCATATTGTCTGTGGTGTCGTCTTAATGATACCAAAATTGATAAACGTCGGATTGCTGATGATGGTCTTCGTAATGCGTTGTTACAATCACCCGTTGACCGTAAACATATGTGGGGGTATGGGGAATGAAATACCCTAATCTGGAATTCTTTACGGGGCGCAAGCGCTCCGGCAAGGACTTCTGTTTGGAGTCCCTCATCAGCTTTCACCATTTACAGGGTGATATGGACATCCAGCGCTTATCTTTCTCGGACGAGTTGCGTCGGGTGGCTCATTACATCTATCCTTGGTTGCCAGAGGAAGTAGAGGACGATATCAAGGACTTGCCATATGTTCACCCAGATAACCCCAAGGGATTAACCCCAAGGCAGATCTGGCTTCATCTCGGCAGCGATACGGGGCTTCGTTATGTCCAACCGGATCTGTTTTTGTCTTTCTTTAAGCGTTACCAACTCCCATTAGTTGAACAAAATCCTAACATTCATTATATTGTGAGTGATCTACGGACGCCTCAAGAATATGAATGGGCGCTGAGCACTAAATGTCCCATCACCCGCATTTCAAAGGCAGATCGCGGCGGTATCATAGAGGACGACATAGAGGCTTTCATTGATGAGATGAAAGTTGATTATGAATTTGTTAACCCATTTGAAGGTTGGCAACCATTCGTCAAATTTTATAGGGAACGGAAATGATCACAGCAGAGCATATCAAAAGTCTGCTCGAACTTCAAAAGGCCACCAATGTGGCCTATTTTGGGGAAGAGTGGCGTAAACATTGGACTCATGTGGCGGTGGTGAACTCCATCTATCGTGAGTGGGCAGAGTTTCTTGACGAAACAACCCAGGACTGGAAAATCTATGGCGGTGGGATACAATATGACCGAGAAGCAGCTGTCTACGAATTGGTGGACGTGGTACATTTTATGTTGTCTTCCATTTTATCTGGATTTGGTTCTGCTTTCCCAGTTGAAATGCAGATTGACCTTTTCTTCAAGGACGGACGAGTGATAGACAAATCGGCCAATCTGGAATCGGTCACAGAATGTTTTACGTCATTTATGGTTCAACCAGATGTTATCCGTTTTGTGCGGTTTTTATCAAAGGCTTGTGGTTATTTGGATCTGGACACCGAAACCTATATGCTGGCCCACAAGCGCAAGAACGATCGCAATCGTCTACGTGCTGCTGGCGGTGCGAACTATGACAAGTCTGCCGAAACCCCTCTGACTCTGGAGTTCTAATGTTTACAGTCGTCGTATCATATTATGCGGAACATGCCCCGCACATGGCAGAGAACTTCGCTGAGTTTATTAAACCAGGCGGTCATGTCGTTATTGCGACCAATTTCAAGAAAGAGCCAGATGGTGCGGCTACTGTAACACAACATATTACAACACCAGAGCCGGAAACACTTTTTAAACGCATTGAAGATTTTGCTTTTGGCGGGGAAGAAATTCCAGAGTCATTACAGCATATCTATTTTGAAGATGCGATATATTATGTTCATGCTATTCCAAAGGATGTTACAACTGAACAAATGATGTATATCCTGAATATCGCATTGAATGTTTCTTGTGTCAACAGGGCACAGCACAATCGTCTGCGTAATATGTATTTAACAGAACGCGGGGGTTCCGAAATTAACGATGAAAAACTCCCGTCAATAATGGCGATTCACGAAGCAATCAATATATTGTCCAAGAAAGTCTTGGGCACCGATTTATTAATTACGATCAACAAGCAAGAGGAAACGAAATGGCCGATTCATTGATGGCTCGCATGCTCAAGACAGCAAAGAAACTGGACCCGAATGCCGAAGTGCTGTCAAAGACCGATGCGCTGAAGCCTGACATTATTTGCAGTACGGGTATTCCTATTCTGAATTTGGCCTGGTCCGGTCGTATTGATGGTGGTCTGATATCAGGCATCAAACAGTTGGTGGGGGATTCTCGTACATTCAAAACCATGTTTGGGCTGGTGGATGTTAAGGCTTACATGGATAAGTTTCCTGATGCAATTTGTATCTTCGCGGATTCAGAAGGCGGTGCGAATGAAAACTACTGGACATCTATGGGTATTGACATGGACCGTGTCTTGTATCTGCCAATTGAAAACGTTGAAAAGACGAAGATCAAGCTGACACAGCTTCTGAACGATGCACAGAAAGGTGACAAGATCATCGTATTCATTGACTCAATCAGCCAGTTGCCGTCTACCAAAGAAGTTGATGATGCCATAGCGGGCAAAGACACACAAGATATGACCCGCGCTCGCGCTCTCAATAGTTTTTGGCGTGTTATCACCCCGTTGGTCACTGAAAAGAAATTCGTTTTGGTATGGATCAACTCGTACTATGATGAAATCGGGAACCAATACGCCGAGCCGAACATCAAAGGCGGTAAACAGGGGTTCCTGTCTTCTAACCAATTGTGGTTCATCACGCGTTCTCAAGTAAAAGAAGACAAAGACCTTTTGGGATGGCAGTTTACAGTCAACATTATGAAAGGCCGCTTTGTCCGTGAAAAAGCCAAGTTCCCTGTCACTGTGTTGTATGAAGGCGGTATTGACCGTTGGTCCGGTATGTTAGAAATTGCGCGCATGCTGGGGTATGTGGATTTGGTGAGTGGTTCTTGGTATCAACGCACTGCCAAAGGCGGGTTTGATCCAGAAAAAGAAAAGAAATATCGTAAGGCAGAGCTGGGGGATGACTTCTGGTATCCGCTGCTGGAAAACCCAGACTTTGTTGACGATGTGAACAACATGTTCGGTATCTCTCAGAGTTCGGTTATGCCTGCAGATATGCTGGAGCGCCTCGATAATGTCATCAAAACAACCGAGTAATATTGCAGGGGGAGGAGACTCCCCCGTTAATTACAAAATCATCGACCCTGGTTCTGATCAGTTAGCTATTATCGAAATAACGGAAGGCAAGTTCCGCGGTGTTCAATTTCGTATAGGAAAAGTGGGTGTCCATGTAGACAATGGAGAACCTCGGTTATCCTTTACAACAGATATATTGAAGAAACCATGGCGTTTGTTATTTGTTAATTTGAAAGAAAATGACTTGTTCACTGTGGTGTCTGGGGATATCTTAGTTGATCTGATACAGCAAAATGCTCAGGATTACAACAAAATTTTGGTGGGGTAGTTGCCAATGTTACTCGAATCTGTCGTGCTTTCCCAATTAATCTATAACGAAGAATATCAAAGAAAGATCCAGCCGTATTTGAAAGCCGATTATTTCGATAACGAAGGCGAGAAAATTATATTCGGTCTCATTGACCATTACACTTGCGAATATAATGCTCGTCCTTCGGTTGAAGCGTTGTCTATTATGCTGGAAAAGACTTCGCTCAACGAACACGTATTTGAACAAGCTATTTCTGCTCTTGAGAATATCAATGACAACACATTCCATCAGGAATGGCTTGTAAAAGAAACAGAAAGTTGGGCGCGGCAGAAAGCTGTTCATAATGCGATCAAACACGCCGTCAACATCTATGGTGATGAGAAACGTAAAGATGAGATGAACACGATTCCAACTCTCCTACAAGAGGCGTTGGCGATAAGTTTTGATTCTTATCTTGGCCATATCTATTGGGAAATGGCTGAACAACAATACGACCACATGAACTCTAATGAAGCGAAGATTCCTTTCGCTGTAGAGATATTCAACAAAGCGACTCGTGGTGGTGTTGGTAAGAAAACGCTGAACATCGTGACGGGTGCAATTAATGCGGGTAAGACAACAACTCTGATTGATTTGGCTGCTGGTTACTCCGAGCAAGGGTTGAACGTATTCGTATTCACCCTAGAAGTGGCTGAGAACGTCTGGCGTCACCGCCTTGATGCCCGTATGATGCGCAGGGACTTCGAGTCCTTAGAGAAGCTCTCACGACATGAATATGTCGCCACGATACAAAAGTTGCGAACTCGTCAAGACGGTTCCATGAAGGGTGATATTGTTATCAAGGAATATCCTTCAGGCGCTGGGCATACAGGACTGTATCGCCGCGATATTCTTGATTACGCGACATCCACGGGAATTACGCCTGACGTCATTATTATAGACTACTTGGGTGAATCAGCGTCTTCTCGTCTTCCTGCTCATTTAATGCAGAACACCAACGTGTATTATACTTCGGTGGCGCGTGAATTCCGTGCGCTTGGATTTGAATTTGATTGCCCTGTATGGACGGGTATGCAATTTAACCGTGAAAAACAATCGGCGACTGATGGTGATATTAGCGACCTGGCAGATGCTATCGGTATTCCGAAGGTTGCAGACTTCATCATGGCGTTCTATGCTCCTGATGAACTGGCGGCTGTTAAGAAAGCCCGAGCGTCTATCTTGAAAAACCGTTATGCCAATAAACAGAAACTCAAATCGTTCTTGTTCGGTATGGATCAAGATAAACAGATATTGTTTGACTTGGATTGGAATGAAGTCAAGCGAGACCTGACAGAAGAGGAAGCCCGTTATGTTGAGAATGTTCATATCAAACATGACTTAAACAAAACAGGCGACGCAAATGATGTCAAGAAAGCCGAGACCGTGAATAATTGGAATTTCGGTTAACTTCAATAATGGTGATCATAGGGTATAATCTCTATGATCTGAATATTAACCCAGGAGCACATCATGTCGGATGTTGCATTTATAGCTGACCTGATTCGGGCGGCACAACAGGTGTGCCAGTCTGGAGAAACCAGTCTCAAACTCACTACAGAGCAGACTCTAGAATTTTATAAGAATCGTCGGTATTGGGGTAAGAATGTCAAGATACATTGCGAACCAGGTGAATTGGTTCAGCTTGATCTTCCGTCTTTTCCATTGCCAGTACAGACCAACACTCAGGAATATTACAATGTTGAAGGCGTTGATATTATTCCTAAGTTTGGTTTTCACAGTATCGTTTATTTCTTCCTGCGCCGTTTGGGAACCAGTATCGGCCCACTCGGTTCTCGTCATTAATGAGGATATATTATGTCAGTTGAACAAATTGGTTTTTATCAACTCCCTTCTGATCCAAAACTGCGTCAAAAGATGATGCAGACTTTAGAAAATTGTCGCGCCGCCCAGATCCGTATCAAGTCTGAACAGACATTTGTTACCGAAGCCCTGGCTGAATTGGCAAAAGAAACAGGCATCAAAGCCGTTGATCTGCGCAAAGTCGTTACCGATCGCGCTGGTGGAACTTATACCAAGACCATCGAGACCAGCGCCAAATACCAAGATCTTTATGAGTCGCTGTATCCTAACGCCGCGCCTGATCGCACGGATGAATAATATCGGTTAAAGCCCAACATTTGTTGGGCTTTACTTCAATAAAACTTTACTTCAATAAAACTTGCGGCTATCATTTAACCTACATTGAAAAGTTTCACTACATCATGAGAGGCAAAAATGAAAGCCAAGACCTTCAGCATCCCAATTGATAACATTGGTCGTGTCAAGGAACGTCTTGCCAAACTTGAAAGAACGGCAAACCGCCTGAAACTCGAGTTCCCTCTTGTTGAGTTCAGTGAACCATACAAAACACAACACCGCGATTCTATCACTGGTGAAAAATTCTATCGGTGGTGGCAGGATTGTACACTCACTGGTGAAGGCATCGACCGCCCCGTTTCTTATGGTGGGTGGAGTATCATTGGACAATTCAACCACCAGTATCCAAAAGTCATTCTGAATAAACTGTCAGATGACATCCACCCAAATTTCGTTCAAAGATTTGAAGCTGAAAACGTATCTTGGTGCGAGCATTGCAACAAATCTGTGCGTCGTCATAACACATATGTCGTTCGTAACGAACAATCTGGCGCACAGATGCTCGTGGGTAGCAGCTGTATGCATCATTATGTCCCGCACCAGAAATCCCTTGATGCGGTTATGTCTTATTACATGTCTATTCACGAAATGTTTACCCCCGATGAAGATGACCCAGAAGGAATTTATCGGGTTAATGAACCAGATTATGTTGACACAGAAGGATATTTGTGTAAATGCTTTCAGGTTTTGCTGTCGGGCATGAGCATTAAAAGTGATGATTTTGGTCGAGTTCTTGGTCATATCTCTAGCGGGACTCGTCCGGAGAAAGGTTCTGACATTGATATATTCTATAACAAGGCTGTTAAAGCCCGTGAAGATGCTCAATCAGAGATGTATCATATGATGCTTTTCATCGCATCGTTGTCTGAAAATAACGATTTCAACGTCCGGCTGAAACGTATGTGCGAACCTGGTTATCACCTTGTTAAAGACTCAACAACAGTTCGTTGGGGAGCAGCAAAGTATTATGATTATATCCACACCCCCCGCCAAACGCGCACTGTATCAAATTGGGTTGGTGAAGTTGGTGAAATGTTAGAAGCACAGGTCAAATTTGAAGCAAGGATTTTCCTGTATTCATCTGATTATGGTGACACGTATCTGTATACTTTCAAAACCAAGGAAGGCAATACCATTACATGGAAGACTTCCTATATGGAAACCGAGTTTTTAGAAGGCGATATGATCATTCGAGGTCGTGTCAAAGAATTGACCGAATTCAAAGGTATTAAACAAACTCAGATTACAAGGGCAAAACTGAGGAAATTATGATTCTTTTACAATTTGTTTTGAAAGCATTTGCATTCGGTCTTATCGCATGCGGAGTGATCACAGCTATGCTGTTAATCATAGCCCTGATCATCCCATTTAAGAGGAAACGTTAATGAAACGGGAAATCTTGGATGTTTACTACCCTGGATCTTGTTGTCCAGGCCATGACAAGTACCCAGCGGACACATACAAAAATCGCCGCTCTAAATCAAAACGTTCAGACGGTATTAAAAAGGAGCATCGACATGTCCGCCGTGTCAAGCGCCAAAATCTGAAATCTGATTTGCTCTTCATTACCAAGGAGGATTTCTAATGGAATGTTCATGCGGAGGGCAAGGCACAAGTGCATACTTGCCATTTAACACCGTGAAGGAAGCCGAAGAAGCCGGATATGCCGTGGATAAGGCTCCCTGTGTAATTGCCACCAAGGATTGTCCGTGCTGTAAGAGGCACTCTCAGGACGTGCATTACTCACCAAACGCACGTTCAGATAAAGTCAATCTTCTTTCACTGATGAGTAAATGACATGCGCAAATATTTTAACTGGTTGTTGGGGAAACCCCTAAGCGTCGAAATCCGTTGTCTTATTGATGCCATCGACGCTGATGACGTTGAATGGAATGGTGAACGCTTTGTCGGTATCGATGCTGTCATCTATAACGGCGTAAGGGTATGTGCATATACAGTCAATAGCAGCGCAGGGTATAGAGTCGATATCGGTTTTTGTTTCGATTGTCTGCCATACCATGAGGCCAAGGCCGTGTATAAAGCGCTCACCCGACATCACAGGCGTCGGATTAATCGTGAAGCAATTCAGGTCGATACATATGACCGTGAAAAAGTCCGCAAAGCTCTGGGGTGTCACAATGTCAAAAGTTGAAATCCAATGCAAATGCTGTCCGAACAAGAAGATGGTTCGCCAGGCCGACATTGACCGTGGCTGGGGGTTGTTCTGTTCTAAGTCTTGCGCCGCCTACTGGAAGACCTTTGGGTGTCGTAAAGATACCCCAACAGACCTGTCCCTGAATGGCAAGCGACCTAAATCGGCGCAGGCAATCCTTTCTGATTTGCGGAAAGAGTCTGTCCGCCTTTCTGCTGGCCTCACTGAAGAGCAGATGGACAAACTCAATAAGGCGGGTTGTGGTCATATCCGATTCGACGGAATGGACTATCCTCTGTTCAGTTCTCGCCAGCTCAGAGTCCTTGGGGCTTCAAAGGCTGAGATAAGAGAAGCTGAACGCGATGAAGCCGAAGAGGGCGCATACGGCCATCACGATTTTCAATAAACGATTTACCCATATAATGCATGGGAACTTTACAGAAGGATCAGACTATGACCACACTTGTAGAAACATTATTCCCAGGATGCACCCTTGGGCGCGGCGGTAGCGAAGCCAACGGGCTGGCAATTGACGCCGAACCCCAGAACTGTGTTGTTATCGACAAATTCCATGACAATCATTATGCTCTGAATGATCGTCGCGATCATTATTTGGTTTCTGTGGGAGAATCTTTGGTTCACCTTCGAATCTGTTCTGCTTTACCAGGATATGGGTATGACGCATTTGCTTATATCCATGATGTTTCCAACGGTGAGATGGGGAAAGAATCCCTGATTGAAAAATTCAAGAGTTGGAAGGAATCCTTCACTTCTGTCAAGGAAAGGAGTTAGAATAATTCTATTGAAGTCTCTGGGGTTATAATAACAAGACGAATAACCCTGGAGACACATGATGCTTCCTCTTTTAGAAATAATTCAAAATCTTCGCGATACCAAAGGCACCAACGCCAAGAAAGCTGTGTTGACCGAGGCGTTCAGAAACAACCCAGAATTGGTTGATTTCCTTCAATACGTCTACGACCCGATGCGTTCTTATTACCGCACTCAATTCAATCTAAACGCATTCCCTCGCATGCTCTCGCGTGGCGTTGTTGGTAGCTGGGATCAGGTTTATGACGTTCTCGATATGATGGCCGAACGTAAGATCGGTGGGATGAAGGCCGACCAAGAACTTGCGAAGGCCGCAACCAACATACATCCAGATTACCATACCCTGATACAAATTATACTCGACAGAGACATCAAAGCGGGAATTGCCGAGAAAGGTATAAACGCAGCATTCAATGCGGCAGGTGGTACAGGGCGTCTGATTAATATCCTTCCATATCACCGTTATGATAACATGACGATTGACTTGCTGAAGAAGATGGACTTCAAGCGCGGCGTCTTCAGCCAGTTGAAATCAGATGGCATGTTCGCCAACATCATCTGTTGTTATGGAAGAGACCCAGAGATTCGTTCTCGTTCCGGTTCTCTTATTGCGGGTGGTTCCGTTGATAACCTGTCATTGGTTTTCAAAGACCTGATCTATGATGCGGGGATTGGTGAAAGCGTCTTCCATGGTGAACTGCTCGTCATTGATCTGAAAACGAATACAGTGTTGCCTCGGGCTATCGGCAATGGTAAGCTCAACAGTGTCATCCAAACGGGTGAACCCCTGGAAGATCGTTACAAGGTGATCTATCGGGTATGGGACGTCGTGCCGTATGACAAGTGGTTCGCCGCCGAGCGCGTGGACACCCCATATGAGCGCCGTTTTGATATCATACAACAGTTATTCGAAGGGGATGACGGCCTGGTTCAGGTTCAAGAAACCCGTGTTGTTCATTCATTTGAAGAAGCTGTCGAACACTTCAAAGATGCTTTGGCTCGTCGGGAAGAAGGCACGATTTGTAAGGCTGCAGATATGCCTTGGGAAGATGGAACATCATCTGAAGGGTTAAAGCTAAAAATGGAAGTAGAATGTGACCTTGAAATCGTTGGCTTCAATGAGGCCGATAAGAAAGGGAAGCACGCCAAGACATTTGGATCTCTCCTCTGCAAGACCTCTGATGGCCTCTTAGTTGTTGGCGTATCGGGGATCTCGGATGAGTTGAGACTACGAATGTGGGAAAACCAAGAGGACTTCATTGGTAAGATTGCCGCCGTGCTCTCTAATGGCGTACAGGATAAAACCGATGACGCCATGAAGTCTCTATTCCTTCCACGTCTCGTTGAAGTACGCACAGACAAGAAAGTCGCTAATACACTGGCTGAAGTCTATGCTATCCAGAAAGCATATATCGAAAATATTTTGGTGTTGTTGGAAGCGGCATGAAAATCGGGGTTCTTCGGAACCCCATTCAATAAAGACAGTAGCAGTATAATTCCAAGAAATCATTACCAGGTGTTATTATGAAACTTATTGATAAGAAACCAAGGAAAGACAATGATTCTCTTAATCTCATAAACATTATGAGGGAATTGGGAGTTTCTGAATTACAGATGATGAAGATGATGAATTGTTCTGACGTTGTCTATAATTGGACAAACGGTTATCGTCTTATCCCAAAATCTTTTCGGCGTTTTATTCTGGCGTTGGTTTTTATTCACCGACAAGGGAAGACAGAAGAGTTTCAACGTTTCGTTCGCACAGAGGAGAGATCACGTGGTTGGTAAAAATCCGCCGTCATATGCCAAGATTGGAATTGCTTTTCGAAACGCCATTCTCTTTATAAAGGAGAAAGGCTTGGTGACGGAGTTCAATCAGTTCTGTTCTGAACGCCGCAGATTACAGAAACAGAAAAGCAGGGAGAAACTCCATGATAACTGAGTGGGAGAAAATGCAATATGAAAGGGCATTCAACGTTTATTGCATCTATATGGCGATCAAATTGCATTTCACCACAAAAGACTTTGATTATGGCCTGTATGGACCGATGAACAATTACAAGTTTGAAACGTTCTATTCTAAACAGGGCGTGGCCAAACAATTTGCTAAACTTGCTCGTCGGTTCGAATCGTCCCAAGGTGAAGTGGTGGAAAATTATATTATTGCCAACTTTGTTAAATCACCAAAGACGTGGGTGACAACATTACTTACAAGACAGGCCCAAGAAAATTATAATGAATATCGCCGCCTGTATGACAACTTCTCATATAATTTTCTTGAACATTTTGAGAGATATATGATCCCTGAGATAAAAGAAAGAGGCGTGAATTTTATCCAATATATCAAAGGAAATGATAATGGGCATCCACCTTTACTGACAGATATTATTGTTAAACGCTATCCAATTTGGTTTCTCGTTGGATTGAATAAAGTAGTGGGGTTCATCCATTTATATGATACAATACTCAAGGATGACATCTATTGGAACTCTGAGTCTTTTTTATTAAAGAAAACCAATTCAGTTGTTCCTGATGAAAACACAGAATACACAAAAGGAAAACTCCGTGAGCTAATCCTTGCCCACGGAATTTGATTACCAATCCCAGAGAATGCGCCCTGTATCAGTACGGTTGGACGGCTCCAACTGTGAACTATTGAAGTTGTTCGTCGTACTGACTTTCTTCGAGTTGTCCACATTTTGTTGTACTGGAACCACAACACTGGCTGGCGGGTTAGCATAGGCGGATTTAACTTCTTCGATGTTATTGGCTGCTCTTCCTTGAACCGGATAAGCCCCGCCCAGAGTACCTCCCCCAATTCCCGCGTATGCGTCTTTCAATTGTGAAGTTCTATCCGTAACGTTGACAGCGTCTGAGGACACCCCAGAAGGCATCGGAGTTAACGTGCTGATATTGGCATTGGGTTGTGCTGGTGATTGGCTGCTTGGCGGCGTAGACGCATTCTCAGGAGCCTTATCGTCTTGGCTGATTAGCATAGACTGTCTTGCTTCCGCCATTTTGTTCCTGGCTGCTTCACCACCCAGAGCATCAGGTATGATACTCACGAATTTATCCACGATATCAAACATGGCATTGGTTATGGCATTCAACATATTAAAGAATGGTTTCTTCACGTTTTCCGCAAATCCTTTCTTCATATCTTCAACGACTTTATTTGCAGCCGCCATGCCATCATCAATCAATCCCGATATCCCGCCCGTTACCCAATCAACCAATTTTATCAATTGGCCTTGTAAGTTGTCTGCAAGTTTACCAGGGATTTCGGTCAGTGATGTACTCTTCCCGATACCCGCAAACAAATCGTTGGTGACCCAATCAACAATCGAGTTCAACCAACGCACGGGCGCTTCGGTCATTTTCAGCACTTGTTCACGGAACGCCTTTCCAAACCCAGCATTGTTCCATCCGAATATTTCAGCAACCCAATCAGCGAGATCTCCGAAACTGCCAACAAGTTCTGTTATGCCCGCCTGAACCCTGTCTACTATTGAAACTTGGGCTTTGCCAAGGATTTCTTTAGCATTGAAGAAACCTTTACCGAATTCAAATACAGATGTTATCAGAGCCAAAGGTCCGACTCGAAGCATTTTGGTCGCTGCTTTCAAAGGCTTCAATAGACCACCGATGCCCATCCCGAATCCCATGAATAACTTGATGAATCCTCCAATGAGTTTTAGTGGAGACATCAGGAGTTTCAATGCTCCCAAGCCGAGAAGTGCACCCAGCGCCGCGCCCATACCGGAAGATTGCCCGTCCTGTTTTGGTTCAGAAGGTGGAATAGAACCTGCTTCGGGATTGTTCTTGTTCTCTTTACCTTCTTCGCCGCGCCGGAATTTCTCTTCTTCTCGATATTTTTGATCACTCTCATAGATACGCGTTAATGTGTCATTGAGGTCTTCATTCATGTACCCCAATTTATCATCAATGCTGTCAAGACGAGTAACGGTTTCGTTGTTGGCATCTTTATTGAAGTCCAGCGTGTCCTTGTGAGTCTGGAGCATTATGTCGGTCAGGTTTACAATCTTCCCTCCCACCAGTGCTAGTTTGTCCTGTAATCCATCAAGACGTTCTAGACTATCTTCATTCGCTGCTCCTAATTGATCCGATATCATGTCAAGATATTCAACAGACATATCATCAACAGGACCATTCGCCGCTTCGCCAAATTTTTCTATTTTGGTTGCGATTCGCATCAGTTCTTCATTTCCGTCCTTGGAAAGGCTGACAGTGTCTTTCATCCACGTGCTATAGTCCCTTGTGAAAATAGGACTGACGCGGACAAACCCACCGACGATGTCATTCACCGATGGGAATTTAATTGGCGGTACTTTCTGCTCCTGATTAGACGCCTGGCGTGTCTTCAGAGATTGCAGTTGTTTGTTGACATCTGCGAGCTGTTTATTCGTCTCGGATTGGGCGCGCAATTGCTTGCGCTCCATCATTTCTTTTTTGATTTTATCCAAAACCTTGACGATGTCTTGCTGCCCTGGTGTCGGTTGATTGTTATCTGCCATTTGTCACCTCTCAGACCTTCTGGGCTTGTCCTTTCTCTATTGGCGTCGGAGTTGGTGTAGAAGCCACAGTTTGACCAGTCTGAGGCGGTAAGACCTTCTGGATCATACTATCTTTGGCAATCTCAGCGACGCATTGATAATCATTTGTCAGGCGTGAAATCTTGTGGCGTATCTTTGTGACGATATAATGGCCTGTTGATAACTTACTTAACTCGGCAATGTTTTCATTAGATTTCGGGCGGTTCGACAAATCTTCAATATAATAAACCTGCCCAACATTCAGACGGTTATCCCCCACGACCAGCAAACGCATAACCGTTGACGCGAGGCTGAATTCTATAACGCGTCGTGCGTAATCTATTTGTTCGGCACCATCCGGTTGCGCTTCAATGTACCTAACGTTCTCGCGGTCGAATTGATCAGAGAACAAAGGGAAAGGATCAAGGTGAGCAGTGCTGTCAAACCATTCTGAATAAATGCGTTGGGTCGCTGTCGTGGATTTTGTACTAAAGTCATACACGCGCTCGTTCACTGCCAAGATATCCCGATAATTCGCCATGTATTGATCACGCGCCAGTTTCTTTTCAGCCTTGATTATAGTCCGCATGAAACGTTCTGAGTTGAAATTGTTATCCTGCATCAACGGCGCGTCTTGAGGGTCTCGGAAGAATTTCTTTTCAATAGAAGCCTCTTGCTTCTCTTCAGCAGTCATAGACTGGTTGCCCTGGTTGAACAACGTCGTCATGCTTTTGAAGTGATAACCCGTAAAGTCTTCATAGAAAACGAATGGCATGAATAATTCGTCATATGCACGGCTGGCCATATAATCTATGGAGCGGAGTACAGGCCAAAGAGGGGTAGCGAACCTTTCTTGTATCCCATATGAAGGATCTATGTCTTCAAATTTGGTGCGTGAATTCAGTTGCTCAAAGATCTTAGCTGCCATCTCAGAATAAGAACCGCTTAATCCAACAGATTTACGCAACATGCTATCTCGATACGCGTCTGTTGTCACCAAGTGTAACCAAAATGCCTTTTTCGAAGAAGAGTTCGATTCGTCAGCAACTCTCCCCACCCGACTGACTCGCAATGAAAGCGTAGTGTAGTCGGAAGCCGCAGGTGATTTGAACGATACCACTACTTCCTCACCTCCGAGGATTGGCATTGTATCCAATATATCCCAGCCTTCTTTGATCAGAATATTAGCTGTCAGCGACGGTGAAGCATTCCCTTCCAGACCAAGATCCTGATATACGTTGAATTCTTGAAACAACGATGAAAGGTCATAAGGCTTGGGAGTACCGCCTTCAGGCGTGTGTGGTAATATCGCCATATATTTCAAATCAAATGTTGTGGACGGAGTTAAAATTCCGTCCTGGGATTCTTTATTTTCGATCATTTGGTCAGCTCCTGTTCCAGCTGATTAACAAAGGAAGAAACATAATCTGGGTCTAGAACCCGAATATTCCGTTTGGCTTCGTTTTTGTTTATAGCATCATCATGATATGTAATACCTGTCAGACCATAGTTGGCGATAATCGTGGAATCATCCATAGAACCAAGGCCATATGCTAAACGTATTGCTCTAGGATCTGTTTCATGACCGAATTCGTCAACGTAGTATTTCACATCCCACATTCCGTCAAGGCCGTATCGAGCCGTCAGTTCTTCAATGATACGGCGCTCCGGTTTCGGCCAGTCCTCTACGATGTCCATGATACCATTGATAAGACATGGGATCCAAAACAGCTCGAAGGAACCGTAGACGCGTTCGGCAAAAGACCTTGGGGTTTCCCCATCAAAAACAGTATACGGCAGGAGAAGCCCTTCTATGTCCCTAATTTTCTTAACAACCATAACCCGTCGTGTTAAGTTCTGCAACAGGACTTGGTCATCCTCTTTGACACCAATTAGTTGATGCCACACGAGTGGAAATTTCTCAAAATATTTCATGGCATCTTCTCCTTAAAAGCTGTCGCCTTCGGTATCAAAGCGGCCTTTGTGCAACGGTTCTAGTTCTATAAACGTCATGTCGATTTGTGTCGACACGATGCTGTCATCTTTGTGTACAGCATATGAAGAGTCAGGCGTCTCGTTGACAAACATATTTGATAGGACGCAAGTCGATATCCGATGCAACCATTTGTTGCGTTCTCCCTGGACCATGAACGTGATATCAAACGTGGATGGATGAAGATAGAATGCGCTGGAATTCTTGTTGTATTTGTATTCTGGATACATGTGCATCTTGAATAAACGGATAATCTCCCGCACCATTTTCGCCTCTTTTTGCGATCTTGGAGTGAATTTGAATGTGAACGGGATTTCTCGGTTGCGCACCCCTTGGAAAATCATCTCCACATACGGGTTGGTCATCGTACCTGTAAACAATTCTAATGTATCATGAGCATTAATTGTCGGCAAGAAAGGAATTGCTTCCGAAGCAGATTGAATGGCCTTTGTTGCCGCAAATCTCCCCATTTCTTTCCCAACATTCAAAGCATCCCCAAGTTTGAATTGACTCATATCTTGGGCGGCGCGTGATAAGAATTGGGCACCCATACCTGCTAATCCCAACTCGGAGCCGTTCCAGCCAACGCCATAGTTGGTTGTAATGGATTCGGGCATACACAACACAATTGACTCGTTAGAGCGGACGTGACGCGCCCAAGCATATTTGCTAATAGAACCCGATTTAGAGCCGTAAACCACAGGAGTCTTACCCAATGGATTTTGTATCGGATTTTCGACGGTTTGGGTTGTGGTGTCCCCATATGAAGAACCAGATATTCGGTTGATGTTGAATAGAACATAATGGCCGAGGGTTTTACCCCCTGTTATGTCTAATGGATAGACCAATTGCTTCTGAGACTTGGCCAAGCCTTTTGTGTTCAGAACTTTGATCTTATCGATGGTCGACTTGAAATTCGCCATGGTCTGAAGCCCTTTAATTAGAATAGAGTGATGACACTATTTAGGACTAGAATATGGCTATGTATCTCGTATACCAAATTACCAATCTGATAAACAATAAAATATATGTTGGGGTTCACAAAGGAACTCCAGATGATGGTTATATGGGTTCTGGCCGAGTTATAACAAGAGCGATATTGAAATATGGTGTTGAGAATTTCCGCAAAGATATATTGAAAGTTTGTAAAACATCAGAAGAAATGTATGAAGAAGAATTCAGGATAGTGGATCAAGAATTTATAGATAGAGATGACACATATAATTTAACATGCGGTGGGCGTGGTTCATTTACGCACATAAATTCGGATCCATTAATCAGGGCCAACGCTTCGGAGAAGGCTCTCAAAACCCTAAGTTTAAAATCAAAAGACGAATTACAAAGAATTTACAAATCTAGGGGATTTCCTGGAGAAAGAAATTTTTGGTTTGGTAAAAACAGGTCCGGTGAAAATAACCCAAGATTTGGCTGTGTAATGGAACAAGAAACAAAGGACAAAATAAGAAATTCCAACAAGAAAAGAGTGGAATCCGGCCTCGTGGATTATTCTAATTGCAAAGGGCCAATCACAAAAGAAGGGAAGAACGCAATATCCCAAGCAAACTCCAGAGAATTCAAATTTGTTAATCCAGAAGGAAATTTGGTCACAGTTATCAACCTTTCTAAATTCTGTAAAGAAAATGAGTTGAGCGAAGGATCTATGAGACATGTCCATAACGGCCGAAACATACAACATAAAGGTTGGAGGAAAGCATAATGGCATCGTATTTACAAGGAAAATTTATTCCCAACAATCCTCAAAAATATGTCGGAGACGTAAAAGATATCGTGTTTCGTTCCTCTTTAGAATTGGTTGCATTCAAATTCTGTGACATGAATCCTGCTATCGTGAAGTGGGGTTCGGAAACTTGTGTAATCCCTTACATATCTCCGGTTGATGGCCGCGCCCATCGTTATTTCATGGATTTGAAGGTTTGGACTCGTCGGCAGGATTCCGATGAATTACAAATTACTCTTATTGAAATAAAACCCAAAGACCAGATTAAAGAACCTCGAAAAACTAAAACGATGAAGGAATCAACATTCAATAATTCAATGCGCACTTGGTTGGTAAATCAGGCAAAGTGGACAGCAACTAAAGAACATTGCGCAAAGGTAGGTTGGAAATTCATTATCTGGACAGAAGAACATTTGGTGCCAGGTGAAGACCCAGAAGTTAAAAAACAATTTGCTCTTCGTTCTAAGAAAAAGCGCGAAGTCGAAATGGAAGATCGACGCCGCGCTCAAAGGATTAATGCGTTGAAAGAGCAAATGAAGAAGGAAACTGCTAATAAACAACCAACGCAATCGGAAGATGATGGTTTGTTATTACCCTGATTTCCTTGGATGTCCAGGGGCAAAGCAAGTTTGTTTGTCCCTGCATATCATCCACCCATCAGCACGGGCTTGTCTAGCACAGTCTCCCCAAGATTCACCAGCATAAGACTTCATCCCACATCTGGGGTGATGTTCTTGCCAAGCCCAATTACAAGATTTGCATTCAACACACTCACAATACAAATCGACGGTGTATCCTGCAGTAATCATTTAGTCACCCAGATGATCATAAATTTTTTGACGGAATTCGTTCCCTTTAGCACAACCTGTAGCCAACAGGCGAGTACCACCCGTACCAATAACACCAATGGTCGAAAACTTCAGGATACGGCCTGTAATAGACTGGTCCACCTTAATGGTTTCTACTTTACCAAGACGGAGTTCATCAGCATCACGACGAATAAATCCCCGTTTGACAATAACACGCTTGTTGGTGACTGCGAATTCAGTTGTCAATACATTTAAAATTGTTGGTATCAGAAATAACAAGCTGAATCCAAATGTTGGGATAATCGTTAAAATAACCAGAACATAAATCCAAAAACCGCTCCACCAAGTCGGGCGGGTGAAAGCGATGACATGTTCATTTTCGCCGAGCATGCGGTCTACATAACGCATTTTAATTCCTTACTTTGTCTGGGTTGGATAAGATTTGTTCGTATCCGACTTCGCCTTGATCGTCGAAAACATGCTGAAGAATCGCCATATCGTCTACCATCCGATAAACTTCAATTCCAGCGTTCATCAATTTTTTGATTCCATCCATGATACGATATGGCTCTTGATAATATACTTTATCGATCTTGCCGTTGTCGATGATCTTCTGAGTGCAATCAGGGCATGGGCTATGTGTCACAAACATAACCAACCCTGTGAAATCATCTGCATTTTCGGGGATACGCATTAGAGCATTTTCCTCCGCATGAATGACACACGGGTTTGTAACAATTTGCCCGTGTTGTTCCATCTCACAAACATTCGGCATGCCAGGAGGCGTTCCGTTCCATCCGATAGCCACAGGCTGATCAGTTTCAGGGTTTACGATAACACAACCGACTTGCAGACGCCGAGCATAACTGGTTACACCATATGCTGCAGCTGATCGCATATGGGCGAACATCATACGTGGTTTAATCATTTTTAACACCCTTTAATTTGTTCATGAAACGGCGGAAAATGCTTGGTTTGTTATTTTCCATATTTTCTGTCAAGGTCAATTTCATCACATAATTCGTTGCCATATCAACTTTAGATTCACGGATGAAGATATGTTCCCCTGGTAGATCTATGGCTATCGCTTCAGACACTATTTCTAAAGCTGAACCAATCATGGCCGCGACTCGAAGATGACCAAAACTTAATACCCCTTTGGCGTCCTTTTCAATGGCACGGTATACTTTATCGACTTCACCAGCCAATATTATCTTCAGCCATTCAGTGTATTCCGTATCATAAGGATCATATATGAAAATTTCCCCATATATGAGTTCGTTGTCTTCCCTTCGAGTTAACTCAAACTTCAGGCGATAACGTTTCATTTGACCACCACATTTTTCTCAATGTAGAAAATAAGATCATCATGGTCCTGGCGACCAAATACTTGTCCCAACGCCAACATAGAGTTCACAACACCAGAGATAGCCGTGTGGACTTTATCCATACCCAATTTGTCATACGTGATTGGGGACAGTTTTTCCAGTTCAACGTTCACACGTTCAACAATGTGAGGTGGGTGATTGATATAACGTTGAAGATACTTTTCACGCAACGCAATTTTTTCGATAAGATCTGACATTTCTGCATTCTCTTCTGAATACAGACGTTCTTTAGATTTCAGTTCTTCGAGGCGTTCGTACATTTCTTTTAATGAAATCATGTTTGTCTCTCCCAATAAATTAAGGGGAAGTATACCTTCCCCTTTCTTCAATAACCTAAAATATTATTCAGTACATGCTTTACCGAGGTCTGTAAGCCTATAGAATGTTACTTCAGACTTCGGCCAATGCTTATACTCTTCAGAGTTGTCATGAACCATTGTAAACGCAGGTTCTATCAGACCTTTAGACAACAAGGATTGACCTGAACGCGTATCCCATGGATCACCCTTTACAGAACGAAACCCGCCAGATATCGGTGGCGCATGAAAAGTCCAAACCGTTTTCCCTTTATCGTTCGTCCAAGATTTGGGATTGAAATACCAATGACAAAGGCGTCTAGCTTCACCTTTTTCAAAATTCAACATTCCTAAAAGGACGCAGAGTTGATGTCCTGTGATGCGTGGCTTTTTCATAAGATCCCCAAGTCAGTAAGGTAACGATAAAACAAGATTATAGACAGAAATCCAATTAACACCCAAGACGACAGGATGGGCTTGCAATTTAGCGTAGTCTTTCCATTGGGTATGTTGGGACTTCCGGTAATAACGACGGAGTCTGTTTTGGCTCTCAGCGTCATGACAGAACCCATGAGGATGATTGGGCGCACATAATGCCCTTCATGATTGCGCTTCACGATACATGGTGAAGAAAATCGCAGGAACGGATCACCGCTTTTATAACCAAATAACTCGACCTTTTGTATTTCTTCGGGTACTTTCTGACCAGGAAAGAATATTCTCATAACACAATTCCTAAATTTGTGTATAATAACTCAGCCAGGGTTACAGGACGCTTGAATTGTTCCCAACTGCAGTTCAGGTATTCGCGCTCTTCGCGAATATTTTCGTGAAGATGACCATGGATATTATACGCCCAACGGTCTAATTGATAAGGAACATGTGTTGTCAACACACGGCCAACAGGCGTGTCACGTTCATACATAGCGCCGAAGGAGCTAATCCAGCCGTCCAGATACAGAGACAACAACATCTTAAAGCTGTCATGGTTGCCTTGTGCCACCCTGATGATAAAGTTCGGACGCCAGTCATCGGGAACGGGGCGGCGTTTGAACTCATCAATGTTTCGCTTGGCACCCTCTCGCATCAGGCGAATGAACCCTTCAGCCCCGATGAAGCATATATCACCAGCCAGTTCAAGAACGTCCCGAGACTTCAACCCCTGAAAGATACTGTCAATGACCGCAGCGTCATGGGCTTCCTGTGTATCAAATCCACGCGGTTTAAAGACCTTCTTATGCCCAAGATGAGTGTCACCAAGGTGCTTTACAATTCCCGCCATTATGGTTTCCTCAGCCATTCTAAAATCGGTACATTCACAAACCCTTTATGCCAACGATGCGGTTTGTGACCTCTATTATGTTCGAGCAAACACGTGTCTGGTGGGACACCGAAGTGGATGCCTTCGATGTCATAATAATTCCCATCAATCAGAGTGTATACATGACCTTCGATCTGGCTGTAATGGATCTCTGCTTGAGGATACACATGCTTCAGAACCAGAGCAACCTGATAGCACTTTCCGTTCTTCCCAACATACTCAACATCCACCTGTTGTGGGAAGACGTCTTTGATAAGATTTATCAATCTCGTGATGTCATTTACAACAACTGAACGTTTCATCTCTATGATAACTCATGGCGATGTCGAACACACGCAGGGCAATCACAATTCTTTTTCAAAATTGGCAATTCACACCATGTCATTAAGTCATGTATTGGGGACATGTGATGATAGAACCAAGATTTCTTGAGACTAATCAATGGATATAAAATTTCAATAGGTCTTTCCCCGTCTCTGGTCATCATGTTGTACCCTTCAATGACTTTATTAAAGGCGGGTATCCAGTGTATTGCGTCATCGCCGTTAACATATGCCAAGATATACGTGGAAGGCAAGCCACTGCCTTTAAATTGCGTGTTTAATAACCATATCGGGGCTTGTGCTAAACAAGCGCGAAAACCACCGTTCGGGACGTTGATGCTACTGATAGGTTCTTGATGATGTGTCCAACGATACATGAGAAGTGGGGCATTTTTATTAATCCAGTTGTGTATTTTATTCCTCGCCCAATTTTCGCGCTTAGATTTAAATTTATTATTTTCGAGGTGGCAATACACAGTATGAACTGAATATCCTTTCGATAACAACCAAATCAACATGTATGTGCTATCCACCCCACCAGACCAGAACAACGTCACTTCTTGATTATTCTCCGGCAATGGAGCATCCCCTTGAAGAACACGGTATACAAAATCACAATCAGATACTGAGACAACAATTTCCATTAAAATATTCCTCTTAAAGAATCATTTGTTGTGCGCCATAAAGATATGATGGTACAATGATAATACATTATACAAATAGAAAAGCCCCTTTCGGGGCTTATTTGTCTTCAGATTCGTACAAACGCCAATTGCCGATGCTAAACCATTCCCCCACATTATTTGAATATCTGGTTGTTCGGACTCCTCCGACTTCATACGCCCATTTGAAGAATTTCCATTTGGACGATAAAGAAGGACATTCGCTTCCGGATTTCAAAGAACACGCTGTGAGCCAACGCGTAATACTGAGAGCCTGAAAAATCGGATGGATAAATGAAGAATACAATATCCAAAGCGTTATGGCAACAAAAACAATGGTCGTGATCACCCCGACAATTTGAAAGAACATTTAAGAACCTCCAAAATATTGAACACAGACTATGAAGAAAACTATGATTGTAAACAACCATGAAAACAAGGAAAGAATCATCCTTCTACCTTCAGCCCCATCAGGTCTTCCATGGTTTTCTGAATGCGTAGCCAGTCAAGCGCCGCATCATAACGAGGATCATGATAGACCATGCCTTCCAGTTCCCACGCCTTGATACCAGCATATCGATCCTGCTGCCCAACACCCTTCAGCCAGCTTACGATGTCAAATGTGTGGTGATAGTCCCAAGGTTCGTTGGAATCTTGCTTACACGTCACCTCAATGATGTGCTGAGCCTTGCGTAGGTCAAACAGATTCCTATCACACCAGTCAACCGATCGCGGGTCGATCCCAAGGCGATGGCATCCCCTGCGAATTTCATCGGCCAATTTGAAAATAGAAATATCCTTGTCGGTCGGATATAGACTGATAGCTCGGGCGGCGTCGCACGGGTTGCGTTTACCTGTACCCAGCCACCATTCCACAGTGCCCTGGTCTTTCACACGGCCAAGTTCAATCTGTTCTTTGACATTCAGTTTGATAAATGTCGTGCGCTCTACAACAAGCTGCTGAAGAGTATAACGCTTGGTCAGGTCGGCGATAGTCTGTGCCCAAGACAACATGACAGCATCATCCCAACGACCGAGAGTTTCGCTATCAGCGACGGCCAAGAAATTAGATTTATACATCAGTTTCCCCTGCTTTCTCTAAAAGGAGTTTCAAAGGATATGTCCCACAAGCGGTGGCATACTCGACTTTGAAATATGAATTATCGTTCATGGCGAAATTGCGATGTGGGAAATATTCCCCGTCATCCAACCCGCCTAATCCCCCGCCGACGCGATATTGTTTTAACTCGACTTCGCCGCCATAACGGAGTTGGGCATATAGGCCGATAGGAGCGCGAACATAATGCTCCAGCCATACCCAATTTCCATCGTGTAAACGTGTAGGGATAAATGCAAAACGCACCTTGGGATGAAGAACGGCTTTGGCGAGCATCTCTTCTGTTATTTCACGCTTCATCCAATACCTTCCTCTTCGATGATATCTTCTTCACTAGCGACGACAGAGATTCCGTAGTCCACCATCTGGGAAAGTTCTTGTAAATCTTGTTCAAACCCGTCACCCTGTCGGATATAAAAGACGGGTACGACACGACGCCTGGTATCTTCGAAGATAGTCTCCGCGATTTTATTAATCTGGCTCACCACATGAAACAGTTTCAATCCACCGATGCCACAGCCGATGGCGGGTAAACCAACATAGACTGTTTCGTCAGTTTTTGCCTCAATGATATCGTGAACTTGTTCAAACATAATCTGAACTGAACTGATAATGGAAGGCATGCGTGCGTTAGGACCAGGGTAGAACTGAGTGTACAAATTGAATCCCCAGACACCAGTGTCATGATCAAACGCATAGGACATGTTCCCCAAACGTTGTTCCGGACCACGTTCATCTAATTGGTCGGCTCGGTAAATTTCTGGGAAATCTAATCGAACATGGTTGGCGATACCTGCGCCCATCACAGACCAACAATTTGCGCCATGAGCGAAAGCATTGATGAGATTAAAACTCGTAGCGGCTTTCAGTAAATCGCCGTTTGTGATAACATATGTGGTCATGCGTAACGTCTCCATTGTATAATTTCGTTGTTGACACAGCTAACCTGGATGATACACATATTCTGGCGATGGTCAGTGAGTGTCATAATAAAACTGTCTGTCTGTGCCATAACACAATTGACAGATATTCCTCGCATTATCAAACGAACACAGATTTCTTGATATAATCGTTTCATGTATCCTGAAACTGAAGCGGACTCATACACGCGTTCAAATTCATATAACTCGTTCATTTATTCAGACCATCAATAGCGTGTTCAGAAATATATTCAACGAATTGGTTATCAGCTGCCATCTTTAAAAGTTCAAATAATTCCGTTCCAACGGTACTCCCAAACATCCCTTCCAATACACCCTGAACATCTTCATCTATTTCTTCGATGACGAGTCCATACGATTTCAGGCGGCGTGAAATAGCACGGAACTGGGCAATATCACCAATTTCATTTGCCATGTTATTTGTCTCATTATGGGGTTAGGCGGCAATTATACCGCCAATTTATTCAATAGAGGTCTTCGGAAAAGAGTTCTTTGAAAGGAGTGTTCTTCAAACGGACCTGATTAGTTTGTCCGGCTTCACGAGCGACCACAGCGGCCTCTTCACGGGACATCCATTGCCCATAGTTATCAATAAACCCTTGTTCACGAGTGTGGGTGGTTTCGATAATACCTGCTTCCTTCAATCGTTTGAGTTGCGTGTTCATCAATTTGTCGTGATGTCGGGCGCTTACAACGATCACATCACCATATTTGTTGGCAGCAGCCACAACACGCCGATCAAACTTGGTTGGGTCAGGTATATCACGAGTATACAAGGCGATGTGAGTGTCGTCCACGTCCCCTTTCACCTCAGAATATAACTGACACCCATTAGGAGATCCAGTAGGTAAAGAACGAAAATATCCAAGTAATTTCATAATCTAATCTATCCATATTTCAGGTTCGGGGATATCAACCATCTCCACCGTTTGATTCTTTAATTCGTGGAAACAGTCACCAAGGAATTGTAATTTACCATCAGTCAAGAACAAATGACAACGACTCGCCGGATCAGAATGATTCACCAACAGACTAGGAGTGAAAGTCGGTGATTCGAGATCGTGATTCCATTGCCATATTGGGCCAGGCATTTGCCCTGAAATGCGATAAGGATGAAGCATATTACATCCAGGACAATGAAAATATATGGAACCACCCATTGATAATAATTTTGGAGTCAATAATTTTGACATATCACGCCTCCACTTCTTCATCAGGATTGTATGGGTGTAATTCTCCAATTAACTTAGGGAATAATGCGAATCCAAATAAATTAAATGAACGCATGGTGCCAACCATACCCACTTCATCCGATTCGGTTACATCAGAAAGAGCGCAAAGAGGTATCCATAAATCTTGTTGGCCTTCATGATTGACAAAAGCAACTTCCTCTTTAATAAAACGAGGGCATAAGATATCGAACAACCAATAGAAGAAAGTCAGCAATGAGAGACTGCGGAAATATACAAACATGGTGAACCCCTTGCTTGTTTGGAGGGAATTCACCCTCCGGATTTATAGGCCCAATGCCTTTTCAAGATCATCTAAATCTTCAGTATAAAGATCGATGTCTTGCTTATTATTTAATTCTTCTCGTTGAACTTCTAAATTCTTTATCTGGTTCAACAAACGTTCACGGGCATCTAGTGTAATTGATGATAAAGACATCTTGAATAAATCATCGAGATCGCCATCAAAATCAGGATAGTCTGTCTGGAATAACGCTTTCAGTTCAGTGAGGCTCCGGCGCATATCTGTAACGACAGCCCACCCAATGAATATGGCACGATTGTTCAAACGGTGTATTTTGTCGGTCAATTCCTTGATAAGATACTGACGTCTATCTTCATAGCGACTCAGGCGATAATTGAAAAATGGAAGCAACATATCTTTCCAACCATCGTAACGGTGAATAACACCATCTTCATCCCAAGCTGTCCACACGGGCTTATTAGCTGAGTAGAGGCGGAACATTTGTTCAACCTGTTCGTCATTCAACTTAGACAATTCACCCCGCTTGAATACAACAGTGATATCCCAACCATCTTCGGTCGTATCGTTAGCATATTCAGTGAGTATGCCGGATTTGTACAACGGCAACAACACTTTGGTCTCATAGGTTTTAGAGAACCAACCAATAGGAACCTCGGTGATGTTCAAAGTGGTTGCATTAACGCGGGTGAACAATCCACGACTGTATGCTCTTCCTTCCTCAGTATAGCCTGTCTCTCCTTTGAAACCATTCCAGTACGGTTTTAAGTCCTTCGGGTCTTCGCCACGGAGAAGTGCTCTCAGGGCACTGAGCACGGACTTAACGCAGTGGCATGGGGTGTCGGTGGCATAACCCGAGCCGATACCATTGATACCATTCACGAGAAACATGGGCAGGATGGGTAAAAAGAATTTCGGCTCCAGTTTCTCTTCCCCAAGATAATTGTATTCCAATATCCCATCGTCCTCCTTTCGGAAGATCTTACGGATAACTTCAGACACTGCCACTGAAATATAACGAGCGGAAGACGCTTCGCGCCCCATGATTGAACCAAACTGTCCGTCGCGGTCAAAGTATGGGATGTTATTCGTACCTGGGAACCCCTGAGCCATGTTCACGATCGTACCGCTCATGTTCTCACCACCGGATTTGTAATTCGTGCGAGCGGCGGCGAACATGCCAAGGCGGTCAACAATCTCCTCCTTGTTGTATTCAAGAGCAGCAAAGAGTATCTTGCGCTGGCTTGGCTTCAGGCTGTCAATCAGCTGAGGGATTTGACGGATGCTGTTAACCACGGAAAACTCTTTATGATCCCCGTTGATAAATTCTGTTACGGTAATACTTTTAGCAACCATCTTATTCATCCTCGGTTTCAAATAGGCAAACATCGCTAAACCAGGTTTTTCGGTAATCAGCAGCCTCATCACCGAAACCATTCTTCAGTGACTGCTTGTATCCATCGTCCAGCGTGACCGTCGTAGTATACGCATCCAGGTTGTTTAGAATACGCTTGAAGTCTTCAGTGCTGTTACCGCCAAGACCTTTCAGATATTTCTTCTTCGTGATCTTCTTGGCGTCAGGTGTCTTCAGGAACTCCTCATATTCGGCATTGTTCATGAATTCATGCATTATATTACCACACCACACGCGCATGTATGGGGTACGAAGGAGCTTCAGCCTACCCTGACGAACGTATTCAGGCCAGAACGTACAATACAGAGTTATTAACAACCCACGGATGTGAATGCCGTCGTCATCCGCGTCTGTTGCCACGACGGTCTGTGGATAGCGACTGATATCAAGCGGCTGGCCTGGCACAGCACCGCCGTGAATGGTGCATAAATTCTTGAATTCTTCGTTCGCCATCACTTTTGAGCGCGGGGCGTTCAAGCAGTTGATAAACTTACCACGAAGCGGGAACAAACCAATTTTCTTGGTATCACGAGCGTTCAGGATAGGGTTGGATGCGCTGTCACCTTCTGTCAGTAGCAGCGAACACCCACTGCGGTCGCCTCTGGCGGTCGCCGGATAATACTTCTCAATCTCACGATAATCCCGTTTGCTGATATCCTTCTTCGCCTTTTCAAATTCGGCATCTTCTTGTTCATTGCGTAATGAAGCCAGTTCTTTACTCAGCCCTGCTGTCACGAACTCAAGCGCCTTGCGAATCAGTTTATCGCTGGGCTTGTAGGACGTACCAAACTGGCTCACAGGAGTCGTCATGCGCTCCTTGGTCTGGCTGTCAAAGCGAGGGTTATTGATGTCGGCGGCGATGAACAATGACATGTGGTTCTTGATCATCGCTGGCTTCAGTTCGGTCTTGAACTTCTTAACCAGCTGAGGGCGTATCGCCGCCACGATCTGGTCAGCAACATAATCAACGTGAGGTCCACCGATGTGCGTGGCGATTGAGTTCACGTATGACGCATGCATGAACACACCAGATGAGGGAGTGATAGCAACAGACCAATCATCCGTTTCATCAACAGCCGAGCCAGCGTAGAAGTAATCAACGAAATGACCAAATCGATCAATGCGGATTTGCTTGCCGTTGAGAACAACCTTCAGGCGCGGGTTGCATGCCGCCACTTCGAATGCACGACGGTAAATCATGAGCAGGTTGTTCTGGTCAAGCCCCTTAACACCCAGGCGCGCATAATCAGGGATCCAGGCAATAGTGGTGCCGAACTCTTTCGGTGTATTGCCGATGACCGGATTGGACTTCTTGCTCATGTTGTCTTCAAACAGCTGAGTATAAGACTTCTTGCCGTCACTGGTAGCAACGCGGAACCACTTTGAGAACACGTTGACGAGCGAAGCCCCTTCACCGTTCTGGCCGCCGGACTTCTGGTTGTTGTACTCCTCGTCCTCATCGTTGAAGTTGCTGCCCGCATAGAGCGAGCCAAACAACATCTCAGGGAGCCACTCATTGGTGACGCCATGCTTGACCACAGGGATACCCCCGTTGTCGGAAACGATGATTTGACCGTTCATAGGGGAGACCGTGACGGTGATTTCCGTCAAGCCTTTACCCTCAGGGGTCTTGCTGTGGTCAACACAGTTGGTGATGATTTCATCAAACTGTTTGATCAGCGCAGGGGAGTACTCAAAATTGTCACGGAAGATGACTTTGTCTTTGGTTGGGTCATACACCCACACCGTCCCCACAGACGAACGGATACTGCCCAGATGACGCTCTGGGCGAAGTAGGATATGCTCTATGTGAGTGAGCTTTTTGTATTTGCGTTCAATATCAATTTTGTTGGACATCGGCCTATCCCGTCAACGGTAAACACACAAGATTATGTATGGGGTTGGCTTATAGACCAAATTTACCACGCCACTTTTCAACTTTGTGTTCTATGGCATGTTCTACTTTAACGATCGTGTTGATATGGTTTTGATTATACCCACACGCCAATTTGGCAGTATTGCGTATCAGATTTGAAACCAGGTCCACCATATTATCTTCTGAACGTTGAGGTTGGTTCAGTAAACGAGTGATGCGGCCTTTGTAATGATTAACCATCGCAAGATATTTGTCTATAGTTTCAACACCACTACAGAACCAATAATCCTCCAACGTATGTTGGCTGAGATCAGTTGTGTGATTGGCTGTAGCCAAAGCAAACAACATGGAGTCAAAGATTTCTTCTTTGGTCATAGACCCATGTTGTTGAACTTGTTGATAATCCACAACATATAATAGATCCAGAGCCGAGATGATAACGTCCGCCACTTCACCGTTCAGGGGTTCGGATGCAGCGATTCCATAAAGCACATCTGATAGTTCACAAGACTCTTCCACGAGTTTGCAATATACAAACACAGGAGAACGATTAGGATCGCGCTGGCTGAGTTCATATGATGTGTTGAAGATAGTTTTTAGAAAATTCATTTCAAATATCCTTCTAGACGGAAGCGGTTAATATGCTGTATGATAAAATCCATAGAGTTTTGAAAACTGTATTTCCCCTGATGTTCATAAGCGTGAATCAGGGGGAGACGGCTATGGGCCAATTGGAATCTCAACTTGGATGGCATTGTCAGCAATTTTTGACTCGTTGCTGCGATAATGTCTCGTTTAAATTTGGGATCATCAGGGGACAATACAACGATGCGTGACTTGGCCAGGGTTTGTCCAAATTGCTTGGCGTCGTTCCCATAAAGACTACGCAAGTCGTCGTGGCGATATTTTAGCCAATACCAGTAGCCTTCTATTGAGTTGAAATTACCATCAACAGTATCCATGGGATGGTATGCAAAATGGGAAAGGAATCTGCCTAGTTCGGTGCGGCTTCGACTGTATATGTTGTAATGTGTCTTGCCTTCACTATCCGGCGTCATACGTTCTTTTGGAACATTGAGTAATGGGAGCATGATATAGGGTCTCAAATCAAAATTGCTGTGTGTGAGTTAAATCAGATCTTTTTGTACGCTTTCAAAGCACTAATAACCGAGACGCCGCCAAATAGAACTAACAATATGAATCGTTCCATCCTAAAATCAGGAAGGGAAAGCAGTCCCACAAGGCTGTCTAAAGCAATCATGAACGTTACTCCAGTCAGCATGCCCAACTTAAAGGAGTTGGAACCTCTTTTGCAACGTAGCATAAATCACCTCCGATTCAAATGGGGAGTTCTCTCCCCACACAGATATCTAGCCCAGAAACACTACTAAAGTCAAATTTGTGAGACTGGTCCGAGCATCCTGCAACATTTCACGGGCAGCGGCTAAACGTTTTACATCATGTAGAGTGTCAGAGAACACGATTATGTTAGCCTTATCGATCCTGGTCCCCATGAAATGGGTGATTGTCGTCGTGCTCTCTTTCTTGTCGACATCAGGGATAAGTAATTCTTCGCCCGTCTGAGGGTTGCGGGAAGGATAGAAGAATGCATCACGTTCACGAGAAGTATGGAAGACGCCAAACACATATGCGTCGTTTTCGACCTGAAACTTTTTAGAAAGTAGTTTCTTCAGAGCGGCTGTATGTCCGGTCTGGCGGAGCATTCTGTAGTAGAGCATGTTGCCGGAGCAAATAGGGTCTATCACTCCCCTAATCTGACGTTCCTTTTGTATCTCATACGCATCTGCCACAAGCTGCTGGATCATATCGACATGGGCATTCATGGAGATTTCTATTTTACGTTTGATCATAGATTGCATTTGGTATATCCTCAGTTAGGTTCCGCTCATGGGGAACGGGTCCATTATACACCCAATGCTGGAAATGAAAAAGAGGCCGAAGCCTCTTTAATCGTCGTATTGGCCTGTCCTGAAATTCCATTTTCGCGCCTTGGATAAATCCAAATCTTTGAAAATGTTGCCAAAGATCTTTTTAAAATCAGACTCTTCTTCAAGATCTTTTGGTTTTTTGACAGGCTCCTTGACCATACCGCCTTCGGGTTTCCCCACATCGGCGGTCGTGGTTGCCGGAGGAGAAGAGTCTTCGAGGTAATCCTGGAAGCTCTTCATAGATTACACCACAGCCAGTTCACAACGGGCGGAAGTTACAGAATGGCCGTCCGCGTCTTCTACAACACACCAGTACTCACCCTCAGAAGCAGCGGTGACAGCGTGGTTGACCAGAGACGCAGTCGCTGCTGTTGGGTTAACACCAGCATCAATCACCACACCTTCGCCGCCAGGGGTGTCAGAGTAATACCACGCATAAGAGTACGGCGTGGTGCCGCCAGCAGCAACGATAGTGAATGTCGCATCAGCGCCGTCGGCCACGTCCTGAGAAGCAGCCAGATCGGTTGTCAACGACAACAGTCCTGCGATGGTGATGACGGTAGAATCGGTGTGATTTCCTTCTACAGTAACACCATAAACTGTAACAGAACCAGACTGAAGCAGTTTGAATTTACCACCGCCGATATGGATCGCCTTCGTCAGGTCACCAGAATACCAGTTAACGCCTTGATATGTGGCATTGGCAGGGGATACCGTCGCCAGCAATTCAACAAACTGTCCGATCTCTCCGCTGGCTGTAGCTGGAGTAATCACAAGTCCGGTGGTTAAAATGGCATTCGGATCGTGGATTTCATAAGATACTTGAAAGCCGATAGGCTTGGTGGGATCCACTTTGGTGACACCGTCCGCTTGTAAATTGCTCTTGGTGAGAAGAGCGTCAAGACCTTTACATTCGGTCAGGATCTCGTCAGGATCTTGGTTGAGGCTGGTCTTTTGCCAACCCTTTGCAACACCCGTCACGACATGATTGCGTTCGGTTTCGGGTTTGTTGCGGACAACTTCCGGTGCGACTAATACTGTGATTGTTGGCATGGTTTCCTCCACTCATCCAAATCGTTGTTCAGAGCCATCATCAGCTCATTATCTGGTTCGTATGAACCGGAACATAAATCATCTCGCCAAACTCCTAACGTCAACAGCGCTGCTTTAAGACGAGGATGTTGGTTCTTATCCGTTTTCAACACCAACATTCGGCACACGGCTTCGGTTTCAAAGGTATTGAAAAGGATAATCAATTGATTGATAAGTACTCGAGGACTTTTCCCTGGCACAAATCTTTTCAATGATTGATTAATTAGCGAAATTCGCTGAATGTCTACCATCAAATCATCTCTTGAGACACCAGGGGTGATATAATGTCTTAGAGCGTACTCCATCAAATTGCTTTCGTCAACGATAGCCATATTGAATTATAATCAGCAGTTATACACTGGGATTATTTAATCTGCAGTTTTTCAGCCAATTGCGAGATTATTTCATTACGGTCAGTCGCGTCGATACCCAGGGGTTCCGCAAGTGTTTTAAGATCATTGATATCAAGCAAAAGAAGAACTTCAACTGTAATATCGGTTGATACCACAGTACCTGGTTTCATAGGTTTACCGAACTTGTCTAGCCCATATCGACGTAAAGTACCCGCCAGCCCCGTAAGTTCCGCGAGAAGCTCTTTCGTGCCGTCTTTGTATTCACACACCCAACCGTAGTCACCAGCGTAGACAATACCGCCGTCGCCACCCTGAGGCACGTTATCCACCACGCGTTGCAGATAACTGGGAAGTTTATTTTCTTCCTGTGCAGTGATTTCTTGGATGGTTTGGGTGTTTTCAATTTTCTTTTGTGTCTTCGCCATGATCAGTTCTCCTATAGACTGTAATATATTTACCACAACAATTGCAGCAATAAACATGCATGGAATATCCGTCGTCGTTAAAGTCACAGCCGCCACAACGACAAAATAATTTCACGAACTGGTCGCCTATGACTTCTCTCGGAGGAAAATTCCTGAACGAGTATTCCTTGAGTTCTCCATCAAATTGGAATGAATCAACAAGGAATTTTGTTTTCCGGCGTAATGAACCAAATGCTTGTTGTTCATACACGAAGTAAACATCTCTAGTTTCCATATTCACCTCAAAGAAAAGGAGGCCGAAGCCTCCCTTTTATATCCATTTACACTTACTTGTATAGACCTTCAACATCAATGGATTTATGTTGGCGGTTGTATTCCGTGGTGTAATCGTCTAATACCAGATATTCACAGCAGCGGATTTTACTGGAGCCATAATCATCAGTGATAGACACGATATCTTTCGGGTTCAGTTTGCAACGGACAACGCGTTGTCCCAGGCTACCAAAACATTGTTTCAGATAAGCCAGAGAACAAACGTGAAGACCGTAAGAGCACAGATCTTTGTTGTTATCGTTCACAAATGAGCGAGCCATTCGAACAATGGTGCCAGGAGCATTACTAACTTTTCCTGTGCGCTTGTCCATGTAGTTACCGCGAACGGATTTATACAGGATGATATCACCGTCTTCATGAATTTCGATATCCGAATATGCCATGAATTCATAGATTCGACCGGACTGAACCAGCGCGGCGCTCGGGTTTTGGAACATTTTGTCCAGGAAACGACCCAAGCGTTCCAAGTTCGGATAATCGCCTTTTAATGCCAAAGCCAAAATGCGTTTGGCAACGGAAGTTCCGGTGATATCATAGCCACCCCAGCGAACACGATTGTCTGAAAGGTCAACCATGCCTGTGGTGAATTGTTTGATGGCTTCACGCGGTTTCATCAGAGTGTACGCTGTTTTGACGTCACGATTTTTAATCGCTTCAACAATACGGTCATACGCCTGGTGGCTCGTTGTGATCGTTTCCGGTTTACCATCAACCACGATCACGATACTTTCCGGCAAAATCATGATCTGGTGTTCGTTCAGGAACACAGACAGATCTTTTTCATTAAATGAATTCTGAGTTTGCTTGTCGCCTGTTTCTCCAACAACTGCAACAGTCTTGACCACGAATAATACGGATGACAATGCCAGACGAAGTGTACGGCCTAAAATTACATCAAAGTAACCCACGCGCCGACGGGCATCAAGGGAACCGCGCATCGGGTATGTTTCGCCGTCATGTTGTACACTGATTACCACGCCATCATTGACTTTGGTAACGCCATCAACCAGTGCTGTCGCCAATTCGGCCAACGGCGAAATATTTTCTTCATTGAAGCGGCTTGACCGAGTTTCTAACGGTTTCAGTTCTTCGCTCCTGAAAAGTTTGGCCTGAATAGCAGCAGAGCTATCGTAACGCATACAGATAAACACTGTTTGGTTTTCCAGGAAACGGCCAACATACCATTCTTCGCCTTCAGAATCGACAGACACCGAACCTTCCAGAACTTCATAGGTGTCGGGGATTTTCCCTTCTTCAGTCAATTCTTTAATTGGCGAAATCACGACCACGTTATTAGATTCTTTGATGATACGAACCATCAGGGCGCGGGCAATTGTTTTGGCACTGACGCCATAAACTGATGCCAGAGAAGAATTGCTTTCACCTTTGCTGCTCTTGGTTTGTATTTCTTGAATCTGTTCAGTGGTCAGAGACTTAATCGAAGCTGGATCCACTCCCAGTTCTTTATCCGACACGCGTTGTATCATTGAGCGCGGTACGCCCAATTCACTGGCTATTGAACTTTGACTTCTGTTCTCATTCAACAGCTTGAGAATACGTTTTTCTATAGCATTCATCTTGTAGTTCTCACTGTGGGGTAATGGGGCTATTATGCCCCGAGAATACGTTTTGAAATAGCCTTCACAAACCTAGTGGCATCTTCAATCGCGTTGTGTGCCGAAGGCTGATATGTTGTCATCATGAATTTCACCAAACGATGACATTCAACTCGGTATCGGTTTTTGGCCTTTTGCTTTTGAGATATAGTGCTAGTGACCTTTATCTCATCAAATCCTTCAGCAGTTAATTTTTCATTCAATAAATCAACAACTTGAGTTAACTGGTTACAGGCGCGGAAAAATCTCGTAGTTGAGAAAGGCATTTCTATATGATAATGTAATTCCTCAACAGCCTTGCGGAAATAACCGTACCCCGATCCAGACGGATTTCGTTTGGCCAGCATACGAACAATCTTCCATTCTTCTTCAGTGATTTGTTGTTTCGCATAACTGATGATTGCTTTTGCCCTGTGTTGATGATGGGCATAGCCATCCGTAACTTTTCCATGGGAATCAATCAACAGCTTGGCACCATAATCAATGCGATGAGACATGATGTTTATGCACTTGCGAAGTTTCAGGAGTTTCTTAGATTCAAGCGCCTGAAATTCATCTTTATAATGCTCAAGCAACATATCAAACACTGCGTCAATGGGGATGAATACTTCTGGGAATTTCTTCATCATCGGAACAGATTTACGACGCGCAAGAACGATTGTTGGATGTGCTCCCAGCAAATCAAACAGGTTTTCGTTTCCATTCTCGCCGAACTTCGTTCTTTCCATCGCTTCACGCAAATGTCCAGCCGCGGATTGTCGTAAGGTATTACCATGAATTTTATGGATACCTTCTCGGCCAGATACTTCGATATATACGATCTTTTTGCCCGAATCAATAATATCTGAAACGGTTTTTCCATCTAATTCATAAACGCGGTCGAAGTTAAATGAATTGTAATGGAAACTAAACATCCCAGGATCTTTTTCAACGGTCGGGCGAACATATTCCATTTCATGCATGAAATAGACTTCATCCGGATTGAATAAATCGCCAAAGACCTCGATCAGTTTATCGGCAAAGACCAGGTAGTCCGGCGTTGTTTCTTGTACACCGATCCATGATTCAAAATAAGACTTCAATTCCTCATGGTTGGTAAATGATTCTTTATGTGCCGCCAGCTGATTCCGATTACTGAAATAATTTTCATTCGGTTTGACGACGATAACGACATTGAAGTTATTGCGTGCTGTTTGTATCTTCAGGTTTCGAGCACGATTCGAGTTATCAATAATAACAGCAATTTTTGATTTAGATTTCAACCAATTTCCGACAGAGTTCACATAAATGCTGTCGTGTACTACACCGTTGTCGTGTACTTCAATTTCGTAAGGACTACCAATAGACCGGAAAGGTGCATCCAAAGAGTAATCGCGCACGACGTCCGGCGCTCCGATATAACGGAACGTGCCTTTGTAGAAACGGTTATCTGCAGGAAATTCTCGCTCCACTAATTTACGGAAACCGCTACCGAACATATCGGTCAATTGAGCCTTCTTCATATAAAGCATAAGAGGACCCATAGATTCGGCCTGGCGAAGTTCATACATCTTCGCCTGCATAATATTGTCAGCCACATATTTGAACACTCGGTTCAGGCTTTCACGGGTGAACTCGTCATATGACAAGTCTTCACGTGATGGAGGAACATTCAATTCTCCAAGTTCGAAGAAGGTATAGGAACTCGGGAATTTTTCCAGCACGGTGCATATTTCAGAGTCCAATTGGTCGAGATCTATCGGGTAAGAAACCCCGCCCATGACAGCATAGTGGATGTTGTCGGAATCTGACTTCGGTTGGATATATGTGTTGCCTACACGGTTTTCGAAGTTGATGTCAGACCAACGGAAAGAATAACTGGCGTTTTCAACCTTCGGTCGCATTGAAGGTCGCATCACTCGACCCAAACGGACCAACTCTTGTTCAAAGGCGGTAAAACGCTGATTCTTTACAGGAACTTTAACAGTCAGGCCGTTGAACTCATCAGTGTCTTCCGGTTTAGGATCACGGGTATCTAAATCTTTGGTAATGAGATCCACAGTTGGGATTCTGTCCGCATTCAGATACATCAGGAAACGATACAGTTTCCCTTCATAGCGACTTTCTACTGTAAATGAATCAGATACAGCAAATGGGGATTTAGAACCTAGCCCAAACGCCCCTATTTGCCCGTCGTCGTCCTCTTTTGTACTATGGAAGAGTGTTGTATACAAACCAGGTCCACGAATGATCTCGCCATCCTCAGCGCGGAATACCAGTACCCCATTATAATAACCAGGTGTACCAATAACAGCAGTGCTATCAGGGATTTCGTCTTCCTTCACGACGATATTACCTTCAACCAGCACTTCATCTTCACGCGCTGTAATAGGCTCGCCGATGATCATTTCTAATGGAAGACCAACCCCATAATCTTTAATTTCCAGCCAGGGTTCCATAACATCCGGTAAATGTACAACAACAGGAGTTCCCTTGGGGGCAAGATGTTTGCTGTATCGTTGAGGCATAGGAGTGAGAGGAGCATAATGCGATGGCATCCAGCGTTGTTGGCGATCACGCATATTATGTGAGTCTATACCATTACACAACGTCTCACGCAAAGACGCCGCCTCTTTATATTTGTAGAGACTTGAAAATAATGTTTCAAATAATTTATCCGTCATCTTGACATTGAATGTCTGTCCGACGATGGTAGAAGAAGAGCGCACGAAATGCTCGGACTTGCGCATTTTCATAGTATAGAATTCCTGTTCAGATCAAAGAAGAACACATTATTGGGTAAGGTTATGATACTGGCGGGTGGTTCAATAGAAAAGCCTCCAATCGGAGGCTTTAATCAGGATTAACTTCCCTGAACGTTTACAACGGTGGCGTTGAAATTGAATATCGGGTGGGTGGCACCTGGCTCTAACGTCTCTTCCAGATAACCCACAATATTGCGTGTCACAGATTTCGGCTCTGCGCGGGAAGGCTTCGTTGCGCCGAGGTCAATAATGCTCGAAGTGACTTGTTCAACCTGAGTGTGATTGACAACAAAATGATAACGACTACCGAAGGCCGCAACTTCAACTTCTGTTATTTCTAAACCACTCAATTCAGAGCTGTTCAACTGCTTCACATTCAATTGAGAGCGGAGGTGCTCTACAATATTGCTGTAAACATATTGTGGTGTGATCAGCTGTTCAATAGAACTCATGACATATCCTCATTTCTTTGGGGGTTTATTGTTACTTAAACGGATCACCTCTGCTCGAAGGAAGAGGATTTCATCGGCCATCATTTTACCTTCTTGAAACATAACATGACATCGTGATGATCTGGGTTCACCTTCCGATAATGCGTGAAGGCGATATTCGGGGATGACATCATTTACGGCGTTTCTTTTTGTTCTTTCCATGGGTCTTGGCCTTTTTAGGACGACTGACGGAAGGACGAGCATGCCCAGGTTCCCCAGGGGTACACCCTTGTGCATAACGATGATCATCCCAGAGACGACCATTATGCGTCATATCTTCAGCCATGGCGGACAAAGCAAGGGTTGCTACAGCCGCAGCAGATAATGGTTTAGACATTTGTTTCTCCTTTTGCTGCATACGACAGAGCTTTTACGATCATAACAGCCAAACCGATAGGATCGTATGCATTGTCGAATTCTTGTTCTATGTTCTGACGAATTTCATCAGAAGATTGTACTTCAGAGCAGTTCTTACTCTGTCTGCGTTGCTCTTGCTCGACTAGATCTTTGAACAGAAGGTCTTTGAAAGAATACTCATCGAAGTTTTCAAGATACCGTTGGATGCTTGGTTGTTTTACATCCATCGTTTGACGCAAATTGCTAATAGTTGAACTTGCCTGTTCGCGGTGTTTGTTCATAACAGCAAAGTTAACGGGCTTGCCCCAAGCATTCATCACTGGATTAGAGCATACTTGGCCAAAGAGATCTTGGAAGGCATCATCCATGTGGATCAACGCAGTGGCCAATTCCTCATAAGTCGGTTTTTGAGTAGTCATTTTCGTTTACTCCGATTTTTATATTTCTTAGCCTGACGTTTATGTTGGGCGGCTCCATATAGGCGCGGCGGCTTTTGATAACGTTGTGACGCAATTATGTCTCTGTCATCGGCTTCACAATACGAAATATCTGCCTTCCGTAACTGAGCCACCGCTTGAGATACCAAGGTTTTGCGTTCACTTTCTACCAGATCATCACAAATTATCATGCGTTCACCTGGTTCACAACAACGTTTAGGAATATCGTCTACACTGATACATTCTACTTCAACACCTTTCAACTTTTCTTGAAGGATAATGGCCATAGTCCGAGCGCCGATTCCTCCTCCAATAATCGCTATCTTTCTTGTCTTGTCTGTCATGTTCTTGCCCATGAAAAGGGGATAGAGCAATAATACCCTATCCCCATTTATTGAAGAACTATTAGTCTTCCGAACCTACAACCCCACCACGCAGATCCTGTGCTGGCTTACCATCAGGTGCCATGACATAGATGGTATTGATAGTCTCAAACCAAGACAATAAATCAACTCCTTCGGTGTATGGCGTTACCGGAACAGAAGTTTTGATTTCTTTCTGTTCATCCTTCAAATCCGGATGACTTCCCGATAGGGTTAACCAAGCGAATCTTCCATTGGGATAAATAATGCCTTCTTTGAACATTACAATCTTTTTGCGAGGATTATTGGCTTCACCCAGGCACACCACCAGATGATGGATCATTTCGGGGCGCGTCAACAACGTGTCGTCACGGATAATGCTCTGCTTGACAGCAGAGATTACCACTTCATCCAGTAACGCCTGTTGCTGTTCCAGCGTCAGAGATTCGGTTAGTTTCACGCTCATAAGATCAGCCTTTGAAGTTAATCGGAGTCTGGACACCGGAGTCAAATGCGGCCTGGGTACGGGTGTCACTCACCACCTGACATGTCTTGTCAAGATCGATACGCGGATATCCAAAGATTCCTGCTATCAGAGAACCAGGGAACTGGCCAAGTTTAGTTTCATAGATCGCACATGCGTCCAATTTTTTAGTTTGGCTAATGCGGAATTCATCCCGACCTGAGCTGATAACAACCTGAATCTCTTTGTACAAAGATGAATCAAACTGAATATTCTGTTCCTGAATCCATTGCATTACTGCTTTGGAACCGTCTGCGCCATAACGGCCTTGGAAAGTATCTTTGATCACTTCCTTCAAACCGTTTTTGTACATGTCAGGAATCTGCGCCGTCTCCTGAACTTTGAGCGTATAATTGCTCAGGTGGTTTTCAGAATCTTTGTTGAACTTTTTGACCTGTTGTTCAATGCGGTTGAAGTCATTGAAATAGCTAACCACACTGCCAATCCCAATTACAGCAAATGCTAGAATCGCCAACCCAACAATCCAACCAATTGAAATACCTTTACGTTGTGACATCTTTACTTCCTCTTGTTAAAACAAACGTTTATAAGTTCGACCATTGTACTGCATGCGGCCTAATATGAAAACTGCGGTAAAAGGGATACATCCAAACAGCACGACGATAATCACTTCCCAAGTTTTAAGATCTCGCCATTTCAGATATTCCATTTCCTTCATCTCAACTCGGTTGTATCCCTTACTGATATTGACCGCAACTTCTTGGAACACGGATATGCCCATTGGTTTCCCAGTCAATGAAAGTCCGTTACGAGAATGGAGTTCCATGTTGTTCATGCCGTCGGCAAATGACGTAGACTTACCCCAATTAATTTTCATATCCTTTGAAATATCGGTGACTACAATAACATCGTTCTTTTTACCGCCGGACCATGCATATAGAAGTCCCTGAAAATATTCAACAGGCTGGCCAGAAGTCACAACCCAAACGATATTAACCTGACGTGAAGCACCTAATGTTTTCAGAGTATTGTTCAGATAATCATTCCAGTAATCAACAGGAATGTCCATCCCTGACATATTCAGAACACGAGTTACTCGGTAATAATCATACACCCTCGGATATGAAGGGATATGCTCTTTGAACTTCTCAGCGAATTGCTGGTCAGATTTAGAGAATAATGAATCTTTGTTGCCCAGCACATAATTCATATATGAATGTTCACGTGCCGCAGGTTCCCCGATTTTAACTTGTGCCCAACGCGGAGGCTCTGTAGTACCCTGACGATCAATACGGTCAATGCTCAGATCACCGACGGTTGTTAATACGTCCCAATCAACGTCATAAGAATGCTCATAGCATGTGCTGCAATGACGCGTTTGTGTACAAGATCGGTTATTTCCTGAACCAGAGCAAGAAGTTGTGTAATAACACATACATTCATAAGAATGTTCACAACCCACCTTATTCCGTTGCTTATCAGTTACATATCCATTCAGGATTTCCACGTCCCCAGAACTACCAAGGGAGAAAGCAGCATATAATCCCGACTGGATAAGGCAAGACAATACGATAACAATGGCCGTGGCGATCAAAGTCTCCTTTGGCTCATGGGTCTTGCGGTGATATATCACAAACAAGATGGCCAAAATTACAGGAACCACAAACAGAAGGTAAATCATAACACACCATCCACGAGTTGTTCCTTCGTCATACCAAGAAGTTGATTTTTATGCTCAGATTTAGCCCCATTTTTCAACAACAGATCCCAACGTTCTTCATGATACTGTGGAGTCATTGCATCGTCAAAAGAAACATGGTGGCGATGCATAATTGTTGCAACGGTATGAAGAACGATTGCTGTTTCTCTTTTTAAAGCACGTGTATCCGTGATGTGGTCTTCGTATTCGATTCCCATCAAATCGAGTTCTTTTCGGATATATGCTATAGACAAATCACCTTCAGAATGCAATTTAACAATAGTCGCTTTCTTAGGATGTAACACGCCGTCTGTTTCTTTCATGAACAGATCGTACAAATATTGTTTGTATCCTGACTGCGTCATTTAGATTCTCCCATGACGATAACGGAAGCGCCATTACGGAAGCATCCATATTCGGGTGGAAGACCTTCGCGAACCTTCTGTGTGAACGCTTCAGAAACTACCAGACGGCCAACTCGAGAGTCTTTTTGTTTCGGGGTAGATTCAAAATAGTCGCCAAATGTCGCTTCCATATCGAGCACAGACATGTCTTCAATTCGTTGCATTGCCATGATATAGGACCTCAGTATAATTTCGTATAAACTTGTTTAACGCCAATATCGGCAGGAGCTGTGCTCTGCTGCATATTATAGAATGCCAAATCTGCTTGTTCTTTGTTTTCAAAATCAACTACAACTGTGTGTACTGATATTGCTTCACCCTGTCCATAAGCATAACAACGGCTGGTGACCAATATTTTGTATTGAGGTGTCATAAATCAATCCTTGCAAAAAGAAAGGGGAACGGGCTAATAATAACCCATTCCCCTTTATTGAAGAACGCAATCGCAATCAGATTACTTTTTCTTCAGCTCTTCCAGCTTGGCTTCGATTTGTTCCAGGATGTCTTTACCCTTCTGAACAATCACTTCACCGTCTTGCGCGTGTTTACGGAAGACCAGAGCGCCAGCGATGAAGCCAACAACCACACCAGGAAGCACATAAACCAACAGATCTTGTAACATGATAATATCCTCACTTTATAGCGAGGATATTTATATCAGCGTTTCAAGAGTGTCATGAGGTTTACACTGGTCGACTTCGGATTGTCCTCTATCTTCCGGACGGCCATTTTCAGATTAGTGTAAACCTCAGATGGTTCCCAACGCGTACCCTGCTGCAGGTGCCATATATGTAGAGGAACACCCGTCTCAAAGAACACGGGCATCTTCCACTTCTGGACGCCTGGAACGTGCCCTGCAGGAGCCTTCTCACATAACAGGGTATCTGGTAGCCAGAGTGAACGGGCTTCCCAGAGAGGTGTACAGGAGTATTCAGGCCAAATACGTTCCATATAATCGATCTCGTCCCATGTACGCTCGGCGTCCCACCCGATGTAACGGGTATTCTTCAGTCGGAAGAATTTCTTCAGCCAACAAGCACCGGAGGTCTCAAAGTTCAGACGATTGATAAACGTGATGTGGCCAAACTCTTCAACGCATTCCTGAAACGCTTTCTCAAGGTCGGTTTCGAGTATATCACATTCTTCGTCTGTAATAGGACAACCGTTGATCTTTTTCTTCCCGTGCTTGGTCACCCAATCATCACGGTTGGATAAGAACGCCGCGCCGTTACGATTGGATTCGCTACCATCACGGTCACGCAACATGAACCCAGGGACGTCAATGGTGTATTCATCTCCGAAGACCATGTTCAGAGCTTCCAGGAAGTTCCAGGCGCTCAGGCGGCCGAAGTATTTCCAGGACATCGCCGTGTCCCACAACTGGGTGAATTGTTCCGCCTTATCAATACACACCAACATCTCACGGAAAGCGTCATATTGAGTACGGCCAGCCAGCCAGTCAATGTAGGACTGAACGCACGGAATCATCTTCGACTTGCGGTAGCGGCAGTCGGTATCGAAGCGCATGCGTTCAAAGTTCAGGTTGTACCAATCACAGAAGCGCTGCATCTCTTCTTTGGATTGAGGAGGCACAGGAAACTCGCTGTAGATCGTCCATGGACCGATGGCGTTGTAGCAACACCCCCACAGGAATGCCATCCAGATCTTACGTTCTACTTTCTGAGCAAGACTGATGCCTTCTGTAACCTCGATGGCATAATCCATCAGACGGACTTGCTGGTTATGCTCTTCAGTGTAGGATAGCGCCTCCACCCATGCCTTGAGCAGGTACATGCGATTTTCTGGCTTACGATAATCTACTGCCAGATCAATCGGGTATTTCCATTTTTCAGGGGCTTTATACCCCTGCGGCATTTTAGACAGATGCGTCATCCTTCACCTCGGCTTCGAGTTGGATATCTTCGGGGCTTACTACGGGCTGTCCCAGAGACCAGATAGGCAGGAAACGACGATCATTCGTCACCAACCAAATTTGCTTGGCGGTTTTCGTCTTTTCGGAAATAAAATGCTGGGCATTGACCTGGGTACGAGCCAAACCCACTTGACGCCAAGAACCGAAATCCTTAGAAGAAGGATTGGTATTCAGTTGAAATTGTGGGACGATTTTATTCTGTTCCGGATAATAACGGACAGCGTTAATCATCTTCGCATCACCACGGTAATCAATAGCAACAGCGACAACGTTGCGTGGAATGAGGATTTTCATTTTAATTCCTTTTGAAACTCTGAATTATGTTATAGACGAAAGGCGTTAATAAGATAGCACCCCCCAAATAATATAACGCGTAAACGTTCAATATTTCGGTTGAATCCAACTCAACGATGCCCAAATATTTCATGACACCGACAAGCACAGCTGTGATACACATCACCAATCCGACGAACACAAAATATTTAGACATCTGTTTCATTTCTAACCCTTACTCAACAGGCCGAGAAGGGATACAGAGGACTTTGTTACCTCTCCCTTGGCGCTCGCCTTGGTTTTAGATTTGGTCGCCTTCTCAGGGACTCGATGCGCTAGAGGATCATCCCCACCGACTTCACGCGTCATTGGGTCAGTTTCACAGAATCCGTAGAAATCTTTGATGTCCAGACCCATGGCGTGAAACTCACCACGCATTTGATGATGAATAGCGTTGCCAATCACCCACAAAGGTGCATCAAACGGCATCATGGCTAATTCGCTATCATTTCCTGTTTTGAATTCTTGAGTGTTTGTAGACGATTGGCGATACAACACGTCTTGACCGCTGTAATCATTGACCACCACTTCCCAACCCAGCGCCAGCATTTCAGTCTTCGACTTCTCAAACTCCTTGGAGTAAGATTCGTTGCGTGACCAGCCGGAGTCCCCCGCTTCCTTACCAGAGCGACCACGGATGCGCGCATCATACTGATAGCGGTCTGGGTATGCAAAATAAAGCAACGCCAGAGATTCAATCGGATAGTTCTTGAACATCCATTCAGGACGCCATTTATCCGATAGCATGAGGGGTTCACCCTCGCACACCAAAGTGTAACCCTGAGCCAGCCAGCCTTTGACCAGATCACGGGCGATATCACCCGAGCCTGTGGCAGCATGAATAGCATCCATGGAAGTCCAGGAAGCCAGACCGGATTTGTTGGACACAGTATACTGGCCGACGAAGATTAACTTCAGCTCTTCGAATTTCAGGCCGAATGGGCGCGTCTTGTCACCAATGGTGTAGGTGAGTTCAGTAGGCTCCAGCTTAGTGCGGAGCCATTCGATGAACTGGACTACTCTCGTACCCTTGCCCACGCCACTTGTTCCTTTCACTACAATTATTTTAGCCATTATGCATCTTCCTCAATACGCCAGCTCACACCGCCCAACCAGGGAGACCAGAAAACAGCAACCTGTGGGCGTTCGTTTTCTACAAACTTCACTTTATACTGGTCTTCAAAGTTATAGAAAATTTCATCGTCATCTGGTGCCATACCGTTTTCTATCAGAACACGCTTTAACTCCAGCGCCGCACCAACGGAAGTGGGTGTGGTTTGTTTACGAATGAAGTTGTTCACATGGATAATAACGCCATCCATATCGCTATCACCGGAACGCTTGTCTGGGGTTTCCCCAAACTTGGATTGTTCTTGCACGATGTCCTCCTCAATGGACGTATTGATAATGGCCAATCAGGCGGTTCACCACTTCGACAATATTGCGGTTCAGGAAGTCGAAGTGGTTCTGGCCTTCTACTGGTTTAATATAAAGCATATCTTCCGAGTTCGAAAGATCCAGTTTTTCATAATTTCCCTGGGGAACAAAGATGACAAAAATATTGTTCATCGCACAGGGTTCAACGTATTTCGGGTTATCATCAATTAAAACATCACCTGCCAAAAGATGCTTTTCGTCGGTGCTGACAAACCCGTTGAAGATGCCAGGGAACTTGTCATAGACAAACTGGCGCTTGCTGCGCTCGTGTTCTGGCTCACACTTAGATACTGCGATCAATTCAACATTTTCAAAGTCTTCGAGAAGGATCTTCTTCAGATTCACCAGGAACTCGTAAGCGCCTGGAAGCGGGTTCATCTTGGCATACAGGTCCGGCATGCGCCACCAATCCATAGGATCACGTCCTGTAGGTGAATCCATCCATTGACCAGCAACAAACACACGGCGCGTCAACCATGCTGGGTGAGCGCGTTCCCGCATGAGGATCGCCAAATCACCAGCATGAGCCATATAGCACTCTTTGGTGATACGCTGGAAATCATTGGGATAATCATGACAACCCATGTTTTCAGCAGCAGCTTTTGAATTGGAAATATTAAACCAATCCACCCAAGGGGAGAGGCTATCAACCAAAGTCAAGTCTACGTCTACCAGGATACGATACATTCCACCGATTTTAGAATTGGCATCATACAGACCAACATGATTATTCATCAGACTTCTCCACTTGATCATAACCAGTTGCGGTGCATTGCTCTTCTGTGCAATCTGCATACAGAACCACAGAAGATTCCTTCACGTAAGTGGTACAGTGATAGGTTTCATCTTCCTGGATGGAATCGTCATAATTGCAAACAGTTTGCAACGGACCAGGAGCGGTGTTGTCCAAAGCCGCATGTGCCTTGATGGTGTCTTCCATCTTATTCACCGCTTGCTGATTGGTGAACGTCGGCGCATCGAGGTCAACAGTAGACGCAACGTCCAGAAGGGTAGAGCATGCAGTGGTAGAGAAAGCCAGAGCACACACCAGAAGAATCTTATTGAGTTTCATAACAATACCTGTTGTCAAAGGGATAACAGGGGGAATTATATCCCCCTTTGGTTTATTGAATCAACCTTTCTTGCCCATCATGGACAACAGGTTAACTCGACGTTTATGAGACCAACCAACCACATCCAAGATAGACTGAATTGGCTCTATAAAGGTCTTTTCAAACGTGGTGTGGTAATCCACCCATTTATCCAATCCCAATTCTGGAGGAAGGAAGTCAGGGAAGGCTATGCGATCATTCCCCACAGGATTGCCAGGTTTCAGGTTGATGATTTTAACCTTATCACCGGATTCGATAGGGGGAAGACCGAGATCTTCGTGCTTATCGATCAACTTGTTGTACATAATACAAGCCTTGGCAGCAAAGTGCGTACCGCTGATGTAATTCCCGTTCGCGTCTAACCACTTCTCAATATCGCTCACACCAGATGCCTGAGCGATATCATCCACGGTGAGTTCCATATATTCCTTTTTGTATCCAGCGATTAATTCCTGAACCTCTGCCTCAGTACCGAGCAGGACTTTCTCATAACATTTAACCAGACGCTCACGACACCACTCAGGAGTGGTTGATTTACGCGCTTCCAGACCTTTGAATTTGATCTTTGGTTTCTCATACTTGATGCCTTCGCTATCGTATACTGCCATACAATACATCTTCTTGGCTCGCCATACAGCAGACGATGCGATGACCTCACGTTCCCAGACCATGCGCTGCTCAAACCCGTTCATGGTATTACACAACAACTGCGCCCATTCACTGGTTTTTGGCTGGTAATTCTCTTTGATCCATTGGTCAATGTTATCAACGAGTTTGTGATGGTCCTTTTCTTCAGGCCACAATTGCTTGACCAGGCGTTCAATGCAAATGTAGTTGGAGTCAGTATCACCCGCGATAACAAAATCCTGACCAGTGGTGCCACAGAGTTTGTTGAGGTAATCGTCGGTGTGTCGTTTATTCCATTTGTTGATCAGCTGGCCGGAAGTGGTAATTGCTTCAGCGATGTTGATGTTGAAGTATTCTTTAAACCAGACGTTAGAAATTGCACCATATCCTGCGTTCATCAAGATCTTCAGACCTTGTTGTAACGTATCTTGGGCAACTCCCAAATCTTCCCACTTGTGCATGACTTCAGTCAGGTGATCAAGGTCGATATGCTTGTGTTCTTCATACCATTCAGGATCGTAGAAACGAGACTTCATGGCGGATTCAAGGTGGAAATCACCTTTAGACATTTCCTTACACCAACCAGCCCATTGCTCATACTTCAGGCCAGTTGCTTTCTCTCCTTTACGGTCAGCGTATATGCCTCGCATAATTTCGGAAAGGAAGGACATCTTCTCATTACTGAAGAACTGAACGTTCGGGGTAAACGAAACGTTATATCGACGTAATGTTTCAAAATGGAATTCACCCAGCGCGACCAATTCATCAACAACTTGTATGCGTTCATCAATAGCACGCTGCAGCTTGTCGTGAAGATTTTTGAGATGACGGCGCTTGTTCATAGGCGTTGTCATATCATTCATCGCTTTGGTTAATTCCTCACACATGGACTCAATGATATCGCGACGTGTGTGCTTGTCAGATACGATAGTCTCAGGACCAAGGTTGTATTGCTGTATGATGTGGGGATACAGGGAGTTTAAGTCCTCAGAGAATACCCAGAAATATATCCCTGGTGCAACCTCCATGACATATGCGCCTTCAAAGTCCGTTGGACCATCATACACACGCTGTATTTTAGGGACAATCCCCTTTTCATAAAGACGATAGTAACACATCGCCAGCCATGGTGCTACAGTCCCAAGACCGTCTTCATAGTTAGATTTGGTGCGATACGCCAATACGAACATCAGCTGTATCAAACGCAGCTTTTGTTCTAAACGCCACACGAGTTTGACGTCTTTGATACCATATCGGGTGTGTTTGCAATAATCATTAAAATATAGATCATACAATGACTTGCTTTCACTATAATCCAACTTCTTCTCACCGAGTTCACAATAAGCGATCCAATCCAGTGAGTATTTTTCGCGGGTTGTGTACGTGTGTTTCTTGTAAACTTGCATGTAGTCCATCATAGGACAACCCACGAATTGATAAGAAGTCACGTCGCCTTTACGGTCTTTGATGAAACGTTTCTTGAGTTTGCCCCAAGGACTGAGGCGCTCTGCCTGGGTTTCGCCGAGAACCTGCGTAATACGTTCAACCAAGTACGGGCTATCAAACGTTTCGATGTTCCAGCCAGTCCAACCATCAAATTGACGTTCAGACCAATAATCTAAGAAAGCGCGAAGAAGTTCTTGTTCAGTAGTGTATTCTTTGTATTCAACCTCAAGACCACCTATCTCTTCATCATTTGGATCATATTTGAATTTATGGCGATCCTTAGAGCACGGCATACCCCAGACATAGAACTTGTTGGTGTTCATGTCTTGAAGCTGGATGAGCGTAATAGGGAAGGCTGCATTCATGTTCTGTGTGATCTTACCATTACTATCAATGATAGGGAACTGGTCAGTCACGTTGTTGGAAATAAAGGAACCTGGGAAATGCTCTCGAACGAAATCATGGTTGGCCAACACTTGCTTATGGAATCGGCGAACACGCGCCTCGCTCCCCTTAAACGTGTGGGATTCAATCGTCGCGTGAGGAAATGGGCCTTTAGTCATTTCTCCATCGCGCCACCCAGCCGAGAAAACTTCGATATCCACGTTGGCGATGTGAATATTTGAGTAATCGGGGGTAATCATCCCAGGAAAACTATGCGCTATGAATTGATATGCATAATCCGTTTGTCCGTAAACGGCAGCGCCTTCGACCTCCTTATATTCCTCCAGATAGTTGTCGGCGTCACGCATTGACGCAAATTTTTTAGACACCAACGGTTCATTGAGGAGGCCAATCTTTTCAACTTTGGAATAATCGGCTGTGGGTAAATACAAGGTGGGTTCGAATTTCTTACGCAACATACGGCGATTGCCGTTGTCGTCTGCAATACGAATCAGAAGGTCGTTACCCTGTCGGGCAACGTTCGTATAGAAAACAGTCATTGTTTGTCTCCGGTTAACCGTGCCGTTAGCACGTCCCCGTAATTTAGCCGAGGAACGTTCAATGACCAAGGAGTTTATTATGGCAATCCCCTTTGTGAGTATGATCCCAGGGGCGCTAAAGCAACTCTGGAACCTCGGGACTGATTTGATCCAATACAAGCGGGAAGTTGTTCAGGCAAAACACGATGTCAAGCTAGAGGCTATCAAGTCCTCCTCAGATTGGGAGCTGTCTAAGATCACCGAAGTCGGCGGGTCTTGGAAAGACGAATTCTGGACTATCGTGTTAGCTGTTCCCGCTATCCTCGTCATGACTGCTCCGGTTGTGGAACTAATTCTGTTCCCTGGTGAGTATCATAAAGGGGATTTCATCAAAGCAGTAATCGGCGGCCTCCAGGCGCTCGATACCGCACCTGAATGGTATACCTATTCGTTATTGACAGCAATTAGTGCATCATTCGGTATCAAGGGGTATAACCATTACAAAAGCAACAGCCGGAAGGCGCAAGCTGTGGATGCTCTCAAGCAGTTTGGGGTCAAAGTGGTTAACAAAGATCCCACTGTTGTTACTCAGTCGGGTTCTCCCGATCTTGAGTCTGCTCCCCCAGCTGGGTCTACTGCGACCTCTGGTGCGTGGCCTGATCTGAAGAAATAAGTTAGAGGGGAGGAAACTCCCCTTTCTTTTGGTGTTAAGGAATGAAAGTGGTAAACAAGAGATTGCTGGTCACCCAAGGCGGGGCGACGATAGTGAGAGGAAGGATTTACGAACAGATTCAGCTGGGTGATCATAAGACACGCCTGACTGTCAAAGCACCGGACGGCGGATGGCCCACAAAGGTGGTTGTCCCCGACGGCCTCATAGAACGAGGGAAAGCAGTGTACAAAGGAGCAGAGTTCAAAATTTATTAAAATATTTATTGAATAAAGTTTACTTCTTCAATAACTGGCGTATACTTCTAATTGTAGTACGAACAAACAACAATCTGAAGAGAAGGAAATACATCATGGCAATCGAAATTATCGCTCAATCTAAATCCGGCAAAACTGTATTGTTCGGCACCGAAGAAGGCCGTGTAATCACCACTTTGGGCACAGTTGACGGCAGCAACCCCGTAAAAGGCGGTCGCTTCCTGGTTGAGTACGGTTCTCGTGTCGTGATGGTAAGTAAAATTGATGGGCGTGATATCACCGCTCCTCGTCAAGAATTCTTTGATTCACGTTCTGCCGCCATGCAATTCTTTCTCTTCCAGAAACGTCATGAACTCTTTGTAGAAGCGAAAGACGCAGGTCTGGACGACGAAACGGCTGAGCTGATTGCCGAAGGTAAAATGACTCTTGAGACTGCTCTGGGAGACATGGATTGCGAAGCCGAAGCGCATTATATTGAATATTCCGCATATCAGAACGAATGTGAAGATGATCCGGAAGATGATGGATTTGATCCAGATCTTCACGGCGGCGAGGATGACAATACTCCTTCTCTGGAAGTTATCATGGCAGGTGGTCAGGCCGCTTGGGAATGGCAGAATGAAAAGAACGCATGGTTGGATTCCCGCCTCTAATATGACAAAGCCCCTTCGGGGGCTTACCTTGAAAACTGAAGGACTATATCATGAATATGCCAAAAACTCCTGTCCGTATCGCAGTTGAGCCTCTGTTGTCCCAGGCTGAAGACGCCGCAGTCATGTCGGCAACGAATATTATTAACAAAGTCATGGAAGATTTAGAATCTCACGGCTGGGATATTAATGCTTGTGCTCCATGGCCGTCCAGCGTAGGGATAAGACTTGGTCATCCAGATTACGTGAGCATGAAATCTAAACACACATTGTATCATTCATTGGTTCAACTCGTTTCTTCAACATATCAGCCTGGTAAACCAGAAATTGTTAAGCGCGACCCAGACCGTCAAAAACGATTTATTGATGAAGCTCGTCGTAACGCTGCATTTCAATATGAAGCATTCATCATTAAACTAGAAAATAAAATCGGTGGGCACAGTGATGCAATCTTAAAGGGTTCCCATATCTGGGATTATTCGATTCTGGAAGTGACTACACCAGAGGGAATTGAATATTGGAAGACACACACGATCATCAACGTGTCGAAACTCGGCAAAATTTTTAACCAATATCCAACAAGAAAGGTCAAAGCATAAACAAGGGGGCAATAGCCCCCCTTGTTTATTTCCCGTCCCAGAAATCGTCATCATCGTCTACGTTGTCAAACGCTGAATCCAATTCTTCATCAGAATATTCAGGGAGACGACCATTCTGTTTCAGATATTCAATTTCGTCATCTTCCAATTGAAGATCCGTGGCTATAAACAGCGCTCCTGTTTCTTCATCGTGCTCAATACTGTAAGATGTATATTCAGCACCCTGGACTGTAATGATGATAGACGTCGGGTCTTCTGGGTCCACATGGGCTTCAAACGGGATACCGTCAATCGGGGCGTCCTCTAAAAATGTAGCAAGAGCTACGGCGGCGCGGACGACGTCTGTCCCTTGCACGGAAGCATAAATCTCTTCAGCACCTGTTTCCCCGCGCTCAAAGAATTCAATCGTAGTCCCGTCTTGAACACCAGTCCAAATAGGCATGTCTGCTGGGGAATCCGCTTCAAATAATTTCGAAATTGGCATGGTAATGTCCTCTTGAATAAACTGCTTTGGACTATTTAGGCTTCTCTGGTCGCCAGCCCTGGCTTAAACACCACCATTTCCTCAACGTTATTGGCACTCATAGAGGCTATGGAATCGAACCCTTTGTTGATAAGTTCTTTCACATTATCATGTATCTTACCAGGCTTTATCCCCAACTCACGCATTTTATTTTCCCACACCGAAACATTGTTGGAATCTATTACAAGAGTCTTCTTGGCCTTGACACGAAATGCCATGACAATAGGTTCACCAGATTGACGATAGCGCACGGCATTTTCTGCGTAGATCTGTGCCTTTTCTGGATCCCCCGTCAGGTAAAACCCAGCACCCATCGTACCAGAGTCAGTCTGGCCAAATTTTTCAAAATCAAAGATATCGAATTCAACATTAGACCCATGATACAAAACGATATTCGTAAAATCAGGTAACGTTGATTCGCGATAAAATTCTAGAAAGGTTTTCATAGATACCCCACACTGGTCGTATGGGGTATTTAGGATGGATTAGCTGGGGACAAACTCATTCACAGGGACATGTTCAGGTATTGATAATTCAGGACAAGCAGCTTTCATCGCTTCCAGATATGGCTTGCTACCCACGATCCAAAACAATGAGTTCTCATTAAGCAATTCTGGTTTGTGTTCCTGTATCCATGTCATCACCTTCCCTTCATAACGAGGATGCAACTCAATATCTCCCCACTGGTAATCCATGAGGTCGTTGTAACGAACCCAATTAGTGGTATGAAGATCCCAATGGTGTACCTCAAAACGAGGAAGCACGATATCCGGCTCGTTCTTTGGCCTGATACCACTTAGGAGGCCAGCCAGCGAAACGCTCTTAGAGGCATGCTGGAGATCCTTCTTACCATACACATAGTCTGGGTTGTCGTGATAGCGACGAGTGAAATCAGTTATGTGAGGGAGGTTTGCTTGCTTACCGATAATGCGCAAACGACTTTCAATGAAATCTAATCGGTTAGGTCCAATCCCGATCAGATAGACATTCTTCAGATTTGGTTTCGGATGCATCGCTAAACCTGTCAGGATACTGGTGCATGAATTACAAGAACCAGCAGGAATGATCAGATCAGTGATATGGTCTGGGATATTGGCAACCTGCTCGCCACCCAGCATATGGAATCCAGCAATGCGTTCTGGTGAATGAACGGTATGATCCAATGTAATGCCATATTCCAGATAATACGCCTTTGGATTTAATTGTTCAATGAGTTTCTTACAGCGCGGCTGAATGGTGCTATTGTAACCAGATCCAACAAAGTTAAATTCACTACCAAACCATGCTGACATTGAAACCATATCATGGTTCATGCATGTGGTTGGTTTAGTGGCACCCAGCACAGTGGTTGTCTTGCCGCCGAAATGTCGTGAGACTGCCGTCGCCATAGGGGACTGCGGACTACCAACTACAGTACCATGGATAAGATCTGGGGATCCTCCAGCTTTCAGATGCTCCATCATGAGCCAGATGGCCTGGCGGAGTTTGCTGCCATTGATCCCCTGCTTGCCATTCATATAGCATGACAAAGGCGCGAAGTAATCTTCACGTTTGAACCAAACCTGCTGATTGGTTTCTGGATTGGCAATAAGTTCGCACGGGGTGTGTTTGTAGAGATAGTCTTCCCAGTGAACCAGATTACGGTCGAGGGAAAGGGTATCGAAGATGGTTTTGTTCATTCTATTTCTCCTGTAGGCATTGGCTTATCATAGCGTATCTACAGGAGTATAGAAAAGGAGAATCTCGGATTACTTCTTGAACAGACGAAGGAACTTCATCATGTTATCCATGAAAGTCGGCTTCTCGACCTTTTGTTTTACCGGAGCGCCCTGATCATTCAGAACACGACTGGCCGGAGGAGTAGGCGGTGTCGGGATTGAACTGTCATGTTTAACAACCGGAGCACCACTGGCCAGAGGAGTTGGCTTCAAAGATTTAATTGCCTGATTCAAATCGGAATTATCCACGACACCCACTTCTTCACCGACCGTAACGCATGGTTTGATTAGAACGGATTTCTTAGACTGCTCATACTGATGAGCGATATCCAGATATTTCTTGCGCTCTGCGTAGAAATCAACATTCTTTACTTTACGGCGGCGAGCAGTAGAACTCTCTTCACCATAGAAATCATAACCATTTTTGAATAACCAATTCACGGCTTGCTCAAATGTGTTAAACACCATATACAGACCGCGTCGACCATTTACCATGTCATCTTCGCTGGAATAACCAATGAATACCGCTTGCCCTTTCTTGTTGATATCAAAAGGAGTACACACACCAGTTTCTTCAAGTGATCGCGGAGCAAGATGCCCGTCCCGATAGATATATGCCGGATACAAGAACTCATTAAGAGTACGTTTGTTCCCTTTGTATGTGTACAGGCGAGCAAATGGAGGCAGGTCACAAACTACATCGTTGTAATCCCAAATCGTAACATTACGCATGTTGTTTCCTCAAATCAATGAAGGGGTTTATAAACGGTTAAATTTTAAACCCCTCTTCCTCATTGAACAAATCAAATACTAGTCATATAGAGTGGGACAACCTGCTCAGCGATCAACACGACCTCGGTAATGGTAAAATCACCACCATAAGAGTACAGTTTCATTTGCGCCCCGTTGGTCGCCAGGTTCCCATCCTTGTCAACGCTGAAGAATGTAATGAAAGACAAAGTGTCCGGCGGCGGTACGCTAGCATCACGACTTCTTGATAACTGGTTCCCCACAGAACCCACAAAATCTAATATCATGGTTCTATTAGAAGTAGACCCAGACCATGATCCGACAATATTAACCTTCACCGGAAGAATAGAATCATAGGGAAACGCATGAAATTTGTGATCTGATAATTTAAAAAACGGGGCTAAACCAGTAGGAGAAGAAGGGTTCGGAGTCTTCCCATCCAACACAGTTAATAAATCTATTCCAGTTGCCCCAGAAGTTAGCAGTTGTGACAACCCAGAAAATCTGACTTCTGTTTTAATGCGGTGGGTCTGAAGCATATTCCCCAAATAGGGAGATGTCAAAATAGCCATACCCCCTCCTTAAGAAACGATAACTGTCGCATCAGAATTAATTGCCTTAACCCAACCCACCGTCGGCGGGGTTAAAACGACCATATTTCCTTGATATATGATGTGCGCGTTGTTACCCGTTGGAATACTAGGGCTATCGCACAAATACACAGAACCGTGAGTCACTTGAAGAGTTTTCAAAGATGTTCCGTCTGAGACTTGTGTCCATGTACTTGCGTTTGGTGTGATCTTAGCAGTTGCCATAATAGACCTCCTTTACAAGTCAGATCTATTTATTATAGACAAAAAGAAGCCCGATCTTCCTGATCGGGCTATGGTTAAACCATCGTGGGGATGGAAAGACTACTCACAGCAATTTCTAGTATTAGGCGTTTGGGAGAGTGCGTCGGGAATCGAACCCGAAATCGTCAGGACGTTGAAAGCTATTTGCATTTCACTTGCATATCCTGCGACTTTCTTAACTTCCTTAACCCCAGATTGTTATGAAGTCGGCATGCACACCTTCTTCATCTTCAGGAAGTCACACTCATTATTCTGATTGCTTCAACTGGATTCGAACCAGTGACCTCAGGCACCTTGTTCTCTCGAAACTTTCCTGCGCTCTACCACTGGAGCTATGAAGCAATTTGGCGGAAGGTGAAGGATTCGAACCTTCGGGGGCTAAAAGCCCCACTCGATTAGCAGTCGAGTCCCTTAAACCTCTCGGGCAACCTTCCGTATACTGCGCTTCGGTCAAGAATTTTCCAAGCCATGACCTAAATCTGGGTTCTTGACCTGACCGAAACGACTTATTGGTGTGAGTGGATGGATTTGAACCACCGCGCTGTTACGGGGAGATTTACAGTCTCCTGCATTCGACCGCTCTGCCACACTCACGTTGTTTGGTGCTCGTTAGAGGATTTGAACCCCAGCACTCTGGTGATCAACCCAGAGAGTCGCGCCTCATCCATTTGTTAGCCTAAACGAGTCTTGCAAAACCCGCACCGACCGTCTACAAACAGACTGCTTGACCGAGCGTAATTTGGACGGGCTTCACACCCGATTGTGCATTTGATCTGCCGTAGCCCAACTCCCCGCGCTTATCAGCGCCGATTGGTTAACTGGCACCAGTGCCTTCTGGTTCGATCTCCTGGAACTTTACAGGCTTCGCACCCGACCATTTCTGGAAGTTGGGGCATCGTTTCCGATGTGGAGTCACCCCATTTTATACACAGCTGGCTGCAACGCTTACTGTGTTTGGTCTACCACCACGTGCTGGGCCACGCTTGAGGACATCGGCCATCCTTCCTCAGCTAATCCACGCGGTGGTAGATTTGTATCAGAGTGTCCGGTGTAGCTTTCCGTGAGGTGCGCACTACTGTAGCCTCTACACTCTGAATTTGGTGGGCGTTACTTTCGTCGGGTTCGGATTCCGTTCGGCTATTGGACGTCGCTCGAGAGAACTTGTCGTTCGCGTACTTCGTGCTTACTTGCTTTCGTTTCACACCCATTGTTTGTCGTCGGGCGGGGGATTCAAACCCCAATCTTTAGTTTGTGTTTCTTCAAAGCTATCATATGTTCACTTTGAATACTAGACTCCCCTGGACATCAAAACAGAATCTCTATTCCATCCTGCAAGACCCGACATAATCCTGGCGACGATGGCAGGACTTGAACCTGCGACATACGGTTTAACAGACCGCCGTTCTACCGACTGAACTACATCGTCATTTATTCTTGTTCGCTTCGATCGCCCTTAATTGGGCGTCCGCGTCAGCTTTGGTGTCATGTGTCCCAAGAACTTTAGTCTTGGTGTGGTCAAGGACAACCCACTTATCGCCTCGCTTTTCAACAAACTCAACAATCTCTTTGTTGTCGGTAGCTAGACCATCCCACTCAGTAAGAAAATCACCGAACGTTTTCATCATACTCACCAATTGTTTATTGAACAACTGGTTTATTTAGTGGTGACCCTGGCTGGACTTGAACCAGCGACCAATCGATTATGAGTCGACTGCTCTAACCACTGAGCTACGGGGCCAAAATTTGGCGGGGTCTGAGGATTTTCACCTCTCCTTGCTGGTTTGGCCGCCAGCCTGTTCTCTCTGGGGACTCGCTGTCCGGACAGCTGTCCCTTAAACTATCGCCCCATAATTTATTGTGTGACCAACCAAGGTCTCTCAACCCTTTATCCCGTTTGTGCATGATCAGTTCATGCATGCCTGTTTGTGCGCCTCACGGCAACGCGCTTCTGTGGGTCTTTGGCTTGCACCGTAGCCTCACCACAGGCGTTTATTTTTCCAGGGCTTTCCACTTGCAAGTCTTGACCATACAGGGATACGGGCTTGCAAGATCGGGTTGGACACAACTTTGATGGCTCTGGTACTAAAGATCCCGCGTCACCCATAGACATGGTTTATAAAATCCAGAGCCATCAAAGTTGCAACCAAATGTTACAACTCGCATTCAATGTCTTCGTCACACAGAATACTTGTCCTCTATCGCTCGGACCAAACGAGGCTGGCCGACAGAAACATAACACCACTCATCACTAGAGCGAGGATGTGGTTGATGGCCACGATGTAATGTCTCTATCGAAGAGTGATCACACTTGTCAGATGATCACTGTTTTGCGAACTCGAGAATACTGCGCCTGTCTCGGGTTTCCCCTTAGTTCGGCCTCTCATTGTTCGTCTAGTCAGGGAGCTACCCTTGATGACCAGCTTATATTGAGATCTTCGCCAGCGCCCACCAGTGTCTAGAATGTGTAGGCGTCGAGGTCTGCAAGGCATTGCCCTATTTCATACAACGCTCTCTCAAGTACGCAAATCGAAGTTCTCTGGGCTTAACAGGTTCGACCCAACATGTTGTATATCGCCTAACTTACTCATGGGACGGCCACTTCTGTGTACAGACCTTGAGGGTTAAAAGATATACCCAGAGAACTTCGATTTGCGTTGCCCTTCACTTGCCAGAGATCAGGGCAATTGGTAAGACTTCGCTCACATCTTAGAGGACACTGCACGGGACTCGAACCCGCCACGAACATTTGGCGCCAAATGCTTCCACCTGTCAATGTCCTCTAAGATGTGGAGCCGTTTTAGGGAGTCGAACCCAAATGCTTGGCCAGCGCTGACCTTACATCCCATCTGACTTAGGCAACCCACCTCTGCCTACTCAGGAGCTTATCCCCTTTGGACAGTCAGATATAACGGCTTTGGGATTGGAGGAAGGACTCGAACCTTCTCATGTACGCTCCTGATTTCTCAGAAGTAGTCTGCTCCCATCGACCTATTAAGTACACGCTCCGCTCATTGTCGGCGGGAGATTATTAATCACACCCTCCCGCCTATTTTAGTGCGCCGAATTTTGTTATGAGGAATCGGAAGACCTCACTGGTGTATGGCTATTAAGCTACTGCCAGGAACGTGTTATCATTAGCGATTATTTTTGTGGTCAGTTTCTAAAAACCCGCAAAGTCACGCACAACGAAAACGAAAACCTGTTTGAGTCCTAAACCTACCTGTCTTGGTCTCACATCGCTATGAGTGGCCAGGACTCAAACAGCTTGCCGTTCAGTGAGTTAACTATACTTTGTAACCCGTTATTGATAAAACCTTTTATTTTTGTTGACGAGGGTGTGGAATCGAACCACACTTCTGAGCGCTGCCCCGTGTCACCAATGCACCACCTCACCATCGATTTGCCGGAACTTACGCATCCGGCCTCGTCCTGTCGGTGTTCTTCTGAATCCGGGAAGATCAGCAGGAACTATGAATCAAGTTAATTCAACCAACAGGAATCCTCTTGTTGCCCTTTGACGCAACATTATGAACCCTCTATGAAGATTCATAATGTTGTCGGCGTGATGGAGATTAGCGCCCCCGACCTCCCCTTATATGTTGGTGTCGACTTGCCAACGGGGTGCTCTCGTTTTTCTGAGCTAATCACGCTACAACAGGGAGTTTCGTTCTCCGACGGTCAAGTGCGTCCACTGACACCAGCGAGGTGGCTATTACGCCTCTATTCACACAAGCCCCTGAGACTAGGGGTTAACTGGTTTTGGGCTGCAAACCCGACTCCCACTGTGTTATTTCCCTCATGTTTAATACTTTACCGCAGCCCAGCTAATTTGAAAAGTCCTCTCCCCTTTGAGCTACACTGCCCACAGCAGTGCGGACGAACCTTCACTCAAAACCGGATGCGCCGAAGTGGGCAACTGTTTACCGGACTGATCAGGTAGACCCAGGAGAGAGCAGGTAATCCCGATCAGGAGGATGAGGAGTAACATCATGTAAAACATAGTGTTCCCTCCCTTCCATGCAACTAACTTTACTACAATTATTTATTGAATAAAGCGTTATTTTAACACTTCTAACTTCACAACACGACGCAGAAGGTAAACATATTCGCCAGCAGCTTCATGCGTCATATAATGGGTAGAAGGTGTGGAATGATTGTTCTGGGTTTCTTTTAATCCAACACGTTCTACCCAACCATTAATAGAGTTCCCATAGAAACCGATAATCGCGCCAAAATAAATGCGCTGGCTTTCTGGCTCTAAAACATAGTTGACAGTGAAGCAAATATCAGAACGAATAGACTCCAGTTTCATACCAACACGACCTTCGGAGAATTCGTTACGAACATATAAATGACGGAAACGATCGCGCCGCGCTTGTGATGATTCTTCCAATTCTTGTCGAAGTGAAGAAGTTACGTCAATATTAAATGAAAATGTTGGATTTTGTAAATCAGAACGGGCCAACTCTAACGCAGATTCAACAACGCGACGGAAATTGATACTTTTACCTGTCAGGCGTTTCACTTCATCTGTGATTGTTCCAAAAGGGATTTTCGTGGCGCGTTCCCCTTCGTATTTTGCCAATAAAGGAATAATGTGTTTCATGATTGCTGTGTTAATGTGCATTCCGGAGCCTCACCGAATTGATTAAATGTCTCCATTATTATATTGGAGATACGTTTATTGAATATAAACGCAGGAATGGCCAATAAAATAATGACAGTGATTATTAATAGGTAAAAACTACTTTTCTACAACATCAAGAAACTGTATCTTAACGCGGTGCCCTTCGAGTTGTGAGTGTTAACGAACAACGAGAAGCAGCCTCCATGGCTGTGGAATGGGACTGCCTGTCAAGGCGGTGTTACGAGCGAGGGCGTCAGCCCCCTCGCGAGTATATTCGAATAAATTAAACGCGCGCGAGCGTTTTGATTCCCGTTGGCTAAATATCTTCAACACCATATTCAAACTCAGGTGATGGAGATTATCATGGCCACGCAAACAGTTCCTTCACTCGACGTCAGAGCATTTGAATACATTATTAAACAGCGAATGAAAGCTGATCCCACCTTTAAAGATTATGACTTTGAAGGTTCTGGTCTTAGTGCGATTATTCGTTTGTTGGCATCTGACGCGAACGCCATAGCCTTTATGCAAAACATGCTTAATGGTGAAGGCCATTTGAAGACAGCAAATCAACGTTCAAACGTCGGTTTATCTGCTGCATTTCTTTCCTACACGCCTGACAACTATCGGGCAGCATACATGTATGTCAACATCAAAGTTACGCCTTATGACGCCAGCACAGCCCCCAATGAGATCATCATGGATCGGCGCGTAATGTTCGTTGGGGCAAAAGACGGCAGTTCCTACAACTTTACTGTTGAGAAACCAGTGTCGGCAACGTTGACTGCAGACGGTTATTACATGTTCAACAATGTAAAGTTGATACAGGGGAATTGGTTGTACAAGACATATGATGTTGAAGGAAGCGCGATTTCAACATATACGATTCCTTCTGGGAATGTCGATATCAATCATATGGTCGTGCAAGTACAAGAATCAGAGTCTTCCGACGTTTCGACGACATATCAACGTTACAACAGTCCATTTGATCTGAGCCAATATGCCTACCTGTATTTCGTAGAATTGGGTATTGATGGTCTGTATGTGTTTGAATTCGGAGATGGTTATCTTTCGCGTCGAGTAGAAGATGGGAACGTCATATTCCTTCAATACTTAGAAACTTCTGGTGCTGATGGGAATGATATTACAAGCCTGTCATCAGCGTCATCCATAGGCGGGTTTAACCAGGTCGACGTAGAATTGGTTTCCGAACGTAGCGCAGGTGGAGACGATCCAGAATCTATTGAGGACACTAAACGGTTGGCTCCTTTAGCTTATCAGGCTGATGGTGCGGCGGTTACAGAAACAGATTATGGTGTATTGACTGAAAGGTTATTCTCCAACGTCTCCCGAGCTAAATCATATGGTGGTGACACGCTGTCTCCTCCTGATTCTGGCTATGTTTACATCGCTGTTATACCTTCTGTTGGTGAGACACTTTCGGACGCTGAGAAGGCCGATATCGTTGCTGCTCTGGACAAGTATAATGTGGGATCTATTACCCCCAAAGTGGTAGACTCCGAGATCACATATATCCAAGTCTCAACGACTATATTTTGGGATCCGACTTCTACAGTCTACGTTGAAGAACAGATGAAAGTTGTTGTTGGAAACAGTATCGTTAAATGGGGTGAAAATAATCTCGGCGGATTTGATCAATTGTTTGACAAAGAAATATTGCAGGAAGCAATTACAAAAATGGAGCGTTCTATTAACTCGAATATTACTTCAGTTGGTTATAAACGCCATTTTAAACCTGATTATGGAGTCTTAGACAGTTTCACATTCAGTTATGGACGAAGTATCAAACCTGGTTCTGTGAAAATAACGGGGTTCAAACCGCTTCCTGCCGAGGTGGATTTCACTTACTACATGCGCGACGATAATGGCGATCTGAACATGTATAAAGTGAATAACAATGACACGACAAAAGAGTTTTTAGTTCAAAAAACAGGGGTTGTGGATTATGCAAATGGGGTTGTGGACCTTCAGCAGATCACGGTCTCTAACTATAACCCTGAAGGGGTGACCATAGTCGTGTTACCGGATGGACTGAACCAGAACATACAGGCTACACAAAACCAAGTATTCAAGATTGGTGATGTGGTTGTTACGCCAGAGGTGCGCTATGTCCAAAGATCTTAATAATGGACACAACGGGGTTAAGTATGAAACTCCGTTGTTCTACCAGAATGATTTCCCTCTGTTCATAGAATTTATGGACACGTTCTTCAATTGGTTGTATAGACAGCAGGGGTTCACTCAAGAAGAGATCTTGGCATATCTGGCGGATACGTCTAGTTGGATGAATCCTGAGAGTGAAGATTCTCCAGTTAAACAGCTGATTGATTTAAAGGCTGACAAGACCCCAGGCTCAGAGGCCAAGGATTATTTGTCTGATAAATTCTTGGTTCGTACCTTTGAGAACATGATGGCTCTGGATGCCGAAGAACTTTTAGATTCCGACGGAAGGCCGCTACTGTCAATAGAAGATAAGAACAAACAGATAGATGACTGGTATAATGATTTTGGTTTCCAACGAACTGTTGATAAATCATTTCAAGAATTTGGACATTTTATCCCAGTCGGTTCGGATTCTTTATTGACGGCCACGGGCGATACGTTCTCTGTTTATATCGAAGGAACGAAACGGAGAACTCTGGATCATCCGCGTTGGCTGAAATTGTTGAAACACATCTATAAAATACGTGGAACAAAGAAAGCGATTGAATTGTTCTTTTGGATATATTTTGGTTGTCCAGTCAGCGTCTATTTTACGAAAGAAGACATAGGCGGTCTGGACGGAAATTTTGAATGTGACGGCACGACAGGGATGCGTGATGATTACTATTATGATGAATACACTTATGTTATAGGAGTCCCAGGCGACGTATCTGATTTTGAAGGTGTGTTTGAGCGCGTCTTCCGTCAGCATTTCCATCCTGCTGGATTTACTGTATTCCTAGAAAGCACAAGGAGCTAAAAATGGCCGATTTCCTGAGTCAATATACAGGTCAGCAGATAGATCAGATATTGGGTTCTGTTGATGACAAAGTAAGTAAAAACGACGTCATTGATGATTTTGAAGTCAGCGACCCGTTGTTTCCACCGTCTGCTCGCCTGACATACGAGTTGAAAAGATCTGTTGACACAATCAATGATACTTTGGCCAACAAAGTTATTCGGACAGATAGTGGTGAACAAACAATCAATGGTAAAAAGACTTTCAATGCTTTGTTGGTGACCAATGGGGGCATACAAGTCCCTGCTGGAAAATCCGTTTCAATCACAGATGAACCAACGAACTCGACAGATGGTGTTAACCTGAGTATGTTGAGAAAGCATGGCGTCAGTGAAGACACTACCCCGCCTGGTTCTGGTTTGGCTGGGGAGTTGTTGACATCCGGATATTACAAATTCAATTTGGATTTCACCAGATTGTCTGCGTATACCGGACCAACGTTGCCGACTTCAGTTCCAGTACAAACAGATTCTGGAGCGCGTTATTGGGCAATGACTGCATTTTTTGATGCGTTGTTTGCAGATAATCGATTTAATGGATATGTGACAACGACAGCGTATGATGCAGATATGCTGAGTTTAGAGTCTCAAATTAATAACATCAACACGTCGTTGAACGGGAAAGTCAACACCTCGACTTACAACACTAAGATGGCGTCGTTGGATTTGAGTATCTCCAATATCAACACGTCTCTGGGTAATAAAGTCGAGGTCAGCACATATAATACGAAGATGACTTCCTTGGACGGCAGTATCAGTTCTCTCACGACTGGTAAGGTCGATGTATCAACGTATAATGCCAAAATGACCACAATTGATAACAGTTTAGGGAACGCAGTTTATCGCACAAAAACAAACTTGTCGTCATACACGGTTTCGGCTTCTGGAACGACGGCTCTTCCAGATTTTGATTTGGTGAACCTTTGTCAAATACTGGTAACTGCGCAATGGGGGACGGGTAACGTTGTTGACACATATCGAGTAACCATAACTCGTGACGGAACGATCAAATCAGAGTTGTTGGTTCAGAAAAGTACGAGTGGTACAGTGACGTTCACAGGGGCTGTGGTGGGTGGTAAATTGAGAATTTCCGTTGTTAATGCGAATACAACAACCGCTTGTTCTGTCGATTATTCTATTGCAGCTTCTTTCTAAAACTAAATACCCCTAGATGACATGAATACATTTAGGGGTATTACAAATGGCCAACAAACCAACACAGCCTCTTTTCCCTTTGGGTTTAGAAACTTCTGAGTCTTCGAACATAAAAGGCTTCAACAACTCCGGCACTATTGAGCATTCCCCTGGTGCCGTAATGACATTTCCTGAAGATACTGAAGTTACAGGTCTTCCATCTTCTGTACGTTACAATCCTGATAGTGATGAATTTGAAGGTTATTACGAAAACGGTGGTTGGTTGTCTTTGGGTGGCGGCGGAATACGCTGGGAAACGCTCCCTCACGCTCCCTCTAGCAATTTGTTAGAAGGTCGTGGCTATCTCATTAATAATACCACAGGGACATCTACAGTGGTTCTCCCTTCCCCTACGCGTATTGGGGATTCCGTTACTATTTGTGATGCTTATGGGAAATTTGCCACTTACCCATTGACCGTGTCTCCTTCTGGAAATAATTTGTATGGCTCCACTGAAGACATGGCTATAACAACTGATAATGTTTCAGCAACGTTCACTTGGTCTGGACCTGAACAAGGTTGGGTTATCACATCCGGCGTCGGTCTTGGTCAAGGCCGTGTCTACAGTCGTGAAATCTTTACGCAAATTTTGGCGTCTGAAACAAGTGCTGTCACTCTCAATACTCCACCAACAATCGTGGACGTGTATGCTGACGGAAAACGTCTTGCGGAATCCAAATATTCACTAGATGGAAATGTAATCACTTTCAGTCCTTCTTTGCCAGCCAGCACAGAACTTCAGGTGATTGAATATACTCCTATTCAATTGGGTAATGGCGGTGGTTCTGGTTCTTCTACAATTACCTGGGTCTATAATGGGGGTTCAGCGATTGGCGGTGAAACCGAAATCACGTTAGACATCGTTGTTGATGATGTTCCGGCCATTGATATAAACGGAAGTCGCCAGTATAAAAATCTGGGGTTCACATTCGATCCATTAACCAGTAAAATCACTCTTGCGCAAGAACTGGATGCAGAGGATGAAGTTGTTGTAATTATCAATGGAACGCCAAACATCTATAATCAAATTGATCATACTTTGCGGGAAGTGGCTCGTGTAACCAATGTTAAAGATACAGAGGTCGTTTATTTTAGTGTTGGTGCTGTGTTAAGCGGGTATAAAGTTATCTATGATAAAGTAACACAGAGATCATATTTTATTCCAGAGTTACCGACTGGAACCACGGCAGTCAGCCTTAGTTCTTCGGCTGTGCTTGTGCATTCTGCTGGTAGTGTTGATCTGGGCGCATTAGCTGTATCTCGTGAAGAATATGTTACATTGTCTGGGACATTTGATTCTGGTGCTGTCATCAATACTAAAAATGAATTACTCACCCACACGGATGGTAAGTATCGCTGGGATGGGGCATTACCTAAAATTGTAGATGCTGGCTCAACTCCTACAACAACTGGTGGGGTTGGTATTGGTGCATGGTTGAGTGTTGGTGATGCATCATTAAGAGTTGAACTTAGTTCAAGTGCAGATGGTAAAGGCAGTTCACTAATTGCTCACGGAAGCGGGACTGTTTTTGATGAGCTAAATTCGCGTCTTCCAATATCGCGGTTTGTTGATACTACCGGCGTTTTACCTGCAGATGACGGGTTAATTGAGGCGTTGGCATATTCGGCAGCTCATGGACTGACACTGGATATTACCGGAAAAGTGAGAATAACAAAAACCGTTAAACAACCACCAAACAGTTCAGTAGACTGCCGAAATGGTGTCATTTTTTGTGAAGACCCGTCAGGGCTTGAGAACGGCCTGATGTGGTCTGTTGATGACCCCGGAATTGTTAACGAGAAAACAACTCGCATTGGGACGCTAATTTTATCCACTAGTCCTGAAATCGAAGAAGGATTAGTTGCTGACCGTAATGTCTTTGGTCTACAGATTACAACCCCAAAGGTTATTGTAGAAAATCTGTATACATATGGTTGTCGTTTGGGTGGATTAAAGACTGGACCCAAAGGGTATGAGATAACTATAAAGAATGCTACTTGTTTCATTACAAGCTGGACTGATAAAACTAAATGGGGTATTGAATTAGCAGCAGCAGATGGTATCAATGGAAGCCTTGTAACTACTGGTTATGCCAGAGGAATCAGTTCCTCTGGAACTAACCATATTGATTTTTGCCATCCATGGGGATTCCCCGCAACTTCAGGGAATGAATATCAAAATAGACAGCTACTTACAGCACTTAGCCTTGCTAGTAATACTCACGTAACCCATTGCTATTTAGATAGCGTTGATACTGAAGGTTATGATGTAGCACAATCAGGTAATGATGGGGTAAATATAGTCTTTAATGGTTTCAATTCTACTATTGATAAGTGCTTTATACTCATACATTCTCAGACTAAACCAGGCAAGGTTAAAATATATAATGGCATCGGTACGCAGAATACTATTAGTAACTTAATGGTTAATAATGATTCTGCCTTGGGTACTCCTGCTGTAATCTACCCCTCTGCTGTACGTAAATGGCAGAACCACGTGTTAGGGGGTAATGTTACATATCTGACTAATAGATTCACCTACCCGGCCTCTTCACTAATTGCTGGAGGAGGTTTTACTGGTAATATCGAGTTTAGGAAAGAAGGTATTGATAATATTAGGGTGACTGCCAAAATTACTTGTACTGATGCAAATATTACTGACGCAAACTTTGGTATATCGTTACCGGATAGTTTAGGTATTGACAATACTGTAGGCAACATTACGAGTAGGACTATGCTAACCAGTAGTGCTGGTAACCAAACTGATATCACATTTGAGAATGGCAAGATATACCCTATACGCATATCAGAGGCAGCAGGTTCTTATGTGTATTTTGCTAAGGCTGATGTTAGGTTAGGTAATCTTAACTTTGTAATAAATGCTCTAAATACAACAACAGCTTATTGATAAAAAACCCCGCTTCGGCGGGATTCTTATTATACCTTTGTTCATAAATTTGATTAGTTCAGACTAAATACCCCATATTGGTCATCCTTTATGGGGTATTATCATGATTTCTCAATTCAATCAACCACGCGGCTCCACTTCCATAGAAGTTAACAAACAATCTATCGCTCGAAATTTCGGTGTCAAAGAAGACGAAGTCATTTATTTCACTGTCGGCATTGATCTCGGTGGATTTAAAGTAATTTATGATGAGTCTACCCAACGGGCTTATTCTCTTCCTTCGGGTATTGTTTCAGGAACGACTGCGATAAGCCTGAACGAACAAGCCATCCTCACTCATTCCGCTGGCTCTGTTGACCTTGGGGAATTAGCAGTAAGCCGCGAAGAATATGTGACTTTACCTGGTTCTTTTAATTTCGGCCATATCATTAATGTGAAAAATGAACTTCTTGTTCACGATGATAAAAAATATCGATGGGATGGCACATTACCTAAAGTTGTTCCTGTTGGATCAACTCCTACAACAACTGGGGGAATTGGGGTTGGTGCATGGTTGAGTGTTGGTGACGCAGCATTTAGACAGGAAGCCAACAAAAAATTCAAATATTCAGTAAAGTTATCTGATTATTCTACATTACAGGATGCAGCGACAGCAGCCGTAGATGGATTGCTTATTGATGTTGACTACACTTTTACTGCAGATGAGAGTGTAGATTTTAGCGGTAAAGTTTTAATCATTGAATGCAAAGGAAAATTCATTGGCGATGGTATGTTGGTTTGGAATGGTTTGGGTGCGGGTTCAGTAATTAAGAAACCGCACATGCATACTAAAACTACGCCGTATACTGTTTACCGATTCGATGCAAACGGTAATTGGGTTACAGACCCAACACAAGTTCTGGCATCTGTTCAGCAGCGTTTGGATGTTGGATATAAGCCAAATATTAACGATTTAGATATTTGGGACGACCTTCCTGATAATGTAAAAAATCAGGTTGCTGGTGCTACTTTGCGAATAATGAGCGGCGATAATATCATCGTAGAGAACCCAGAAGCTACATTTGGTGGTTATCTATTTACTTTATGTAATAGGATTCTTGTTAAGAATCCACGCAATTTTATTGCTTTGGAATCGGGCATTACATTTGAGAACCATCATACAACTGCATGGGGTACTGGCAACTGGGTTGTTGGGGGTGAGATTAAATATGGCTCAGGTTCCGCTGTACTGTTCATTCGCAATGATGGTGGTACAGACCATGATGGTGGAGTAAGGGATTTAATCTCATACCGTGTTGGAGAATCAGGTACTAAAACCTATCAGAACGAAATTGGAGGTCGTTCAGCCAGGAACTACCGTTTAGTGTTCGACAATATAACTACAATCCAGTGTTACTATGATGGTATTGATGTTAATGCTGACACAGGGTCGCCAACTGAACGTGTGGATGACTACTCACTCGCAGAGTATCCATGGTTCCACCTACCTACTCAACATATCATCCGTAATATTATTACTCGTGATTGTATGGGGATTGGTGCTTGGTGGGATGGTCAGAAAAATATTATTGATAATGTTGTTACTTACGAGGCCCATAAGGAAGGCGTCTTCGATAGGGGTACTAACAATGATATTACTAACATTACTGTAGTAGGTGCGAATAAGGATTTAGCTAACCTAAATCAGATTACCTGTGAGGGAGGTAGTAGACTTCGTGGTATTAACATCCATGCATATACTACACAAGGTTACGCTATATACGCTCCGTCTTCAGAAGTAAGTAATGTTTCCTGTGCTGGTTCCGGTACTAAGAAATTACTATGTACCTATATAAGCGATATTCAGGGAGGTAATATCAATGTTCAGCATAGTGCCAACCAAATGACACTTGCAATGCAACCTGCTATGGGTGGTACTACAAACCCATCTTTGCTTATGACGGCAGATTGCCAGGTTGCTACACCAGGGGGTGAGGCAAGTATTGTCAAGCTTTCGGCAATTCAGGAGGGTGTACGTGTAGGTGAGTTTCAGCTTAACCGCTTAGGCTTTAAGCATATGAGTATACCTGCTGCCCCTTTACAATTACCAGAGAGCGCTCTGGAACATAATTCATCTATAGGATTCTTCTTCGGAAGTGACGGAGCATTGAGGTTGCTTGCTAAAAAACCAGATGGAAGTTATGTAACATACACACTTTAATTTATCTTGAGCAAAAACCCCGCTTTGGCGGGGTTCTTATTATACCTTTGTTCATAAATTTTATTAGTTCAGACTAAATACCCCATATTGGCAAATCCTTTATGGGGTATTTTCAAATGACCAGAAATGTAGAAGAATTATTCGGCGGCGTAATCACAGCTCCCCACCAGATTCCTTTCACGTATAAATCAAATGTCGGTGGAGAAACTTTTCTTTCCTTGCCGTTCTATCCCGTCACTGGTGTTATCACAATCAACGGTGGTATGCAAGTTCCGTTAGACAACTTTGAAATCGAAGGAAATACGTTGAATCTCGGACGCGCATTGTCCAAAGGCGATGTTGTGTATTGCTTATTCGATAAAATTCTTTCACCAGAAGATACAGCCAAAGGTATCCGCATATACAAATTTCAGGCCGTAGGAGGGGAAACCGAGTTTACTCCTGATTTCACATCCTATGGTGTCCAATCTCTTTATATCGGTGGCGAGTACAAAACACCCGAAATTGAATATTCCTATAACAGCACGACAGGGAAAGTGTCTTTGCAAACTGCACTGACTGCAGGCGTTTGGGTAGTCGCTGAAATGTCTGTTAAACAACCGAATATCAGTCCGGCGTTTGACCGAAGTATTCAAGAAATCGCCCGTTCTGCTAATGTAAAAGACTCTGAAGTCATCGTTAGTACGGACACCATATCTTTGTTGGATGGGAAGAAAGTTGTTTATGATATAGCGACGCAAACCAGTTATGGTTTACCAACCATTCCTGATGGTTCTGTCATTTCTTCTGTATCTGCTGGGAAATTGAATTACAACCCAGGTGATGTGCAGGTTGATTTGTTGCCTTTAGAAGATTCATTTATTAATGTGATAAACACTCTGGGGCGCAATGATGGTGCCAAGTATATTGGAGAATGCCATTCTGTTGCTGATCTCAGGAATACTGAACCCACTATGGATGGACAACGCATTATTCTTAAGCAACACACTGCGGGTACTCTTCTTGGTGGAGGGGTATTCCGTGCGTTAATTGATGGTACAGGAAAGACTGATAATAACGGTACTGTGATCAAAACTGTTGGCGGCGCAGCATGGTTACGTGTTAATGCTGATAGAGTTAACCCATTCATGTTTGGTGCTTTGGGTGGTTCTAATGATGATACTATTCCAGTACAATCTTGTGTGGATAGTGGTAAGGCCACACAATTAACTGGTGTACATTACGTTAGCAATATCCAGTTAAAATATAATACGTCGTCTATTTATGGGTCTGGATTACATTACTCAAGGTTGCATCAGTTGCCTTCTGCTACTGGGAATTGTATTACCATAAAAGATACATGCTCCCTTATTGTATTAGACGCCTTTGGGGTATATGGCACAGGTGCACAACAAGGCACGTCATTTACTGCGGGCACAACAGGTATCTATGTAGAAACTCCTTCAGGTCTCTCAGCCGATTATCCGTTCCACACTACCGCAGACCCAAGACGGGACTTGTGTATTTCTAAGGTCCATATAGCAGGTTTTGATGAATATGGGTTAAATATTGATAGTGGTAACTTTAGTGTTACTACAGATTCTCTTTTAGTCAACCACATCAATCAGGTGGGTGTCCGTTGTGCTACTACTGATTGGACTTGGACAAATATCCAGGTTAATACCTGCGGTAAACAATGTCTAGTTCTTGATGGTTGTGGTAATGGTCGTATTATTGGCGGTAAATTCATTTGGGCTAACTGGCAACCTTATGGTACAGTAGGACAGTTTCCAGGCATTACTATTAATAACAGCCAGAATATGGTTATTAATGGTATTGAGGTACAAGATTGTGGCGGGAATGGCATTGAGATTAGCGATTCATATTCAATTTCCATGAACGGATTGAACACCAATCGTAACGGCATCAATGCTAACAACACTTTCTACAACATCGTATTTAACAAAAGTGATGCAGTTATCAACGGATTCGTAGGACTCAATTATGCCGCGAATAGTGGTTCAGGTGCTAACTCTAGTGCAGGCAATTTTCAGTTCCTGTCTAATGATTGTAGTGTCACCATTAATGGTGTGGTTGAGACTGGTTATATGGGCATTAACTTTATTGGTGATAACAATATTATCAACCCCACCAATTCCGACCTGAGCATTAACGGATTGGTTAATTATTCCAAGACTGGTTTGCAAACCATGAACGAGACCCCTACATTTGATGGTGTTAGCACTACACCTGTTTATGTAAGTGTCCCATCTTCTGTAGGGCAAGTAAATGGTCTGAGACTATCACAAGCCAACAAAGATAAATTACTGTATTCAAGAACAGCAGGTCCAGAAGGTATTACCATGGCTGCTGTTGTAGTACCCACCATATCTGGAGCTGAAGTATTTAACTTCATGGCCATTGGTTCAGGGTTTAGTGATACATCCAACAGTCTTCATCTTCAATTAGTTATAGACGCTTCTGGAAAACAAACAATTGCTTTGCTATTGGGGGGCGATGGTACAACCCAAATTTTATCTGGGGATTTACCTAACGACCTTAAACTACAAAGTGGTGTACCATATCATATAGCTATTGGTGCTAAACCTGGATATTTCTGGTGGAGTATTCTTAATATTCAGACGGGTAAGAGAATCAGACGGTCATTCCGAGGAGCTTATTTAGCCGTACCATTTAATTCTATATTCGGATTAACTTCTTCATTAACATTCTTCTCGGATAGCAATGCTGGTGGGGATGCTTGTTCTGGGGTGGGCGCTAAAGTGTATGTTGGTATGTTCTCTTCTGAGAACGATTATGTAGCTTCACGATACTACAACCTGATTAATCCTGTAGACCCTACTAAGTTAATTAGTTACCGTATATTGGATTCTTCTATTTAAAAATATACCCCTCTTCGGAGGGGTCTTTACTAGAAAAACAATGAGGTACTTATGAACGAGATGTTTAGTCAAGGTGGTAAAGGTTCAACTGGAATCTTAACCAACAAACAAGCAGTAGCCAGACACTTTGGTGTTAAACAATCTGAGGTTGTTTACTTTTCAGTTGGTGTAGATTTAGGTGGGTACAAGGTTATCTATGATAAGGAAAGTCAAAGAGCATATTCCTTACCTGCTGGTATTACTTCTGGTACTACTGCCATCAGTCTTAGTACTGCTGCTGTACTTGTACATTCAGCAGGTTCTATAGATTTAGGTGCATTAGCTGTGACTAGAGAAGAATATGTAACCTTACCTGGTTCATTTGATTCTGGTTCTACGCTTAATGTTAAAAATGAATTACTTACATATACTGATGGTAAGTATCGCTGGGATGGGGCATTACCTAAAACTGTAGCTCCCGGTTCAACTCCTGCATCAACTGGTGAGGTTGGCATTGGTGCATGGTTAAGCGTTGGTGATGCTGCCTTGCGTAGTGAGTTGGCTGCGAGTGGGGACAAAATTGTTGCCAGTTCATTTGGTGGCACTGTTTTTTCCGACTACGCGAAAACAATTACTACCAGACGATTAGATTTCTCCACTGGCGGTGTTGTATCGTCGCAGTTCGACCTTGTTCTTTATTCTGATGGGTCGTGGTATAAGTACGTAGGTTCATCACCTTTTCCGGTAGTGGTAGCCCCGGGGTCTTCTCCAGATTCTAATTGGACATCACAAGGTAATGGTCAAGTCGCTTACGGTGTTTATGTATCTGTTGACATGTTCATCACTCCGTCGATGGAATCAGCAGGTGACCACACGGCAGCTATACAAGTGGCATTAAACTCTGGAGCAAGACATGTAACTTTCCCGGCTCGTACACTTTACTGGGATGGCACACCTTTAATTGTTAAAACTGGCACGACTATCAACGCCTACGGGTGCACGCTAAAGCTTAAGCCGGGAAACTATCCTGGTATATCTACAGGAATTACAAATCGCAAAAACTATAGTTATGGAGCCGGAACGCCAGAGCATTATGACATCACCGTAAATGGACTCGTTATTGATGGAAATAAGGCCAATGTCACTTGGGACTCAACGGCTGATACATCAACATTCAACGGCTTCTGGTTTCACCAGGCCACTCGCATTAAATTAACTGACTGCTCGGTAATTAATGCTTATGGTTCTCGTGGCGGGCAGCCAGGGATAATGTTTAAATTCTGCACTGATGTGCAGGTGACACGTTGTCACACTTATGACACTGACCGTAACGGAATAGCATTCTACAGTACTGCAAATTTCAAAGTAATTGGGGGAACATATCAGTTATCCCGCTGGCGGGAGCCAATATTGATGACATCAGAAGACAATCCTGACGGCAGTCCTGTCTTACAGCCAACGTCTGGAGTAGTTCTAGGTGCGTACTGCAATAATATCGGGAGTATTAAAGGTCCATATGGTATGAGGGTCTCTGGTAGTTATGACGTCTATGTCGGTGGTGGAACACGAATCTACGCCCAGAATAGTGTAGAAACACCGGACGACCCTTCCACTCGTATAGGGACGCAGGGTTTCATCATTAGTATGTTTCCAAGTAATTCACCATTTACGCGCAGAATTACGATTGATGGAGTATATATTAATGGTGCCAACACTGACATTAATGTCGAAAATACGGGCGTCATTGATGCTAAAATTTTAAATGTAACAAGTGAAAACGTGCAGAATGCTCTCAGTATAAACACGACTAACGGAGAAAATACCTTTGGGGTCGTCAAAGTCGAGAACTATACTTGCACCTTGACCGGAGTTAAAACCGCTCCGAGAATAAAGAACATTAATGAGTTTGTAGGGTGTAACATTGATATACGTAATCCAGCAACTGCATTCACCATAGACAACTACGGGAAATTTACTATTGATAACTTACGTATAGACACGCTAACCGCATCTTCGAATGCTATGAACGTTATTAACCCGAAAACCACAGCATCAGATTGGGTAAGCTCTATTAGTAACTATCACGGTGTAAACAACGTTAATAACATCATCAATTTAGATGGCAAAGCATACATCGCTACCAACATGGGTCTGGCTACTACCACGGGAACGGGTATTCCATGTATGGAGTTTGGTAGTAAATTCTATTTGTTTAAAAACGCATCAAATCAGTTAGTACGTAAATTTGGCTCTCCGCCGACAAGCCTTACTGATGGGACTGTTATTGGGTAACAAAACCCCGCTTCGGCGGGGTTTTTATTTCTATCTGTTTGTTGGATGTATACTAAATATCTCTATAAAATGGCACTCGATGGAGCATCAAAATGCAATCTACAAATTTAAACCGTCGCCCGTATTGGGATGACTGGAATCCTGGGAAACGTTTTTCACGGATTCTTTTTCGTCCGATGCCTATCAAGGTTCAGACTCGCGAACTGAACCAGATGCAGACTATTCTTCAGGATCAAATTGAAAAACTGGGCAACCATTTGTTCAAAGATGGTTCTATGGTTATCCCTGGTGGTCTGACGATTACCAATGCCGCAGTCTCTTTGAAATTCATTTTGGCTGGTGGTACTGAATTCACTGATCTGGAAGGTATTTCTGAACTCTACGTTTTGGGGAAGGACAATAATGCCAAAGCGCGTGTGTTGTCTCTTGAACGTGATCTGTCTGCTCCTGATACGATGCTGGCTATCCTTGAGATGACTGAAGCGGGTAATGCTGACGGATTCCATGTTAACGATAATCTGTATTTCCAGACTTACGACGTGAATGATAATTTCATTCGTATTGGTTATGGTATCGCAGCTGCGGTGACTGGTTCTATCGTTGCTCGTATGACGAAAGGCGTTTACTTCATTCGTGGGATGTTCCTAGACGTTGATGACGCGACTCTTATCGTTGATAAAACTTCGAACACGTCTTCCCACCGCGTCGGATTTAAAGTCACTGAAACCATCGTGACTGAATCTGAAGACGAATCCCTTTATTCAAATGCTCAGGGAACGATTAACTCCAAAGCCCCAGGCGCTCATCGTCTTCGAATAGATCTGGTCTTATCTCGATTTGATTATGATGCTGTGGTTGAAGACTTTGTTGAACTGGCCAAAGTTCGTGATGGTAAAATCCAGTCTATGGTGACTCAGTCCACCTATAATATTCTGGAAGACACGTTGGCTCAACGGACGTATGAAACCAACGGCGATTACAACGTTTCAACGCATCAGATCGACATCCGCGAACACCTGAAAGTCAATAACAATGGTGGTGTATTCAATGCTGCTGATGGCGGCGACGAAAGTAAATTCGTGTCTGTAATGAAACCAGGTATTTCCTATGTTCGCGGTCGTCGTATCGAAAACGTCGGGGAAGAGTTGGTGATCGTTGACAAGGCACGGGATACCGATGTCCTGAATAACACGCCTGTCGCAGTTGCTACAGGGAATTATCTGGTCACCAAGAACTCCAAAGGTGTTCCAGTAATATCTCGCACTGTGCGATACAAATTATTGAATGCTTCAGGCGTTACCCAGGCTACAGCACTTTGTATATCAGCTGAACGTAATTCAACAGAATTTCGTCTGTATATGCGCGACCTGGTCGTTACTGGCGATGCATCCACTATCACCAAAGTGTCTTACGAAGAAAGCGGTATCACCATGTTCTCTGCTGAACTGGAATCCAATCAGTTTAACCAGAGTTCTATGATAGATCTGATCTTCTCTCTTCCGGTATTCGGTGTCAAGACTTTAGCACCAACTGGCTCCGTGGATATCAACTACACTGTTCTCAGAACGTATAAAGTGACGTTGGACAACAGCGGCGCGGGTTCTATTTCTGCTCCATTGGGATATAGTTTTTCCCCAGAATTTTCGTTGTACTCTGCAGCGAAATCTGATGGTTCTGAAGCGCAGTTCGATATCTCTGGTTCTTTGTCTTTGACTGGTTCTCCGGTCGGTTCGGCGTTGCAGATTTCTCTGGGCAGTGGTAATGCTAACCAGTCAATCAATTTGCTGGCGCTGATGATTCGTACCACGGCCACAATCAAAACGAAGACCATCACTGAAACAACTGAAACAGTGACGTTCACCTCGCAGACTAGCCGCCCTTTGGCGAATCACGATGGTTGGAAATTGGTGTCGGTCAAAAACGATACTGGCGCAGACGTGACCTCCAGCTTCGTCCTAGATGGCGGACAGCGTGATGCAGGGTATTACAAGTCTAACTTGTTATCCAGCGCTGGAGCAATCTCAGGGACGTATACAGTGGTGTATCAATACTTCGCCCACAGTTCCGGTGATTTCTTCTCTGCTGATTCGTATACTTCGATGGATTATAAAGATATCCCGAATTATACATCTTCTACATCAGGCGCGGTGTACGGCCTGGCAGATAGTTTGGATTTCCGTCCGAAAATCACCAACGGAACTTCTGACACAGATATGGTTCGTCCAAACACTGCAGTTATTCTGGACACAGAATATTATCTGCCGCGTATTGACGCGATTTATCTGGCAGATAACGGTGTGTTTGGTGTGGCTCGTGGCATCAGTTCGAACAATCTGGCTTCTCCAGCAATCCCAGCGAACGCCATGCGTTTGTATGAATTGTTGATCCCACCGTATACGCCGAATATTGATGATATCCAAATTCGCACTATTGACAATCGTCGTTATACGATGCGCGATATCGGTAAACTGGAAACCCGTATTTCCAATGTTGAATACTATACCTCTCTGTCACAGTTGGAATCTTCAGCGATGACACAGCAAGTGTTCGACCCCATCACGGGCAATCCCCGTTTCAAAAATGGTATTGCAGCTGATCCGTTCAAAGACTTCCGGTTGATTGATGACTTGTCTGAAGATTGGATGGGTTCTATCGATACCGAAAACGGACGTCTGCGCCCGTTTGTACAACAAAACGTTGTTGACATGACTCCGGTTGGCTGGAACAAAGTGATGGATGGGATGGTGGTTTGCAATTACACGCCTGAAATCTCGGTGAACCAAGAATATGCGACGACGACGATCAACGTTAACCCGTATGCAGTATTCAATTGGGAAGGTTTCTTGAAGATTAACCCGACCACAGACTACTGGTTCGAAAACTATTATGTTGCGCCGCGTATTATCAATGAAACGATCAACACCCGTGGTACTGTACAAGAAGGTTCAGTGTACGGAACATGGCGTACTGTTTCTGTTTCTGATCGTGTTTGGGAACCGCATGGTGCTGGTGGTGTGTGGTGGGGATATCGTTACCGCACGACTGTTTCTGCCCGTGATGTCACCACATATACATACACGGACAAAACAACCACGACCATGACTGGTGAACAGATTGTGGAGACGCAAGTTATCCCATACATGCGCGAGATCGATATTTCTTTCGACGCATCTGGGCTGCGACCTTTCACTCGTATGTATGCGTTCTTCTCTGGTCGTGACGTCAATCTGTATTGCAAACCGAATGGTGGTAATTTCGGTGACCCAATCACCACTGATGCCAATGGTGCTGTTAAAGGTATATTCCGCGTTCCACAGAACGATACAATCAAGTTCAACACAGGCGACAACGTGTTCCGCTTAACGGATAGCCCTGTTGACAGTAAATCTGCGGATGATACACTGACCAATGCAGAAATTGTTCATAAATCTTTCGGTAAGAAACAAGGTATTCAAAAGACCTTTGTCAACACTCGTGTCCTGGGTTACACTGCCAGTACTCGCACCGAAACCAGCACTTCTGAAGTTGTGGTCGACCAATGGCGTGATCCTATCGCTCAGTCATTTATGGTGGCGACTAAGAATGGTGGCGAGTATATCGAAGGCGTGGAAGTATTCTTCTCTACCAAGTCACGTGATGTTCCGATCACTCTGGAAATTCGCGAGATGGAGAATGGCTTACCTTCTCATACAGTCATTACTCGTAAAACTTTGAACCCGTCTGAAGTGACGATCTCTACAGACTCTTCCGGCGGTACGAAGTTCACCTTTGATTATCCGGTGTATCTGCAAGCATCGACTGAGTTTGCTATCGTTTTGTTGGCGAATACTCAGGATTACAACGCGTATATCGCGGAAATGGGCAAGAAAAACCTTCTGTCCAACGAATATATCGCCAAACAACCGTATACAGGGGTGTTCTTCACTTCTTCAAACGGTTCTACATGGTCTCCAAACCAAATGGCTGATATGAAATTCCGCATATATCGTTGTAACTTCGCTGCGGGACAGAACGTTGTAACATTTGATCCGAAGCTCGGGCCAAAACAACGTCCGTTGGGATTGAACACTCTGAACTGCGTAAGCGGGTCTTCTGTTGTGACTGTGTTTGCACCTGGTCATGGTTTGGTTGCTGGGAACAATGTCACTCTTTCTGAATTGACAGGCGGTTGTGGCTTTACTCCTGAACAACTTAACAAAACGTTTACTGTGACAGATGCGAGCTATACTTCATTCAAGATTGACGTCGGTACGGCAGCAGACAGCAATGGACAAATCGGTGGAGATAATGCTTCTTTCTTGGGCAATTATCTGGTTGATATGTTCTATGCCAGCGTTACCAATTCGGCTCTGGAAGGTTCAATTCTGAAATTGGAATACCGTTATCGCGATGCCACTTCAAATTCTATGTCTGATTGGGCTGAGTTTGAAACTGACACTGACGTGGCGTTACCGACTGAAGGTATCTATCGTCAGGTTGGTGACTTCCAGATTCGTGCTACTATGACTCGTAGTGAAAACAACGTGTACACAGCACCGATGATTGATGGTGATGACCTAAGTGTGATCTTCAACTCTTATGGCGTAGATCCTTTTGAAGACGTTTTCAAATATGTCACAAAGGACATTGGTTTCGATAACCCATGTTCGACTGTGAAACTGTTCTTCGGGGCGATGCTGCCTTCTCAATCCTCCATGAAGGTGCAGGTAAAACTGCTCCGAGCAGGTCAAGAGATGGATAGCGTGGATTGGGAAGACGTTACTCCAACTTCGCCTCTGGTTAACGACGGTTCCACATTCTTTGAATATGAGTATGACAAGACTGTGGCGAGCAATAACCCGTTTGTTGGCCTGAAAGTCCGAGCGCTTGTACGGGGGAACCGCGTTGCTCCTCCATCATTCAAAGACTTCCGTCTTATTGCTCTGGCATAAATAATGTTGAAAGGTGGGCGTAAAGCCCACCAAACCAATAGAGGATAAAGATATGCGTGGAGTGAAAGTACAGGGGCACGCATCCATGTTGAGAAGCAGTTCTTGCCCTGGCGCGATTATTTGCACCGATCACGCCGCTGGCATGGCTGCATTGCAAGCCCGTCAACGCAATGAAACCCGTGAAGCCACCATTGTTGAACAATCAAACCAGATATCTAATCTGGAGGCGACAATCAAAATGATGGCCGAAAAGTTGGGGATCGAAATCCCCGAAGGAGGTCAGAATGGCGACGCAAGCTGAAAGAACGGGGCTTGACATCCGTGGTATCTTAACCGCTGTCGTGGCTTCTGCATTGGTCTCGGCAGCATCGTTCCTTTGGTTCATGGGCGGGATGGAAACGCGCGTGAATGTATTGGAACGAGATTCCAACAAGATGGATCAAGTTCTTCAGAAAGTGAATGACATGAGTGAACGTATGGCGATCATGAATACTGACCTCGCATATGTCAAACAAAACATGGCTGAGTTAAAACTCAATAGCAGCAGTCTTTCAGATGATGTTCGCACACTGCGGATTACTGTATCTGATTTGCAGCAAAAGGGGAATAACAATGGCCGTCAATAAGATTCGAGACAAAAAATCTTTTATGAATTATGTCTTGCGTAAATTGGGCGCTCCTGTGATCCAAATTAACCTTGACAGTTCACAAGTCGAAGATGCAGTCGATGATGCTCTGCAGAAATTTTGGGAATATCATCGTGATGGTAGCCAAGATGCGTTCTTCCTGTACCAAGTTAAACAAGAAGATATCGACAAGGGATATATAGAATTTCCCGATGATATTGACGATGTGATTGAAGTTATCCCTGGACCTCCTATTGAGTCAATCGGAAACTGGGCAACTCCTCAATGGCAAATGGCTCAAGCAATGCTTGTCCCCAAAGCAGCGCTGGTTTCTATTCGTCTCATTGATTATGTTTCCATGCAACAACGCCTGTCGGATATCACAAGCGTCTTAAATGTTCGCCGTAATTTTGTGTACAAGAAGTTCCAGCGACGCCTTTACCCGCAGTTTGCTGCCATTGTTGATGAAACCCTGGCTTTTCGTTGTTATCAAAATATCGACCCCGAATCGGAAGAAAACGCTGAAGCATGGAATGATATGTGGTTGAAAGCGTATGCGACTGCATTGGTCAAGCGCCGTTGGGCAGAGGTGCTTAAGAAGGCAAGAGGCATCCGTCTCCCTGGTGGTATCGAACTGGATGGTGATAGTATGTTCAGTGAGGCCGAGACCGAGATAGAGCGGCTGGAGGAAGAATTGCGTACTGGTCAGCAATACCCTATCGATTTTATGATGGGATAAGAGAAGGCGGGTTAACCCGCCTTTCTTTTTATAACTTGATGTCGCGTCCGGAAGGATCTGAATTTGCTAGAATATAACCATCAACCACGTTCTTTTCGTCCCACCATTCAATAAAATCATTACCCTTTTCGTCTTTGATAAGACCCACAATGTTATATGAGCCATCGGCGATTTTAGCATCTACACAGATAATTCTCACACGCCTTCCGTCACGAGTTTCTTTAATATCTTCAACCTTCATTTATCAATTCCTCAAAAGAATTAATGATTGACTAAATACCTTCAAAATTGAGGGTAAAGTCATGGCTACTTCAAAATATTTCAACTATACAGCACATCAAGGTACTCAAAAATTAATTGATGACTTGGTGGTCGAGATGATACAATTGCGTGGGATTGACGTCAAGTATATCCCACGTTCTATTGTTGAAAAATACCCAATTTTAAACGAGGCCGAACACAAATTCGACCAAGCGTTTGACATCGAAGTGTATATGCAGGATTATCAAGGCTTCAACACACAGATGTGGGAAAAGTTCGGCGGTATCCAATTACAAGATGAAGTGACCTTCACTATTGCTCGTCGTCGTTTTTCAGAAGTTATTGGTAATGGTCCAGGCCTTGAACAAATGCCTCAAGAAGGTGATTTGATATATCTGCCTATGGCTAACAAAATATTTAAAGTGAATAACCCGAATAACGATGAAGAATTCATGCAATTTGGGAAATGGTACACATATTCCCTACCATGTACGTTGTTCCAATACGGTAACGAAGATTTCGATACAGGTGTATCTGAAATAGACGATATTGATAAACGATTGCAGGATCTGGAAGGAGACGGTGTGTACAAAGACGCCAGCCTGCAAACGGATAACCAATTTGCGGACGAAATAGAGAAAGATCTTTCGCCCAATAAAATGAAGATAGACTTCGGGGAATAATCATGGCCAGACCATTTGAAAAATATTTCTATCATGAATCATTGTTGAAATACATACATGTGTTCAACGCTATCATGTCAGATTTAAAAGTCAAAACCGAACGTGGCTTGATGGAAATCCCGCTGCATATGGCCATTGGCCGCCGTAATGACCTCAACAGGAACGTGCCAGCCAATATGCTGCCATTTGCAACAATGTCCTTTGGTCAGTTCGAAATCAATAAACAGGTGACGAAGTCATACCACAACCAAATATCGACCGCTACGGCACGGTCCAAACAACGCATTCCGATCATTATAGATTTTGAATACAATATCAGAACTAAAAAATTGGTCGAAATGTTGCAAGTATTAGAACAAATTTATTCTGTGTTCACTCCTTCTGTTGACTGTCAGATAAAGGACAACGATACTTTATCTCAAGATCAGAACGTGAAGATAATGTTGGTAAATCACACGATTTCTGACAACTGGGAAGGGGACGCAACAGAATCACCACACATAGATTGTTCATTCAATTTTCAATTACATGGTCACATCTATGGAGAAGATTATTGGGTTGATGATGGTTCGGGCGGTGGGGATCCAAACGTCATCAAAGAGATAATTATTGAAATGTCTAATGATTTGAACATGCCATGGTCGGAACTTCCTGAGTGGTTCCGAGTTGATAAAGACGGCATACATCATCCGGAGGATTGATCATGAGCAATATGTCAGAAAGGTTACTCGCCACGCTTGATGCAGTGACCGCCCGAGACGAAGTCGGGAAGGAGGCGATGGAGGCTGTCGCCCCTCGTCCAGGTATTGACTTCGATGAAAATACAGGTGAATGGTTTGGTGAACGTCCGGAAGGGTATCAGCCGATTCCTGAACCTCCTTCATTGGAGGATATTGCTTCCAAGGAATCCAAAGTACCTGAGTTTGCGGACACTGATGCTACAACGGATTACAAACGGATACGCGACACAACATATGCCATGCAAGAAGCCACAATGTTCATGATGGGACAAGCCGCTAAATTGGCTGCATCCACAGAAGCTCCGCGAGCATTTTCTGTTTTCCGTGAATTGGGTGAACTCATGCGCGGTCTGAATAAAGACTTGATGGAAAACCAGAAAACCATCAAGGCAGTAACAGGTGATAAAGAACCACCTGTTGATGACACGACAGTGGATGTTACAACTTCACCAGACGGAACAACAACAGTATCGGTTGGGAAAAAGGCGCGATCTTCTCGCGATTTACTGAAGACGATTGAAGATGCCCGCCGTCGCGCTGAAGAAAGATCACAAGCAAAGGCCGCACAACAACCAGAAGATGAAATCATTGATGGTGAAACAGTTGATGTGAAGGAAGAAGACGATGGCCTATAAAAAAGAAATAGATTGGGCACCTGAGAAAACGGGGTTCAAAATAGACGATGTGAAATTGCGTATGGACCAAACGTTTATGCGCAAACCTTCTGTGCGTGCTCCTCGAGTCGAGTTAATGCTGACGGATGAACAAGAAGACGAATTCGTTGAATGTTCTATGGATGCACACTACTTCGCCGCCAACTATTACAAGATAACCACGATCGATAAGGGCTTTATCCTTTTCGATATGCATGATTATCAGAAGCAGTTGTTCCACGACTTTCAGGACTATCGATTTAATGCGGTCGTCCAGGCTCGTCAGTCCGGTAAATGCGTCCGTGGTGATACTCTTGTTTATGTCTATGATACAATCAGTCAACAAGAGTTGCATCTCACCATAGAAGAGCTTCACAAGCGCTTCGAAGGACCGAACCATGCTGTGCCACTTAATACCATTGGCAACCACAATAAGTTTGTAGACAGCCGTTTCGGGAAACGATATTTTGTTGAGTCCGACACTGGCTGGGTTCCGGTTATTGCCGCTCATAAAACGAAAGAATACGCTGAATACGTTGTCAGGACTGAAACCGGACGCACAATTCATGTCGCAGATGAGCACATGTTCTTCAATGAATATGGGCGCGAAGTATTTGCTAAAGACATGGAGGCCGGAGATGCCATAATGACCCAGGAGGGAATAGAATTCATCTCTGAGATCTGGGAGACTGGTGAGTACCACCACATGTATGACTTGCAAGTCAAGTCCAGCGATCAACGTTATTACACGAATGGGTTCCTCAGCCATAATACCACGGTCGTGGCTGCGTTTCTTCTTTGGTATGCGATGTTCCACTCAGACAAAGAAATCGCGGTACTGGCAAACAAAGAGAAACAAGCGATTGAAATTCTTGACCGTATCAGGAAGGCGTATCAGGACCTCCCATTCTTCCTTCAGCAGGGTTGTGAGAAGTTTGGTTCTACCCTGATAGAGTTTGAGAATGGTTCTAAGATATACGCTTATGCCACGTCTTCGGACTCCATCCGTGGTCGTTCTGTATCTCTCTTGTACGTGGACGAAGTAGCGTTCATCGAAAATGACTTTGAATTTTGGGAATCAACATTCCCAGCGATCGCATCTGCTGATACTTCACGTTGTATCCTGACCAGTACTCCGAAAGGCCAGCGAGGGTTGTTCTACGATATCGTTACAAAAGCCGACCCACGCCATCCACAATACAACGATTTCCATCTTACCGAAGTCCCTTGGTACAAGGTTCCGGCGTACACCAAAGACCCTGATTGGGAAACCAAACAACGCGCTCGTCTGGGGGATGCTCGTTTCGATCAAGAATTTGGCATTAAGTTCCGTGGTTCCGTGGGTTCATTGATTCCGGCCAAATGCTTAGATAAAATGACGTCCAAGTTGTATCGGGAACCTAATGAATTCACCAAGATTTATAAGGAATACGACCCACAACGTCTCTACTTTGGGATTGCGGACACTGGGAAGGGGGTGGAAGGAGATTATTCCGTCTTAACAATTCTGGATATAACTGAATATCCGCATGTCATAGCAGCCAAGTACAGGAATAACACGATACCTCCTATGATGTATGCATACACGATAGCTGATATGTGCACCGAATACGGGGAATGTCCTGTCCTTGTTGAAACAAACAACGACGTCGGTGGACAGGTTATCACGATCTTGTATCAAGAAATTGAGTATCCAGAGATCATATTTACGTCGACGGATAACAAAGGGACAGGGAAACGGATTGGTGGTCGTAAACCAGAGCCAGGCATTAACACCAACAGGAAAGTGCGATCTATTGGTTGTGCTAACCTGAAAGCGCTTATTGAGAAAGAAATGTTGGTGATCGAAGACCAAGACACGATAGATGAACTCAGCACATTCGTGTTCCGTGGTGCGCGTTATGAAGCAGATGATGGATGCCACGACGACTGCGTTATGCCGTTGGTATTATATTCTTGGGCAGTTAAACAAGAATGGTTCAGTGATCTGACTTCTACCAGTATTTCTCAAGACATGAGAAATAGAATGTCTTCGACTGAGTCACAACAAGTATTCCCGTTTGGTGGTTTAGTCGTGGGAGACACTCCATCTGGAACTGAGCATCTCCCTGGGTTCGGTGGTGTTCAAGTCTTCGACGAACGTTCAGGGATGACAATGGACGAGTGGTTTAAGAATTGATCACTAAATATCTTTCAAATTGAGCGAAACTCTACCGAGAAGGAATAACATTATGGCAACTCAAAGCTTCAGCGTTGCGCCGTCCGTTCAGTGGACTGAGCGTGATGCCACGCTTCAGACTTCTCCGTCCGTGGTTGTTCAGGGCGCGACAGTCGGCAAATTTCAATGGGGTGAAGTCGAACTCCCAGTGCTGGTGACTGGTGGCGAGACGGGTTTGGTGAAGAAATTCTTCAAACCTAATGACAGCACTGCGACAGATTTCCTTGTGATTGCAGACTTTTTGTCTTACAGCTCTATGGCATGGGTGACTCGTGTTGTTGGTCCTCTGGCCAAGAACTCTGTCACCAAAGGCCAGACAGCCATCACGATCAAAAACAAGCTGGATTTTGAAACAGCAAGTCCGTCAGCGTCTATCACTTGGGCTGGTCGTTATCCAGGTTCCCTGGGTAATGATATTGCTATCAATGTTTGTGACTCCGCTGGATTTCCGACCTGGGAATTCCGCAACAACTTTGCGTACGCACCTCAGTCTGGTGAATTCCATGTTGTGGTTGTAGACAAAGTTGGGCGCATTACTGACTCTGAAGGCGCAGTCGGTCAGGTTGATCGTATATCTGTTTCTGGCACGGCAACTGCAGCTGGCACCATCAGTGTGGCAGGTGAAGATATTGCATATCTGGATACTGATACTCCGGCCACTTTGGCGACCAAAATCGGCGCGGCGCTGACGGCGCTGACAGATGTTTATTCTTCTGTCGTTGTTAAGTCTAACACTGTCATCGTGACCCATAAAGCTATTGGTCCCCAGACAGTTACTGCTATTGTTCCAGATGATAAGGGGCTGACTGCAACCGCCGTGATTACCACTGTTGGCGCATCTGGTTCTATTATCGAAAAATACGAACTCATGCAGAACACACAGGGTTCCAAAAAGTCCGATGGCGCGAATGCGTACTTCAAAGATGTCATCAATGATACATCAAATTGGGTGTACACCTTCGCTACCGCTCTGGCCGCAGGTGTTGTTGAATTAGAAGGCGGCGTAGACGATTATAACATCAACCGCGTGGCGGCTATCCAAGTCTTGAACAATGCCGAAGCATATGATGCGAAGCCAGTATTTGCATACTGTGAAGAGTTGATTGAGCAACAAGCATTGATCGACTTATCTACTGAGCGAAAAGATACAGTATCTTTCGTATCCCCGCTCCGTGATACGGTTGTTGGCAACCGTGGTCGTGAAATGGATGATGTCGTTGCTTGGCGTGAAAGCCTTGTTCGCGACTCTTCTTATTTCTTCATGGATGATAACTGGGCATATGTGTACGACAAGTACAACGACAAAATGCGTTGGATTCCGGCTTGTGGTGGCACCGCAGGTGTTTGGGCGCGAAGCATTGAAATCGCGGGTATCTACAAATCTCCGGCGTTCCACAACCGTGGTAAATACAACAACTATAATCGAATGGCGTGGTCTGCGTCTTCTGATGAACGTGCTGTGTTGTACCGCAATCAGATCAACAGCATCGTAACCTTCTCCAATGAAGGCATCGTCCTGTATGGTGACAAAACTGGCCTGACCCGCCCGTCGGCGTTTGACCGTATCAACGTTCGTGGCCTGTTCATCATGGCTGAGCAGAACATCGCCGCAATCGCCAAATACTATCTTGGTGAGAACAATGACGCGTTTACACGTAGTCTGTTCAGCAATGCGGTTCGTCCATATATTCGCCAGCTGGCAAATATGGGCGCGATTTACGATGGTAAAGTCAAGTGTGATGAAGATAACAACACTGCTGATGTCATTGCAGCAAACCAAATGGTTGCTGGTATCTGGTTGAAGCCTGAGTACAGCATAAATTGGGTGTATCTTGACTTTGCTGCAGTTCGACCAGATATGGAGTTCAGCGAAATCGAATCCGGTGGCGGCATCGTTGCTGCTTCATAAAATGACCAACCCCGCTTCGGCGGGGTTTTCCTTTGTCTTATTGATTTGAGTTATTGAATGATATACGCATACAAAATTGAAACGATAACTAATGGAAAGGTCTACATCGGTGTGACCAATCACCCACAACGAAGATATGATCAGCATTTTGCGAATGCTTTTCATCATGGAGTCCAAAGTGAATTGTATGATGCCATGCGTAAGTATGGAACATCTGGATTTACTTTCGTTGTAATTGCTCAGACCGATGAAGTCCATAAATGGGAATTAGAGAAGCAACTCATCGCTCAATATAATTCTTATGAGATGGGTTACAACATGAATAAAGGCGGTAATGATGGAAGTCATATGCTGGGTAAAACTGCAGCAAAATTGACATCTACAGGTGAACACATTGGTCTTGTTTCTCTCATAGATCCCCGTTGGGAATTGTGTGAAATCGAACCCGTTTTAAGCAATGTTGACCACGGATTTGATTTTTCTTCCATGAAGATTAAAAGATTGACGACTAATTAGAATTGTGTACTCTTATTTGGAGATATAAAAATGGCGACAGTCAATGAGTTTCGCGCAGCCATGTCACGAGGGGGCGGCGTACAACGCCAACACCGCTGGCGTGTGACTGTAAACTTTCCTTCTTTTGTTGCTGGTTCCGACACAATTCGTGACGTGTCCTTGCTGGCTGTAACCACCAACACCCCAACAGGTCAGCTGGGCGAAATTCTGGTGCCCTGGGGTGGTCGTGAACTTCCGTTCCCAGGGGATCGTCGTTTCGAAGCGCTTCCTGTGACGTTCATTAACGTGGTGAACAACGCTCCATACAATGCTTTTGAAGTGTGGCAGCAATTCATCAACGGTAGTGAAAACAACCGCGCCAGCGCGAATCCAGATGATTATTTCCGTGATATCATCATGGAACTTCTGGACGCGAATGACAACGTGACTAAGACATGGACTTTACAGGGCGGCTGGCCTCAAAACCTCGGCCAACTGGAACTCGATATGTCGGCAATGGACTCTTACACACAGTTCACTGTCGACTTGCGTTATTTCCAAGCCGTTTCTGACAAGTCATTGTAATGTCCTCGGTGCTGGGGGAATGTTATTCCCCCTCACTAATTACAAGAAAACGTTGAGGACTTAGATCATGGCTGGATACGGCATGGGGTTCTTCGGTTTGTTTGGTGGCGGCGGTTTAGTCAATGCCAAAGTCGACACCGATAAGTTAGCCCAAAAACAAGATGAATTGTTGCTCACCAAGGCGACAGTTGTTGCTCTGGACGATGCTCAAGACGGTTCTATAATCCTTCAGGGTGGTGCGAACACCTACAACTATGTTGGCGTTGAAAGTGAACTTCTCAGCGTTAAAACAGTTGTGGAAGAATATCAGTCCATGGCTCAACAGCCTGAAATTCGCAAAGCTGTGGACATTATTGTCAATGATGTTGTCACCTGTGAGGAAGATGAAACTCCAGTGACAGTAAACCTTGACAAAGTTGAAGGGATATCTGATACTGTTAAAGAATCTATCACCGAATGCTTCAAAGAAGTTATGCACTTGATGGACTTTGACAATACAGCATATCAGAAGATCCGGAAATGGTATGTTGACGGTCGACAAGCATATCATGTCATCGTTGATCCCACGAATAAAAAAGGCGGGATCAAGAAATTGGTTATGCTTGATTCTCGTTGCATTCGTCCTGTCTATATCGTTGAGAAGGCGATGCGTGAAGGCGGTATTGAAGCAATAGAATCTGTAACATTGAAGTATTATTACAACCCGAATTATAATCGAAACCAATTCACTGGCCAATCTGGTACTTCCCAGAACTTCCAGCCTTCACAGCAAGAACTCGTATTCGATGACGAAAGCATTGTTTACATCGATAGTGGTGAAGAGCCATTGGCCAATGGTATTGTCCCAGGCCTTTTAAATCCTGCTATCCGTCCGTTGAACAACCTGGTTACGACTGAAGATGCGACTGTAATTTATGCCATCACTCGCGCCCCTGAGAAACGCGCATTCTATCTTGACGTCGGTACTCTCGGTAAGAAATCTGCTGAAGAATACATGACCATGATGATGGGTAAATTCAAAAACCGCAACGCATATGACCGCACCACTGGTAAGATAACAGGTAATGCCCATCTTATGGGTATTGCAGAGGATTATTGGTTGCCGCGCCGCGAAGGTCAGAATGCTACAGAGATTGCGACTGTTGGGGGTGGGAATCAATTGGGCGAAATGGATCACGTGAACTATTTCCGTGAAAAACTCTATGATGCTCTAATGATCCCTAAGAGCCGCCTCCAAGAGGAAGGATCTATTAACATTGGGGGTTCTAACCTTGCGGAGATTACACAGGAAGAGCTGCGCTTCAGCAAGTTCTGTGCTGGGTTACGACGCCGTTACTCCCATTTCTTTATGGAATTCTTGCGCCGCCAGTTAATTTTGAAAGGCGTTACGGATGAAAAGGATTGGAATGAGAAGATCAAACCGTTTATAAAGTTTGAATTCACATCCGATAGTTACATTCGTGAACAACAAGAAAACGCTATCTTGAATGATCGTCTGGCTTCATTGAACACTGTTGAGCCATTTGTTGGTTCCATTTTCTCCATAGACTACGTCATGAGAAATGTATTGCGTATGTCTGATGAAGAAGTTAAAGAACAACAAACGAAGATCGCGGAAGAGAAAAAGAAAGGTCTCTATCCGAAGGTTCAAGCAGATGAAACTGGCAATTATAGCGGTTCAGATGTTAGTCCGTTGAAGTTTAAACCTGAGACTATCCCATTCTCCGGTTCAACAGACGATAGTATTTAAAGTTCAACTAAATATAGAAAATTAATTCGGAGATCAAAATCATGAGCGCAATTGATATCGTTCGTGCAGTAATTGACGGTGACACTGAAACTGCTGTTGCAGAATGCAACATGGAACTTGATGCACGTAGTCAAGAACTATTAAACCAAGGCACAGCATATGTTCTGGATTCTATCGCAGCTGATATGAATTCAAACAACAACGGCCAGTAAGGAGATGCATGATGGAAATCACAGAGATCGCCACGTTCGCTGATTTCCTGGCCTCTCGTATGGACGAGCAGCGAGTCATCGATAAAGTGAACGCTCGTGGTAAACGCCGCCGCCGCTTGAAATGTGCCCCTGGGTTCAAATTGTCGGCTGATGGTTCACGTTGTGAAGTCATGGATGCCAGCGAACGTCGTGTGCGCAAAATCGGCAACCGCAAAGCCCTCCGCTCTAAAAAGCGTATGGGAATGGGCTATCAACGTAAAATCGAGCGCCGCAAGAAAAAGGCTATGAAGTTCCGCAAAATGATGGGACTGAGTAAGAACAAGTAAGGAGTTTATGATGAAACTGTTGCGTGAGATCACAGCGATAGGGAAGGATCTTCAAATCGGTGAGGATACGACCTCAACTGGTGGGAAGGCCATGTTCATCGAAGGTCCGTTTGTGATGTGTAACCAAGTAAACCGGAACGGGCGTAACTATGATCTACAGAAAGTGGGTATCCCTGCTGTCGAAGCATATGACAAAGAGTATATCCAAGATCGTCGCGCAATCGGTGAAGTCACACATCCTGACTATCCTTTCCCTAATCTGGTGGAAGCAGCGCTCAAAACCGAATCCCTTCGCTGGGAAGGCACTAATGCCATCGGTCGGGCGCGAATTTTAAATACACCAAAAGGCCAAATCATACGTGCATTGGCCGAAGCAGACTTCAATCTGGCCGTGTCTACACGTGGTCTGGGTGAGACCAAGTCAGTAAACGGTTATGATGACGTTCAGCCTGGCTTTATGCTCACCGCTGTTGATGCAGTCGACCGTCCTTCTGGACAAGTTTGTTATGTTAAGGCTGTGAGTGAATCTGTTGAATGGCAGCTTGATGAGGCTTCGGGTATTTGGATGCCTCGTGATGTTAAAGGGAAAGTTGTAGACCAGTTGGTGAAAACCAATATCCAGGTTGAAGACGATTTCCTGCGCCGCCTTGATGCAGCATTGAATCATCTGGGCTGAAATTCAGCTCACTAAATACTGAAAAATCGTTCAGAAGGAAACTATCATGAAACCTGAATTGCAAAAACTGTTTGAAGGCGTTAATGGCCTCAGCACCGATTTCTTGGACAAAGTATCTGGTCTGCTGGAATCTAAAGTTGAAGCCGCCCGTCTGCAAGCTATTCAAGAAACTGAAGCGGCTGGTAACGTTGAGCGCCTGACTCTGGTAGAAGCCCACCAGAAAGAAGTCGCAGACCTTAAAGAAAATTTCACTCTTCAGTTGGCGGAAAAAGTTGATTCGTTCCTCAACGCGGTTGTTGAAGAATGGGCTAACAAAAATGCTCCGGCTATTGACGCTCAGATCAAAACCGAAGCTGCTGAACGCTTCCTCACTGGTTTCTCTAATGTTCTGAAAGAAGCAGGTGTTAGTTTCGCCACTGACCCAGACGGTCAGATTGCAGCTCTCACCAACCGCCTGGCTGAAGCAGAGAAACGCGCCAGCATTGCCAATACTGAATTGGCTCAGCTCAAAGAAAGTGAAACCAAACGCCAGCGCAATGATGTCATTGATCGTATTTGTGAAGGTATGGTTGACACCAAGAAAGACACTGTTGTCAACCTGCTGGAAGGTATTGAATTCCAGACCGAGTCTGAATTTGAATCCCGTGTGCGCACCTTCCGTAACCTGGTAGAAGGCAAAGATGACTTCTCTGATAAAGTCGGCAAAGACAATGAAAAAGGCAAGCCTGATGGCGACAAGTCTGAAAAAGACATCAAAGAAGGTAAAAAACCGAAGAAAGAAGGTGAAGCCGACGATGATGACGATGACGATGATGACAAAGACGAAGTTGGCAAAGAAGTCAACGAAGCCGTCCGTCGCCAGATCAGTGCTTTGCTGAACGGCTAATTTTAGCAGCCACAGCCCTCGAAAGGGGGCTTGATTTTGAACTACTAAGTAATTTCAACTTAACTGAATATCAATGTAAGGAACGAGCATCATGACTAAGAAACTTGTAACCGAAGAAATGCGCAAACAGTGGCTGCCAGTTCTCCAAAAAGAATCTGAAGCTATTCAACCTCTGTCTGCCGAAAACGTAACCATCCGTCTGATGCAGAACCAGGCTGAATGGAACGCAAAAAACCTGGGCGAATCTGACGCACCTGGTTCTGTGAACAGCACTGTCGGTAAATGGCAGCCAGTTCTGATCGACATGGCAAAACGTCTGGCGCCGATCAACATCGCGATGGACTTCTTCGGTGTTCAGCCGCTGTCTGGTCCTGACGGTCAGATCTTTGCACTGCGCGCTCGCCAGGGTGTTGGTGACAGTTCCAACACCGCACAGTCTCGTAAAGAACTGTTCATGCAGGAAGCCGATTCCGGCTATTCCGGTGATGGTACTGTACAGGCTGGCGACCCGTCAGGCTTTAGTCAGGCTGAAATCGAAGGTTCTGGCTCTGGCGTGACCACTATCGGTAAAGGTATGCCGTCAACCGACGCGGAACTGCTGGGTACTACCACCAATCCGTGGGCGCGTGTTGGTATCACCGTTCAGAAAGCGACCGTTACTGCCAAGTCTCGCGGCCTGTATGCTGATTACAGCCATGAACTGCGTCAGGATATGATGGCAATTCACGGCGAAGACGTGGATAATATCCTGTCTGACGTGATGGTAACTGAAATTCAGGCGGAAATGAACCGTGAATTCATCCGTACCATGAACTTCAGTGCTGTTCGCTTCAAAAAATTCGGCACCAACGGTGTTGTTGATATCGCGCAGGACATCTCTGGTCGTTGGGCGCTGGAAAAATGGAAGTTCCTGACTTTCATGCTGGAAGTTGAAGCGAACGGTATCGGTGTTGACACCCGTCGTGGTAAAGGCAACCGTGTTCTGTGTTCTCCGAACGTGGCATCCGCTCTGGCGATGTCTGGCATGCTGGACTATGCTCCAGTTCTGCAGGAAAACACTAAACTGGCTGTTGACCCGACTGGCCAGACATTCGCTGGTGTTCTGTCCAACGGTATGCGCGTCTATGTTGACCCGTATGCTGTAGCAGAATATATCACTCTGGCATACAAAGGCGCAACTGCGCTGGATGCTGGTATCTTCTTCGCGCCGTATGTGCCGCTGGAAATGTACCGCACCCAGGGTGAAACCACCTTCGCTCCGCGTATGGCGTTCAAAACCCGTTACGGCATCTGTGCTAACCCGTTCGTACAGATTCCGGCTAACCAAGACCCGCAGGTTTACGTGACTGCTGACGGTATTGCTCAGGATAGCAACGTTTACTTCCGTAAAGGGTTGATCAAATCTCTGTTCTAAGCGACAGGTTTTGATAACAAACCCCGCTTCGGCGGGGTTTTTCTTTATAGGGATATGTAAGATAATAAAGCCTCATTTATCAAAGGAGGTTAAAATGTCTCATCAATTATCTGGCGGTGCAGTCGATACTCTATTCGTTCTTTTCTGGTTTGGACCTCGTGAAGCTGGGGAAATACCTGCTAAATCTGGAGAAGCCGAATTGGCCTCCCTGGGGTTTTGTAAACGAGTTGATGTTAAAAACGTACCAAAAGGTCGAGATACACATCTGTGTGTACTCACCGAGGAAGGTTACAAATACGCATATCTGAAATATGTTTCTCAAAATACGTGATTGTTTATCGTAACGATTTAATACGCGAATAGTTCAATAACAATTCCTGTTGTACGATATAACTTTCTTACAACAGGAGTATCAGTCATGACAACCCGAAATATTACCTCTGAACAATCCGTGTCACAAATCCTCATTAATTCCCGCACCCAAAAAGAACGTCTTTTTGACATCCTCACTAATGTGATCAATATTCGTCGACAATTAGATGGTGAATTTCCCGAATCTGATTCTGAAGAAAAATCAACACACAATCCAGGTCTTGTTGGTGCTATCCTTAACATACAAGGAGAGCAGGACGATATCATCGATAGAATCAATGCTCACATGGACGTCATCCATACTAAACTGGGAACGTTTTATCACCCAAATTGTGAAGACGAGTCTAAAGATAATTGTTAATGTTTTCAATAAATGGGTAATGAACCATCATTACCCAACTTTCACAATAGGAATACAACTCATGGCAAAAGAAACTCTTAACAATGAAAACTCCAACTTTGCAGAATGGCATACCGAATTAGAGCGCGTTGCCCGTTCTCAACATGGTTCTGCCGCTGATGCAGATGCTTGGCGTGAAGATTATGAATCTGGAAAAACTCCACGTCAGGCTTGGGAAGACGAATGGGGGTGGGATGATGCCGACTCTAATCCGTAAGATATATCTGGATAAGAACTATTTGGAATCTAAAATCGAAGTTTTCACGGCTCAAAAAATATTTGAAGACGGTGAAACGAGATATTATCTGAATCCAGACCTTTATCTCCCAGGAAGTAATTTGAATCGCGACATACCCCAAATAGATGGCACAATCATTCGTTGGGAAATAGCGACGCAAGAAGACAACTGTCACAACATAACACTTTGAAGAGAGAACTACATCATGTCTAAACAAAATTATATCTTTATTAGTCCAGGACGTTCCCAGTTTTTTCGTAGCGACATCGATACACCTATCGAAGGTTTTCGCATTTTCAAATGCTATAAATTGGCCAGCGGTGACATTGATTATCAAAGTCACGACAATGACCGCCAAGACTTGGTTGATAACGGTTGGGAAGAAATAGATTCTCCTCAATATCTGACCGTCAACCTTTATTATATGAAGGAAAGCGGTAAATATTATTCGACTGGGGAGTTGAAAATCCGAGTTTCAGAAGCCCAATCCAATCCAGCAAAAAGTTGGTATGACACGCAAGAGTTAGTGCGTGATCTCCTGAAGAAAGGCGAACTGCCTGGCTTGGTTAAAGGTTCCCGTTTTGATACCTTCATGTCCTGTGAACAACACCCGTGCTATGTTCCGACTTTATTTAAAATCAGCAACATGTGAGAGATTAATATATGAGCAATTTACCACTGCTTCAAGTCGGCGATGTGTTCGTTCTCACAGAAGAAATGACCATTGAAACTCAGGTGCCTAAGCATTTCTTGTATTCTAATTGCAAGGGAGATTGGCAAACGGACTCTGGTTATATCACCCCTGAGGGATTCTTCGGTTACATGCAAGGGCATTATGTCGTTACCAAAACAGCTCTACAAGGAGGTAGCGCTGGTCACGACCCATACCCAGACGGTCATCATGTTTGGGCACAGCATACCGAAAATGAACGCATCAGGATCTGTTTTTATCAGACAGGCAGCTTCAGAAACATGCACCGTAACGTTCCAGTAGTCGGAAAAGCCAAGGCGCAAACATGGACTTGGGAGAAATTATGAGAATCAAAAAGATTGGAGCAAGCCCGTTGACGGGCACTATCTTCCAAGGTACATTGAATACCAAAACCAGTATGTGGGTAGGTGAGAAGACCGACGTGACTAACGACTGTGTAGCGGCTACGGCTGAACACATGCGCCACATCAAGAAAGACTACTGCTTCCCTACTAAAGACGGCAAGTTCCTGGTGCTGAGCGCTGAGGTTCACGACACTCTTCCTGATCGCTTCAAATAAATTTAAAATTTATTCAATAAACGGGGTTTACTTCTTCAATAAACCCCGTATACTTCATTCCATAAGCAGCACAACACTGACTCTGAAATGAAGGAACTACACCATGAACAACATGCCAACCACCAAAACCGCTCTGGAAATCGATTCTCGCTTTATCGTTGAAGCATGGGCCAACAGCCAAAACTCTTATGTGTATTCCCTTTATGTCGGTGACACTTATGTTTCTTGCCTCGGCATCGACGGCTCCAAGAACGAGCACGGCGTGAACGAGCGCTATACCAAAAAGCAGGCTATCGCTGATGCTACCAAATTCGCGACTGACATTCTGGGTCGCATCAATGCGGGTAAACCGTACAAACGCGGTGAAAAGGGCTATGTCACCCAATTGCTTGGCGCTTGATTTGTTCTAAACCTTTGAACGGGGTATGTTAATCGCATACCCTATCCCCTACAAATAGAGGACTTTACCATGACAGTCGACACCAAACTGAATAATTCCGTGGAGATCCCCCACATCGTCAAATTCGAAAAGCCGAGCGAGCGTAAGCCACGCAAAACGCGCCGCCTGGTCACCAAGCTGGATCTTCTGAAACAGAAGTTCGGCGATCACAGTGTGTTCACTCGCATCCGTAACGCATTAAAGGAAGGGCGAACCGAGTTGGAGCTATATCGTCCAAACGGTTCCACTCGTGCGTATCAGACCACCGACGGCTTGCTGGAACTGATCCGCCTCTCGGGAATGAGCATAGAACCTCGTTCATCAGGGACTCCCTTGTGCAGCCTGTATGTAATCGGCAATCTTGGGGCGCTGTGAGTTCTATGAAGAAGTATATCGTTCTTATAACGGGTTCCCGTTCTATAACTGAGCGGGATAAAATATTTGCCAAATTAGATGAACTCTTAATCCCTCACGAGATAGAGACGTTTATTGAAGGTGAAGCAGTAGGTGTGGATCTGATATCCCGTGATTGGTGTGAAATCAATTATGTGCATATTACACCAATGCCGATTCCTCAAAATTACCATACGTTATATGGGAAAGGTGCGGGCAATCAACGTAACAAAGATATGCTGGGCAAGGCTCTAACATTGGCGAAGCAAAAAGATCTTGAGGTCTTTGGAATTGCATTATGGGATGGTTCGTCTACTGGGACGCAAGACATGATCAAGCGCATGAAGAAAGCGGGAATAAATGTCAATATCACTCTCATGGGCAAACCCAAAACCAAACGATTGTTATAAATAAATTTGCAACCCATGAGGAGTTATACCATGTTACAAATACTGTTGGTGCTTTGTGTCGCATTTACCATGTACTTCATGGCGCGCATCTGTTTTATTACTTTAGATGACATGAAGGGTATCCCACGTGACCCCAAATTCATCTTTCTGAAGAAGTTTGCCAAAAAGTTCTCAGAAAACTTTATTTATCATCTACCATGATTAAATACCCCCAAAATTGGGGGTATTTTTATGAACGCACAAATCTACGATGTCCTTTCCTCTGGTAACGCATTTAGCAATCCGCTTCCGTCCCTCTCCGGTCCCTCACAGGATTTAATCACCAGTGGTAGTACCAATATACCATTGATAACTGCCAACGCGACTCCGGAAATGCAGGTGGCTATGTCAGCAGGTGGATTAACACCAGATAAACTTACAGCAGCCACAAACATGTATAGCTCTGCCAACACGGGGATAACGACACTGAACACATATGGCGACCAGAGCATAAATGAAGCGTATTCAAGAATTGGGACTTCCGTTTCATATAAATCAGGTTTGAAAAGTATATCACGGGAACCAAACAATTGTGACCTGATCAACAAAGCATTCGGTGTTGTTCAGGATCTAGGCCGCCAATGGTTAAACGCTATGGAAGGCGCTCTCCAGACTGTGACTAACAAGATATCGGAATTGTATGACATGATTATGGAAGGTGCCTCAGAAGGGATGGCAAAACTACAGCAATTGGCTGCTGAAGTAACAGGACATATCAATGAGGCAATAACCGCCGTCAATGGAGTTATAAATGATATCACCGATGGGATAGCTGCAGAACTTGCTCATATTGAAAGTATGATCAAAGAATGTCTAAACTTCTCTTTTGCGAATGTTCTTGGAGAATGGGCCAAAGATCTCTGTGCTGGAGGCGTTATTGATAAAATAGGGACTCCAGAATTAAAAGAGTCCCTGAAATAATCAATGTCTAGCGGGGAGAACTCCCACTGGTTCGATACCTTCCATCACCAGGGAGTTCACCCCAACATCACTCATTCGAATCCATACTTTACCGCCTGGTCTTATTTCATAGATGTTCATTTCATTACCTACAGCAGATCCATTAACGAAAACACCCTGAGTGGCAATTCGGATCGGAGATTTGGTGTTATTAACTATCTGAAATGATATTGCAACGTCTCTGGTGATTTCTACGTCCCTTGCTTGAGTATTCCTTCTGAGTTTGTCAAAGAAAGAAGGGTTGAAAGTCGCTATGATGCTATTATTCTGAGAGTAATAAATACTTGCGGATAGATATGGGATCTTTCCTTCGTCACCTTTCCTCAATAGGGGAATCGTGGTTTTCCAGTATGGTCTCAGTGACTGGTTGTTATCATCAAAACAACCAACAGCTTGAAGAGTCTGGAAGTTCTGAAAATCAGATACTACTTGATTCAGAATATTTTTATTGCATTTATCAATGTCGGCTGAGATGTTAACAGGTATGGTTCTGATTTCAGGATCCCAGAGGTCGGTTACAGAAATGACGGACGTGACAAAGATACGGCAACTTGTGAGTGCAAGCACCATTATCATCGTCATGGTCCATTTTCTGAATCCGCGTGTCAGGAACACTAAAACGTTCTCCACAGCAAAGGTGCTAACATGACAGGTGTACAATTCAAAAACGAAAATCCTAATTTCGCGGCTTCCGATAAATGGCGCTTAACTATCGGAGACCTGATATTGCTTACTCGTTCAATACATGACTTCAGTATTCCTGGAGTGTATTCTGAAGGTATCGAGGGTCCATCCCCTGGCGATGTGCTCAACTCTATACCTTCAGAACGTCTCACGTATGACCCCATCGTATTTACGTTCGTTATCGATGAGAGTTGGTACAACTGGGAACAGATTTACAATTGGATTGCGTCTAATGCTGGATCTGATTTAGCTGTTAGCCGCGACATCACCATCGACCTTCTTGATAACATGAATCGACCTATTGGTCTACAATTGTTGTTGGAAGAAGCCCGTCCCACAGCTTTGGATAACGTATTGGTGGATGTGGATGCTGCAGTTCCCCAACTGGTCACGACTGTTACGTTCAAATATTTGAAACTGACTCCGACTCGCGTCACCCGCGAAATTGATAAACAATAAGTTATAATACAGAGAGTTGAAACAGCAGGGAATAAATCATGAGCGAAACAAAACTTGAAACGATGAAAACCGAAGATATAATGGCAGAATTGGATCCTCTTATTTCGGTAAATCCTGAAGACATGAACTTAGACCAAATGTCATTGAAAATTGGTCGTTCGTGGATGACTGTGCAACGCCATTATATTCGTGAAGGAAGATATCTGGAGTATCTAACTGGCAAATTCCGCCAAATAGATCTCTATTTACGCCGATTTTATGCAGGGGAATTGCCGCCCAACGTTTATGTTGAACGCCCATTAAAAGTTCGACCCCTGAAATCTGATATAGACGTATGGGTAAAAGCAGATGATGATTATATCGAATTGTCTAGCATGCTTCAAGAGCAGAAAGCCAAAGTCAAGTTCATCGAAAGTTGCTTAGATCGTTTGAACAAACTCGGATATGAAGTGAAGAATGCTATTGATTGGCGAAAATATTTGGATGGGATGTAATGGTTTCTCTACAGGCTTTGCGCAAACTTAATGACTTTGAAAATCGTCATCATACATTTCAGCAATATTCCTTGCCGTTTAAGGAACTGACTTGCGTAACTACCGAAAATGGTCGTCACTATGTTTCCCCCACTGGAGTCAAACTAACTTCAGTGACGACCATGTTAGGGCGTACTGGTGACCACACATGGTTAGAAGCCTGGCGGGACAAGTTGGGGCATGAAGCTGCTGATATAGAAACACATCGTTGTGCAGACCGTGGGGAAAAACTTCATTTGGCTTGTGAGTTGTATCTCAAAAACAGACCAATGAAGGAAGTTCTGGAAGCTGCAGGGGAATACGTGTTTATGTTCAAACAGGTTTTCCCCTACCTTAACAAAATGAGCAAGATATATGCACAAGAGATTCCATTATATAGCGAAGTCCTGGGTCTTGCTGGTCGTGTTGACCTCATCGGGGTTTACGAAGGAATTCCAAGCATAATCGATTTCAAAACATCTAACACCCTAAAAACTCGAAGCATGATAGAAGATTATAGTATTCAATTGTGTCTATACTCAGTCATGTTTCAACAAATGTTTAATGTCAAGATAGAGCGTTTAATCAATATTATATCCAACGAAAATGCCCTTGTTCCCACCATAATCGAATTCGATCGCAAAGACGTTATTTCTAAAATGTTTGACCGTGTCCGTCTGTATCACAAAATGGATAAAGAACAGAACGGAATCTGGGCGGATCGCTAAATACTCCATAATATTGGGGGAAATTAGTGATGTCTGAGATCCAAATAGTCAAAGTGAACGAAGTTAGAATGCGGATCCTTGCCGAGGATTATATCCGTGAAGAACTCAACGATTACTTCAAATTTGAAGATCCTAATTTCCAACCGAATCCGTTCAGTAAATGGGACGGCGTAGTGCGGCTGTTCACAAAGAGTTCTGGGCTTATCGACATCGGCCTGTTATTTGAGGTGTTCAAATTCTGTAAGATGAACGGTTACACCATCAAATTAGATCCGACCTTAAAATATATTCAAGATATTCCGGATGAAGAAATTCATGCGTTCATCGATACATTGAATGCAGTGTACCGAGACGAAAACAAACAATATCAAAAAGCGATTGTCCGCGAATATCAATTTGATTCCGTTGCCACAGCAATACGCCAAAGCAGATGTGTCCTCGAAGCTGCCACGAGTGCTGGCAAATCCTTTATTTTGTACATCATGGCGCGTTACTACAGGCAACGCAGAGATGCCCTCGAAAGTAATCTGAGGACGTTAATCGTTGTACCATCCATTCATTTGGTGACTCAGTTGTATGACAACTTCGAAGAATATAGCCACGGGACAGAATGGAAGCCATTGATGAATGTCCAGACAATATACGAAGGGGCAACGAAAGAGATTTTCAAACCCATAGTTATTTCAACTTGGCAAGGTATCCAGAACCAACCCAAAGAGTGGTTCCATCAATTTGGAGATATCGTCGTCGACGAAGTACATACATCAAAATCAGATAAATTGTCTTACATCTTGAACAACTGTATTAACGCTGATCAACGTTTGGGAGTAACCGGAACCCTGGCGAATACAAAGGTCGCAGGGTTACAAGTCGTTGCTCACTTTGGCGCATATCATAAAATTATTACAGCGCGCGATTTAATCGATCTAGGATATGCGGCAGACATCAATGTTAATATGATTGAAGTCATACATCCTATGGCAGACTGTATTGAAATGCACGGTGCTGAGTATCAAAAGGAAATAGAATTCCTCATTGCTAACGAACGCCGCAATGAATTGATAGCTCGAATGGCTCTATCTTTGAAAGGGAACGTCGCAGTAATGTTCGAACGTATCGATGCACACATGATGTTGGTTTATGAAATGCTATCGGCAGTCAAGAAAAACGTATTCGTCATCAACGGGGAAGTCAAGACAGAAGTTCGTAAACAGATTCAGGCTGCTATGGAAGAAGGTGAAGATATAACACTGTTGGCTTCATACGGTACTATGCAACAGGGCGTATCTATCAAAAAACTCCATCATCTGATATTGGCCCATCCCAGCAAATCTTATATCCGTGTTATACAGACATTGGGGCGTTTGATGCGCCAGCATTCCTCTAAGGATGTTGCGCGAATCTGGGACCTGGTAGACAACCTGCGTTACAACGGTTCCTACAACCATGCTCTCAGGCATTCTCATGAGAGATATAAATTTTATCTTATGGAGCGCCACCCTGTTAAAATGAAAAAAGTGGCGCTCTAACCATTTCAAATATCTTGATTCACATAGGCGGGGGTTGCCTCGCCTTCTTTGTTGGAACCAAATAAACAGTCGATCGTGCCAATACATTGTTGTAGCACTTTCGGCTCAAGAATCTGAGAAAACAATTCTTCATTAGATGCCAGCAGTGGAACAACTTTCACTTCCCGCGCCTGGCCTTGTTGAATAATGCCAACATACAGACCTTTGTTATTTGGGAGTAATGGTATCACCAACATCGGTGACACAATAAACCCCGATGTACAGAAAAGGCTTTGTAAATAAACGCCTTTTAATGACGAACGTTGTTCTGATATGGAAAGAATTGCTTCTTGGTCTTCCCCTACTGCGTATAAACCAACAAATTGCTTCATATATTATTTCTCACGTGTTAGCAAACTTGGCTACATAATAATGTCATGCTCTGTTTAGACCAAATAAAATATTTTACTTGTTGAATAAAAATCGCTTTCTTGTTGAACAATCCGTGCGTAATATACGAGTTGTGAGCTTTGCGAGCAACGAGTATTATCACGAGCGAAGCGAGTAGACTGATAAAGAAAGGTTTTATTAAAACAGAATATTATAAATGCCGTCAGGCATTTATTTATCGCGCGTAGGGCAATTTATCACTTGTTCTATAACTACAAACACGCGATACTAATTTGCGTCAAATATGACTTGAACCCCACTATATTTTGAGGATACAACTAATGCAAGAGATCACTCTCTCCGAACGCACTTTACAACTGCTGGCTAACTTTGAAACCATCTGCCCCTCTATCGTTCTGGCACCTGGTAAAAAGTTGCGCACTGTTAACGATTCCAGTACAGTTATCGCTATTGCCGACATTGACGAAGACTTCCCGTTCGAATTCCCGATTCTGGATCTGACCAAATTGCTGGCAATCCAGCGTCTGCCGAGTTTTAAAGGCGGTAAAATTGAAATGTCGGAAGACCACATTTTGCTGAAAGGTGAAAACTCCCAACTGCAATTCTGGCGTTCCGCTAAAGAACTGACTGTCGTTCCGGCAGACAGCATCGATCTTCCGTCTGTAGAATTTGAAGCAACAGTCACTCCTGAAAAAATGAAAGAGCTGACTCGCGCCTGTTCTACTCTGGGCCACAAAACTGTACGCCTGGTGGCCAGCGGCGGTAAAACTCGTCTGGTGGGCACGACCACTACTATCGACAATTCCAACGATTACACTGTTGAGTTGGGTGAAACAACTCTGGGTGATTTTGCTATGCCTGTTGATGTGGTCAACCTGAAAATGATCGAAGGCAACTACGTGATCCGCGCCTGTGCCGAAATGCAACTGGTTAACTTCCAATCCGCAGACGGCACCATCAACTATTACGTCGGCATGCAGCTGGATTAATCAATAACGATTCGGCGCTTTATTATCGGTGGCGGGGGTTTCCCCGCCCTTTGAAACGTTTTATCTAAAGAGGCTGCAATGTCTAACATCACTATCGTCACAGATCAATACGCGTGGGAAAACAAATATCGCCCTGACAATCTGGATGAGATCGTCCTCCCTTCAGACGTCCGTGCAAAAATCCATGGCTATGTTACATCAGGCAATGGAAACATCCCCTCAATGCTGTTCTATTCCCCTCAGCCTGGTACGGGCAAGACTACTTCTGCTCTGGCTGTTTGCAACGAAATCGGTTGTATCAAACCGTTGATGATCAATGCGTCACTGGATAACAGCATTGATGTCATCCGTGACCGTGTTATTCAATACGCAACTGGCGTCAGTGTTTTCGGTGGTCGTAAAGTCGTTATCCTTGATGAAGTTGAGCGACTTTCTATGGCGGCACAGGAATCCCTGAAAGGCATCGTAGAGAAAGTCTCAAAAAACTGCTCCTTCATCCTGACGACTAATGCGAAACAGCGCGTTAACGAACCTCTGCGTTCCCGCTGTCGTGAAATTGATTTTATCTGGTCTGAAAAGGAAGCAGATGAAGTTAAACTTCAATTCATGCGTCGTTGCGCAACTATCCTGACAGAGGAAGGCATTCCGTATGAAGCTGGTGTAATTGCTTCCATTGTGAAATCATATTTCCCAGATAATCGCAAAATTATGGGAACTCTTCAGGATAATGCCACCACGTTTGGTAAAATCGATGAACGCGCTCTGGCACAGGTTAAAGCAGGGGAATTCCAAGCGTTGGTGGATTTCCTAAAAACCAATGATTGGGCTGGGATGAAGCAGTGGGTGACCGACAACCAAAACTACATCACTGAAGATTTTTATTCCCGTTTCTTCCATTTCTGCGTTCCCCAGAACAAGGAAAAGACTCCTTTGATTCAAAACGAGTCAATCCCTGATCTGGTATGCGTCTGTGGTCAGTCTCAGATCGAACATCGTTCCGTCGGCGACGTCTGGTTGCACGGCGTTTACTTCTTGACTAACGTCATGCTCAACATCAAATGGAAGTAATATTATGGTCGCTCCGTCACTGTTCGATTACCTCGGTGCGTTGAATAGCACCAAAGAGAATCTGTTGATGACCGAAGACCCCGAAATCAGAAAGGCTTTTGATCCTTTCATGACTCGGCGCGGCCTTGCTCAGAGTAAAGACACGCTTGTGGTTGCTGAACAAATGAACCGCTTCCATGCCATTACTCCTTGGATGCAATGGAACCTGGCGTTTCATAGCATTCCGGCAAAACGTCGCTATGACAAGTGGTCTAAGAAGGGAGCTATGGATCCTGATGTGAAATTGATTTCTGAGTATTATTACATCAGTCCTGAAAAGGCTTCAGAATATGTTCGATTCCTGCCGAAAGAAGTCCTGGCTGAAATCAAGGCGAAGGTCGAACGTTCCAACAGCAACGAAAAAGCCAAACCGCGCAAGGCTAAGTAATTCAAATAATTGTTAAAGGGGTATGAGTCATGGCGCGTAATACGCTGGACATCTTAAAACTTTCAGCTGTCAACGATGAGGCCAGCATTGTTGACTGTATGGTTGAAGTTCAATTGAACCAAGACAAACCAGGGATTTTCCTGGGTATCAAGGAAACGCTGAGTCGGATAGGGGTTAACACTCGTCAAGAGCCTAACACCTTGTATCAAACGTGCCATATCCTGCATAAATTTGGCAGATATCACATCGTGCATTTCAAGCATTTGTTCATGCTAGATGGGCACTACAACGGCTTTACGCGTGAAGATGTCCTGCGTATGAATCGGATTATACGGCTTCTGGAGCAATGGAATATGGTTAAGATCTTGCATCCGGAACAAATAACCGAAGTGGCTGACATGTCTCGGATCAAAGTTGTAAAACATGACCAAGTTTCTGAGTGGAAATTGGTTCCAAAATACACTATTCGCCCAAGTCGGGCAAAAAGCGAATAACTGGAGTCGCTATATTATGACAACTACATTTAATAAAAACGTGAGATTGAATTTGGCTTTTGGTAATGCGGCTGGAGATATTACAGCCCCTGACTTCGGTAAAATTCGCAATCAGGCCAAACTGGTTCTGGAAGAGACCCGCGAATTACTGGAAGCGGCTTATTTCGATCATGACATCAAACTTGAGCTGGTGGCAACTCCAAAAGAAGACACCGATGATGTTGATATGGATAAAATCCTGAAAGCCATCATGGACGCTCAGGGTGATATCACAACTGTTAATGACGGCGTGGCCCATATCGCTGGTTTTAATGGTGATGAATGTTTACAACGTGTGTTTGCCTCTAACATGAGCAAATTTATTCGCTCAGAAGATGAAGTCGGTCCGGCACTGGAATATTATTATTCACGCGGTTTCCCAGATGGCCAGTTACGCGTTGAAGGTGAATTCCCTCAGGCATGCATCAAAGTGAATGAGACTGTGATGTGGAATGGCAAAGAATATCCGAAAGGAAAATTCCTGAAAAACATGGCTGTGTTCAAAGAGCCTGATTTCTCTGATATGCTGACGAATACCCCTTCCCGTCAGATCAATGACATCGTTGCCAGCATGGCAATTGAAGAAGGTCAGGTATTTGTTGATGATATGAACGGCGTGGCGTTGGTATCTCCAAAAACGTTGGAAGTAATTCTTTCTATGGCAGTTGAAAAATCTTCTCGACCCGTAGATGTTAACGGCCAAATTGAAAGTTATGTGCCAGCGTATATCATTAACGATACCAATATGCCTAAGCTGTGTGGGGTGTGGGGTGCTAATGTTCGTGTATACGCGTGCGCACCTGTTCAAAACACTGTGACACACCTCTCTCGCTTCGATTAATATAATCCGTTATTCACTAAACAACAGAGGCTATAATGGCCTCTGTTTTTGTATTCTAGAGAGGATACCATGAAAGATAAACCACATGACATCCCATATTGCGGTGTCCGTGAAACCAAAATCAAATCAGCCCATCCTATGTTAAGTTCATTCCACCGCCAGCTGGCATATGAATGGATGAGGGATCGTTATGCGATACATGTCAAGAAGGACGTGCAATGCCTTCCAGCGCCATGGACGGATAATCCGGTATTACGCCAAGTCAAGTTTTGTAACGTGCGGAGAGAGCACGATAGGCAGTCTCGAAATTTGATCAATAATATCATCCTCGATCAGGATCTCACGCTATCTGACAAAATGTTCAACTGTGTATTGTTCCGCATGTACAACATGTGGGAACCTATACAGGCTTTGGGTGGTCCATGGACGATCGAAGAATTCGGAAACATAAATCTTGAATGGTGTCGAGATGTTCTTCAGGAATTCGAATCTAAAGGTGGCAAAGTTTTCACCAATGCGTTTAATACAGGCGGTCTGAAACAATGCCTGGCTTTCCCTGAACTAGTTGTCAACCACAAGGAGCAACGCTTTGGCGGCATGAAGGTAAAAGTCCATCGGGTTGGCGGTGTTATAGATGAAATGGATTACAAGGTTGCCAAGAAGCTGGCCGAAGATAATCCTGGTGAATACAAAATAGAAGGCTGGGAACCATACATGCCGATGCGAGTCATCCGCTCTTTGAAGGCATTCGTCAACAAACACCCTCATTACTTTGATCGCCTCAGGGAATTTAGCCGTCCCGACTCTGTTTACCAGGCGATGTATGACGACATTGAGGGGCTTGGACCATTCTTGGCATACCAGATTTGGGTTGATTTTACATACATCGATGAATATCCATTCAGTGAAAACCACTTCACTATCGCTGGTCCAGGTTGCCGTGCTGGTATCGATCTGTTATTTTTGGACAAGGACGGCATGACGCATGAAGAATGCATATTCTGGGTTCGTGATCATCAAGATCAATTGTTCGCTCAGTATGGGTATAAACGTAATGAATTTTGGTCGGCAGAAGAACCGGAAGACCGTTGCATGAATGTTATGCAGTTGGAGAACATGTTCTGTGAACTTCAGAAATATACCCGCTGCGTTGAGGCGGTGATGCGCGGGGAGAAACCTCGAGGAAAGGTGGGGTATAATGGTGGTGAAGTTAATCAGCCATTACAGAAGACTTCCGTTCGTTCTATTAATCTGTTAGAGAAGATGAAAAAATGAAACCCGTAAAACATCATCGTTCATGGAAAGTATGCCCAGCGTGTTCAAGTCGGGCGACAAAATTGTTCAACATGAATACTGGGAAATATGAATGTCAAGTCTGTCGGCATCATTATGATGATCCAAAATGTCGGTCTTTGGTCGACAAAATTTATAAATTTACCATTTTGTTGGGTAATTGCGAGCAATATCAATATACCGTGTATGGTGATAGTTTAAGCCAGATCGATAAACATCTTTTGAAATTGATTTCGAAATACGATAAAGAAAGCAAGCGCCCTGTGCGCGTTGTGAGTACTCCAAAGGGTTATCCAAAGGGAACAAGATCAGTTACGGTTGTTGGTTACACCAGTTATGACGGGAAACGGTTCAGAAGTATTCGAGTAAACATGATTCCCATTTAAACTTTTCAATAAATCTTTTCAGCGTATATTGACCTCACTTTAACGACGCGCCCCGATAAGGGCGCTCACTTTGAACTGAAACAGGAAGACTATACCATGGCAGAATTCAAACCCTTCGCAACGGCAGTTAATAACAACGTGCTGGCGATGTCCGCAACTGGTCTGTTCATGACCAATATCGATAAAGATGCTCTTTGGGATCTGTATCTGGCATCTTTCCCTGCTGGTACTAACCCGCTGTACCGCGAACGTACTGAACACGATTGCACCTGCTGTAAACAATTCATCCGTAACATCGGCGGTGTTGTCACCATCGATTCAGAACTGAACGTAATTTCTATCTGGGACAACATTGATCTGGGTAATGAATATGACGTGGTGGCTGCGGCTCTTACCGCGTATGTCAAACAACACGCAATCGTCGATGTTTATTTTAACGATACCAAGAAAGTCGGTGTTGAGTCGAATCACGAAATGAAAGACGGCAATGTCCGCACCTACAACCACTTCCACACCGACCTGCTGGGTAGCTATGTTCTGCGTCCGGACGCAATCGCTTCGAAAAAAGGTGAAATCCGCCAGGCTATTGAATTGTTTGAACGCGGTCTGCGTGAAATTACTCTGGAATCAGCTGAAATCGTTCTGGAACTGATTGACCAGAATTCTCTGTATCGCGGCGCAGAACACAAAGCAGCAGTGAAGGGATTTGTTGAAACCAAAAAGGCATATGAACAAATCCCCGAATCAGCCCGTTCTCTGTGGGCATGGTATACTGGATACCGTTCAAACAATCATGTTCCACACGGCATCCGTAACACAGTTATCGGCACTCTGCTGACAGATATCAGCGAAGGCGTGGAACTGGAAAAGGCTGTTAAATCGTTTGAATCCAAAGTTGCTCCGGCGAACTACAAACGTCCGACAGCGCTGGTTTCAAAATCCATGATCGAAAACGCTCAGAAAGAAGTTATTGCTCTGGGTTTGGAAGACTCACTGGCGCGTCGTTATGCGGTTTACGATGATCTGACAATCAACAACGTTCTGTTCGCAGATCTGGCTGCTCAGAAAGCGATGGATCCGTTTGCACAGCTGGCCGCCGAAGTGAAAACTCCGACCAAATCCCTGGAAAAAGTTGAAGAGATCAGCGTTGATGATTTCCTGAGCAATGTTCTGCCAAAAGCGCATTCAATGGAAGTGCTTGTAGAGAATTCTCATACTAGCAACCTGATGTCCCTGGTTGCTCCGGCGAACCCAGATGCGCCTAACCTGTTCAAGTGGAACAACGGTTTCTCCTGGTCTTACAACGGTGAAGTGACCGATTCCATTAAAGAACGTGTAAAGGCTGCTGGTGGTAAAGTTGACGGGTATCTGCGCGTTTCCTTGGCGTGGCACAACAACGACGACCTCGATCTGCATATGTTCAACAACATGGAGCACGTTTACTTCCGTGATCGCCGCTCTATGACAGGTGCCCATCTGGATATCGATATGAACGGTATGGATGGTATTGATCCAAACCGCGCTCCGGTGGAAAATATCATCTTTACAGATGAAAGCAAGCTGCGCGATGGTGAATACCGTTTCGAAATCCACAACTACAATCAACGTGAAAAAATCGACGAAGGGTTTGAAGTCGAAGTAGAATACAAAGGCGCAACGCATCGTTTCAGCCATCCTGGCCTGAAAGATCAGGGGCGTATCACTGCAGTCATCCTGACTGTTAAAGACAAACAAGTTGTTGGCATTAAGTCCGAACTGGCTAATGTTGATAAGTCTAAAGAAGTTTGGGGTATCAAGACCGCGACCTTCCAGAAAGTACAGCTGGTTCTGAATTCACCAAACCATTGGGATGGGGAGCAAACTGGTAACAAGCATGTGTTCTTCATTCTTGAAGGCTGTGCTAATCCTGAAGGTACTCGTGGTTTCTACAACGAATATCTGAAGCCGGAACTGGATAAACATCGTAAGGTTTTTGAAATGTTGGGTAGTAAAATGAAAGTCCAGCCGAATGAAAACCAACTGTCCGGTCTGGGATTCTCGACGACGCAACGCAACCACGTGTTCGTCAAAGTGTCCGGCGCGTTTAACCGTACTGTAAAAGTCATTTTCTAATTGATTTGACCACAAATTCGTAATAAGGAACAATGAAATGTTTGATCAAGCAACCCGTTTAAAACTGCGTTTCAACTCTAACAAAGGTCTGCTATCTGTTGAGCAGGTTTGGGATCTGAACCTGAATGCCCTAAACGAACTGGCGAAAGACCTCAGCCGTCAGGTGAAGGAAGCCGCCAGCGATGAAGAAGATTTCATCGGCGTGAAAAGCGCAGTCGACTCTCAGTTACAACTGCGTTTCGATATCGTGAAAGCGATCATCGGTGTTAAACTGAAAGAACGTGACGAAAGCGCAACCGCCGCCGAACGTAAAGCGAATAACCAGGCGATCATGGAACTGATCCAGCGTAAGAAACAGCAGGAACTGGAAGGTCTATCTGTTGAAGAACTGGAAAAACTCCTGAAATAATCTGTCGGCTCCGGCCTGAGCAACCCCGCCTTGTGCGGGGTTTCTTTTGGAGAAATATTATGAAACAAATTACTAAGACAGTACAAATCACCCAATATCAAACGGATGACGGCAGAGTGTTCGATACTCTTGGTCAGGCCGAACATTATGAGAAGATGAAGTCCGGTATTCGCAAGGTATGCCCTTCTTGTGATGGCAAAGGTCGCGACTCTCCGTCTGGCGACGGGCGTGATATGACGACTTGTCATTATTGTGGTGGTAAAGGCTGGGTAGAAAAGAAAGAGATATGGGGTTAATGAAACCTGTCATCTGTGATTACTGCGGCCTTCCTGCCAAATACGTCGGGGGTGATGTTGTATACCCCCACCGCCCTGGACTCCGCAATCTGAAGTTCTGGGTGTGCACTCCATGTGACGCCCGAGTCGGTTGCCATAAACATGGTGATGGAAAGACCCCTATGGGAAGGATGGCGAATGCCGCTCTCCGTGCTGCTAAGCAGGAAGCTCATAGGTCGTTTGACCCTATCTGGAAAAGTGGGCAGAGGAGCAGGAGTGATGCTTACAGCTGGCTGGCTCATAATCTGGGGATCAAGAAGCGCGATTGCCATATCGGCTTGTTCGATATCGATATGTGCCGTAAAGTAGTCGCTGTGTGTAATCAACTAGAGGTGTCAAACGATGTCAAAGGAAATACAAGAATCTTTTGAAAAGTTATCTCAGGTAATGACCGACTGCAACCGCCGAAATTATTGCGATGAAGCGTATACGCAATTGAAAACCGTCGTCGAATCTGAGTTGAATAACCTTTCAACTTTTAAAGATATTCAGACCGAAGTGCTATATCTGTCGGATGAAGATTTAAGGCGTTGTCCCCGCAAGATTTACCAATTACTGGATCGTTTGGTGAAAGTGGGGGTGAATAATGGGTAATCGTGAAGGGATTAAACTCACTCCAGAACTTCTAAAGTCCCACATCGCCGAAGTGATTTATGAAGACCGTGAAGTCGGTGGCCATCGTGTCATTACATGCCACTTCAAGATGGACAATGGCTTCGTCGTCTGGGGGAAGAATAGTTCAACTTCTATCGACCCAGCCAACTTTGATGAAGAGTTGGGTAAGAAACTGGCCTATGAAAAGACCTTCTCCCAGCTGTGGGAACTGGAAGCATATCGCGCGATGGTAGAAAAGCAGATCATCGATGTGTCCGTCAAAGATGCTAAGATCAACATTGATGAATATGTGTCAGAAAGGGAAGCGATACATGAGATGGGTGGTTCTGAATTCCTTAAAGGTAAAGGACAATCGGTCGTGTTTCGTCATCCCAAGGATCCAAGTCGGGGATTTCGAGTTGAATTTGTTCGCACCGATAATGAACGTTATAACGAACGGCGTAATGGTGAAGCAAGATCTTTGGTGGAAGCGTATCTTCGCTCATTCATGACTTCTGAAGAACTAAATTCTGAACTTGTCTTGCGTTTGGCGAAAACGTGTAATGCTGCTTCAGGGGATTATCTGTGGTGTGACCTGTCAGAAGACAAACGCCAAGCAGCTTGTGATCGTGTTAAAAAATTCTTGTTAGATCCGAAAGCCGAACCTGATGATTCCGTGGGGGCGCTGTATAGAGCCATCGTGGTGTCTTACTTGTGATTTTCAAAAGTCTTTCAAAATCAATAACGTCCGGCAAATTGCTGGGCGTTTCAATTAACAAGCCAAGGTATAATGGTCTAATTGTAAAGCGAGGAAATCATGTCCGTAAAAATGAAAATTGATATGACCAAACCATTTTTGCGTTCAGGAGTTGACTCTCTTGACTCACAGTTTAAACCCAGCGAAGTTTTAATCCAACAGATTGAAACTAATCGCGAATTCATAGAACACATGCTGGTGAAGCCGGAAGGTGAAGCCGTCCATACCACTAAAGAAGGTAATAACGATGATTGAATCATTAACATTTAAGAATGCGGTTGCGACCGTCGCGCCGTCTAACCATGTAATCGTTGTGGATATCTCCGGTTCCATGTATCGTTCACTTCCAGAAGTCCGTAAGCATCTGAAGGAGAACCTGCCTTCCCTGGTGAAACCGGAAGATACTGTGAGCATCCTTTACTTTTCATCTCGCGGTGATTTCGGAACGGTATTTGCCGGACGTCAGATTAACAGTGCAACTGACCTCAGTGAGATCAATAATCTAATTGACCGTTTCCTGAAGCCTTCTGGTTGTACTGGTTTTGTTGAGCCGCTGAAACTGGCTGCGGAAACTGCCATTAGCCTGAATAAACCTGGTTATGTTAACAACCTGGCATTCATGACCGACGGGTATGACAACTGCTGGCGTTCTAATGAAATCCTGGATGCCGCTGAAGTACTGCCCAAAGCGTTTGATAACATTACCTTCATCGAATACGGTTGGTATTGTAATCGCGAACTGCTGGCGCTAATGGCAGAACGTTCTGGTGCGACCCACGTATTCGCCGAAGGACAGAATGAATATCAGACCGAATTGGAAAACGTGCTGAAAACTTCTTCACCGAAAGTTGTAGTCGATGTTCCTCTGGTTTATACCCATGCCATTTATGTTGAAAATGGCGTGGCGACTGTTTTAGCTGTGCATCCTGATGAAGAGCACCCTATTGGCCACGTCAGCATCCCTGAAAGCGTTTCTCAGCTGTGGGTTGTAAACCCCAACATGATCGACCAGCTGGATAATCTGGCAGACATCCAAGCGGCATACGTGCTGGCATTTTACGGCGTGTATACCATGGACGCAGATTTGGTTTGGGCTGCGCTGAAGAAAACGGGTGACGTCCGCTTCATCAAACAATACAGCAACTGTTTCACCAAGCAGGACTATTCCAACATCAAAGTCGATCTGACTCAGGCTATCGTAGACGAATCTCTGCGAGGAGTTGATGGCATCGATTATAATATGGTTCCGGCTGAAGACGCCACCACCATTGTTGATGTTCTGACGTATCTGGCTGAAGCAGATGTCTCTATCGTCACCAAGCATCCGCTATTCTCTTACAAGAGCATTGGGCGCGGTACTGTACAGAAAGTTGATGACACCGAAGACAAGTTGGCCGAAGAGATTGCGAATGCGACTTCTAAAGAAGAGCGTAAAGCCCTGGCGCTCAAACTGGCCGAGCACGAAGATTGGACCCCCGAATTCAATCCAGCAGATGATAAAGGGATTGTCCCGATCAGCAATTTGGTCTACAATTCAGAACGTCCTAACATCAGTGTGCAGACAGTTCAACACGGAACGGTTGTTGTGCCTGAGTTTGTACAGAAGAAATATGAACTTCCTGAAGAGCTGGGAACCTGGCGTTATCGCAATTACACCATTGTCAAGGATGGTATCATCAACCTGAAAACAATGCCTATCACTGCAGATTCTCCGATTGTTCGGGCTAAGGTGGCACAGGATTTGACTGCCATGGGTGTTCATGTGTTTGGTGGGCCGGAAGTCTTCATTGTAAATCTGGAAAGTGTCCCAATGGTTAACCGCGCCATGACAAAGAATATCAGTGCTGCTGAATTCTTTGCAGACAATGTGCGCCGTGAAGCATTGAAGGCAAAACAGAAAGTTCTGAAATTCTACCGTGATGAACTGGTTGGCAAAGGTAATGCAACTGGTCTGGCTTCAAAATATGGCAAAGAAGCGGCTGATTTCCTGTCAGCAAACGGCATTCGCGACTATGGATTTTCACCGAAGACTTCTTCTGTAGAATCAACCGATGTCTATATGAGTCGTGAATTGAATGTGAAAATCAAAGGCGCATCTTCACTGCCGAGCATCGCGTCTGTTATCAAAAAACAGACGGACGGTAAAAAACTGAATGTCGCTGATCAGCTGATCGCTAATGCCCTGGCTGAATACAATGCGTTTGTTAAATCGCCGATGATCACCAGCGTACCGGAAGAGACTCAGAAAAAGCTGATTGAAAGCTGGATCGGAGACGCAGCAAAAGCGGCCATTAACGAAGTCCGCGCCCTGAACAAAACGCTGTCCAAGGTAGTTTATGGGATTGTTGCAGGCCATGGTTGGTTTACCGACCTGGATTTGGAAGAATCCACTATGGATGTGGAAGTTGATGGGATGAAATACACCGTCACTGCCGAACTGGCTGAAAAAGAAGTCAAAATCTAAATTCAACTGGCGGGGAAACCCGCCTTCATTTTGAGATATGCTTATGTCAAACAAACCAACTTATGTTGAAGTAATGCGTGTTCTGGCTCAGTACGCTTGTGACAACCTGAACATGGAAACCTGGCGCAACGGGGATCACAAGGACAAGTTCGATAATATCGACGACAACATCGATGCTTTAGCGCCGTTACGGGTTAAGAATGACCTCGGTGGTGACGATCTTGACATGATTGAGCTGGTCATGGAAATCGAAGAAGAGTACGATGTAGAAATTAGTGACGAGTGGGTGGGTAAACATGGAGATGATCCCACGCTCGGCGAATTGGCTGAATTGGTAGTTGCCCTCCGCAAATAGCAGAAGTCCCCAACGGTTTGTTGGGGATTTTTACTTTTAGGGCTTTACTTGAATAAACATTTGCCGTATTATTCAATAACTGGCTAACGTGGGGTTGGTCAGAAATTGAATAGGTTGATTATAACATGTCAAACAAGAAAGTAGAAACGGCAGTAGAAATAGACCGCAATTGGGGCTTGCTCCGCGCTAAAGGATTCCGCCGTGTGTACATGACTAAGGAAGTCTATGCTTCGCGCCGAGATGTTATCATTAGCAAGAAAGGAAAAGTATGGGTTGCTGAAGAGGTTGATGCCGAAACGGGTGTCGTCGGTAAGGTTAAAGCCAAGGCGAATATTCTTTTCGCTCTTCTGAAGCATATCAATTAATTCTATAAATTATGGTGGGGTATGATTACCCCGCCGATTTGAAATGCAGGAACTATACCATGACCCGTATCAATGTTATTCCCGTTGAATCTCTTTGCGACCAACACCTCCTTGCCGAGTACAAAGAACTTGCGCCAGTTGTCCTTAACGTGGTGAATGGAAAACGCCGTAATCTCAAGGGTGCTCCAAAGCAGTACAAACTCAACGAAGGTCATGTGCTGTTCTTCCGAGACAAACTCATTTATCTGATCGAGCGCTACGATCAGCTTGTTGCCGAACTGATTTCTCGTGGGTATGTTGTCAACTATCCTTCTCTCCGCAATCAGGTGACGTCCGACAATCGACAGGAACTCGCGATCTATTTGAACGATTACCAACCGACCCAGGCAGCAGTAGAAGAGAATGCCGAGCGCATTGTCGAACGTCTGAATGGCATGGGCAAGATCACGTATAACAGAACACCAGTAGATCCATCATACATGGTGAGCGTTATGAAACAATCATTCCAATTCTGAAGAGACTATATTATGCAAAGAATAATCCGTAATAAATTGAACATCATGGTGTCAAACAAATTAAATCTGGATTCCCGTCAGACTAATTCTGTTGTAAAACTTATGGTGATCAAAAATGATATCGACAAGGGGAATATCACTTCCGCGTTGAACGGGATTCTGGGTTTCATTTTGCGAGAATCTGATCTTGGCCCAGTTCACGAAATCGATGATTTGACTAAGTTGCTGAATACTAGCGGGAAAGATTTTGATTCCGCTCGTATTTTAATCGATGGAATTAATAACGATGAGGTGTAACTTTGGATAAAGAATTAATTTGGGAAATTGTAAAGGGTATCTTGGTGATAATCGGTGTCATCTTCGTATTGGGTGGTAATTTCTTCTATTGGTTATTCCGGTTTGAACAGAAGAGGAGGGAACGAAAAGAATCGAGAAGAAAAGATAGATGGATGAACTAACTAAGGGATAACCCTATATCCCGAGGTGTGTCATGTTCCTTACATCCTTTATTGACTGGATGAATATCATAAATGGCCTGAGGATTCCTGTTGGGAACCTCGGGCTTTCTCGTTCTTCTATGCCGCAAATCGATGCCGACAAACAAGAAGATTTTCACAAATATCTTGAAGACAACGGCGTGTCTATAGATGCTGCGCAAGTGCCTATCAAAATGCTTCGTCTTACCCAGAACGAAATCAATAAAATGAAGGTCTGGAAGATTATGAAGCAGATCAGAAATAAGAAGCCCATGGGTCGAGTTTGGGTGTCTTCTGACAATTACGTTGTTGACGGTTCTCACCGATTTGTGGCTGCGTTGAACATGGACGGCAAACAGCGCATGAAGGTCTACAAAGTTGATTTGCCAGCGATGGAATTTGTTAAACTCGCTAAACAGTTTCAGGGTGTGCGATACAGAACGGTCTCAGATTCGAGATACTAATATGGACGTCTATTCAGAACTTATCGAAATAGGAGCGAAACGTCATTTCGTAAACAAATATCTTTCGCTCATTTCTTCTTTTAGTCATTACCAAGGCGTCGGGGAGAAGCATCACATATTACCTGTGGCATTGTTCCCCGAATATACCACGGAATACGAAAACATCGTCAAACTGCCTCATAGGGTTCATTATATTGCCCATGTGTGTCTTGCTCTTGCGTTACCAGGTTCATGTATGGTAAATGCGATTATGATTTTGAAGCGGTTAGATAGTAGAGTCAACTCACACCTGTTTGCGAAAATGCGCAAGAGATTCGCCGAAAGGCTTTCTGTGGTGAATGCAGGGGAAAATAATCCCATGTATGGCAAGAAGAGATCCCGGAAGGCAAAGAAAAAGACCTCGGAGTCTCTTAGAAATTTTTATAAATCTAAAAGAAAAGAAGATCCAGATTTAAAAGAATTTTTCTCGGAAAGGAATTCTAAAATAAAACGGGGAAAAGATCACCATTCTTATGGGAATAAATTGACCAATAATCTTACTCCAGAACAAGAACGATGTAGAATAGAATCGGTCACCAAGACTTCCCGTGAAACCATGCCCTGGGAGAAGCCAAGATGGAAACCAGAAAGGGACAAATGGTGGTGTTGGGCTGCACATATACACTATCACATATTGAAAGGTAAGACGAGAGGGGAAGCCCTGAAACAAGTATTCGGTTCCAATGACGCAGAAATTTGGGCACAGGTTCGGCCAATTATTCTACGGTTGGATAACGGTTGGGACCCTTTAACTTGCGAAAAATGGGTTAATCGTTATGGGGTGGAATACCAGTAAACCATCCGTTTCTGAATACGATAGTTTATTGAAACCCTTTACTCAACATGGTGACAGCCCTATCATTTTATCCAATGAAATAAGGAGAATCACCATGAAACGTTTAATCATCGGGGTTGTGCTGGCTGGTCTGGCACTTCCTGCCACCGCCAAGCTGAACTCCACAGGTGAAAAACTGTGGTCTGATCTTTCCTACTGTGCTGGGTTCTCCCAAGCCGTCGCTATAGACAAAACTGGTTCCATAGAGAACTTTGCTGAACTCTGGACCACAGGTAATGTCACAGATGCCGTTGTAAATGCTGGTATTGAGTTTAATCGATATAAGCAAGGCGCGTTCAACCTGAAAGGATATATGAACGACAAAGAATTTAACCGAGGAGGCATGGAGGCTGGCGATCTTATTATGACTGGTCGTATGGGCACACAAGGACGAATGACCGTAAGACAGTGCCGTTCTCTTCCTTCTCCAGCATTACAAAAAGGTGTGCAGGTTGGCCGACGTCAGCTGGATCTCATCAATGATGGCAACCAATGCATCAAGGTGTTTGAATATAGTGCCGACCAAGAATCAGATCGACGTTTGAAAAAGGAATGGCGGACTCGCGCCCTTGGCCTGAGAGCATGGCTGGTGGAAAATGATCATTATTATGAAGACCGTGTTCAGAATGGTTTGAAAGATCTTTCCACTAATTTGTCTGTCAATCTAGACGACCCAAGGCTTTCGCGTGAACTCAAGCAAACAAGAATTGACTGTGATAATATGATGAAGGAGAACGAAAGATGAAAATCAAAATCTTATTGTTATTCCTGTACACTTTCATGTCTTCCCAAGTATTGGCAGCTCCGGCCAGTAAGTTGAATATTTGTGCTGCTTGGTTGTCCACATATCAACAATTTCATCCGGATGATAAGGATACATCAATCCTTTTATCTGATTATGAAGGTGAATTGAAACGCCTTGATCTCTATAGTGTGGACCAGATCGAGAATGCGCTTGATTTACCCATGATGGAATCTGCCGCAGACAACAGCAAACAGACTATTAAAGATCTGACTATGTGCCGTGAAATTGCAACTAATTTCGTTGGAAATCAAAGATAGTTTCAGGTTAAAATTTTATTCCCCATTGAACTGAAAGGTGTATTTCGTGATGATCATTACCAAAAAGATCGCTGAGGCGATCGTTGAAAAGAATAAAATGTTCGCACCTAACAAAGCAAAGGTTATTCTGATCCATGATGATGGTCGCGTGGTCTTCGCTGAAAAATTTGAGCAAGGGTGTGCTTTCTGGTTTGCAGACACGATGCGTGAAAGCAAGCTACAGGGCATCATTTACAAATTAACTCTGGTTGCCAAGCGCAACGACCAGGGTGACTGGGTTACGGTTTGTGATTTCAGCTCCAAGGTTGATACTCGACCAAAATCTCGCCAAGAGAGAATTCTGGAAGCTCAGGAAAAACTTGTTGCTGCTCGTACTTCACCAGTCATTAAGCCAGCAGTCATCTCCCCTTCTATTGATCTGCCGCCTGTCAGCCAAAAGGCTGTTGAGCAATATGCAGAAAAACGAAAAGAAGAACCCGTGAAGTCTCCGGTTGAGAATAAAGAAGAATCTGAATTTATTTCAATCAGGCAGTTATGTCCGCAAGAAAGACGATTTTCTTCACCAAATGATTTATTCGTGTCTTTCCGGTCTAATGGGAAGATTATATTGTGCAAAACCCTACGGGAACAATTGCAGTGGGCTAACATCAATATGATGGTAAGTCGGAACTTCAAACGATTCGCAATCGGTGAAGGTAAAGATTATCCTGTTAATAAGAGCGGAACATATGCAAATCGTCATATGTGTGACAAATTGTCTTTCCCAAACGATTCTGGCACTATTCGTGTTCGTTTAGAATGGGATGAAAGTTTGAACATGTATGTCGGTGATATAAAATAATTCTATAATACAAGGGCGGTTATTATTAAACCGCCTTTATTTGAGAGATCTATATTATGAACAACAAGAGCCGTATTATCATCGGGGCTGACCAGGGTAATTTATATTTTGAAAGATCTGGTGTTGTCGCCCACGCTATCCTTCCCACTGGAATTTCCGTTTATTGTGTGGAACATCCTGACCCTGCAGTTAAACGTCTTTGCTATGTCTCCCGTGAAAAAGGACTAATTGTATTGCCAGAAGGCGCGATTATGCGTGCACGATTTTGGCCGATCGATTTTAATTCCATGAGCAATAGGGAGATCGACGCCCGTTTCTTCGCATATAATATGAACCGGACTCTGAAAAATGAAACTCAGAGAGTTGTTCATTTCGACAATGAAACTCATGGAGTGACGTTAGAATTCAGAACTCGTGGTGAAGCTCTTCAGGTGAAGAAATCAAGCTGGAAAACTGAAGGGACGTTCACACATGATTATGCGTTAATCGACAAATTGTGCAATCAGTTTCGCATTAGCCTGACTGCCAACGACGATTTAGGTCAGTATGTTGTATGGACAGCCCGTTCACCACATATGAACGGTATCATGATGGAGAGTGAAACTCGTAATCGCGCTGTGCTCCAACTGCTGCTGTTAGAAGCGTATTCTCGCAACCCGTTGGAATATCTGTCTCGGGAACAGATTGATAACGCGCTTTCTCATTGTAACCGTCTGGAGGTGTAATATGTCCGGCGTATGGTGTGATGTATTGTTGGTAAGATTTTCAAACGGGATGGATAACCAGATTATTTCATTCTTTTATCCTGTTCCCTTTTCTTCTATGGGTCTGACTGTCAAGCGCGTTCTTGACATAGAAGAAAAACTCAACGCCATGCCGTATATGGCGCGACCACACGTGCTGGGTTGTGAACTGTTAAACGAAATGATGATTGACGAGAATCTTGTTGAAACAATTATCACGCGTGAACAGATGAAAACCATACTGTCTCAGGGAGAACCCCATGTCGAATAAACCGTTTGAACTTAAATTTCGTGTTTGGCATATTCCCCAGGTTCCTGGGAACGCTTTTCATGTTGCGGTTCCAACATTTGAAGAAGCGCAGCGCCTGAAGAATACTCTGGCTGATTATGATTTGTTCCAGTTCAACAACAATATCAAGCCGGATTATTGTAATGCTTCGGGCATTCAGATTTATCAACATGATCTGACCGATGATGATCTTAATGATATGGGTCTGGATGATCGTTGGGTTGATATGGAAGATGTTGACGAACTCAACGATTATTTAGAGCATCTGCGCAGTACAGGGTGGGAAATATGATCGGGTTAATCCGTTATCTGTTCATATTCGTAATAACAACATTCATTTTATTTTTCTTTTTCAAATACTTGAAAGAGACTAAAATCTACCGGAGTAAACGTTGGCGCAAACGGGTGAGAGTAACTTTCCTACTGCTGATTTCTTCGGTTACAATAACTGCACTCACGTTGGGTGCTTATATTTACATTTTTGAAGGAGTACATTGATGTTCAAGAAACTGGTATTTGGCGCAATTATGGTCCTAGCAGCAAGCCTTCTTTCAGGCTGCGGCGGTGTTATCGATGAAGGAAACGTCGGTGTTCGAACCCAATGGGGTGAAGTGGACATGAACCCTGTAACAGCGGGGATCTACACCAGCTTTGTTTCAAGCGTGGATGTTTACACGACCAAAGAAGCCGTCGTGAGTCTGACTAAAATGACGCCAAAGGCCAAAGACAACCTGACCTTGGAAGATCTGGATGTGGACGTTTATTACACACCGAACGTCGCGAAGGTTCCTTGGTTCCATACCAAATTTGCAGGTCAGAGCGCTGAACTCGGTGACGGCACGATAGCGGTGGGATTCAACCTGGTTAAAACCGCCGCAGCATCCTCAACGATGGACGCCGTTTCCTCTTTGGATTCTATGACAATTCACACCCAACGGGCTGAGTTAGAAAAGATGATCAAGGAACGCACCCAGCAGCAATTAGAAACAGCTGCACCTGGCATGTTCACAATCACACGCGTGTTGGTCAAAAAGGCGCTGACAGATCCTTCGATTGAGCAATCTATCCGTGATAATGTCATGGCCGACAAACGTTTGGATACAGCAAGAAAGAACGTTGAAATTCGCGACCAAGAAGCCAAGGCGAATCAGAAACTGACGACATCTCTGACACCTGAATATTTACAACACGAATATAACATGGTGTTGCAATCTTGCGCCAACAGCGGGAAATGTACTCTGATCGTTGACGGATCCGGCTCAGGTAAAATGCTGAACGTCGGCAAATAAACGCTTTATTCAATAATATTTGTTAGGTAAGCTGTAGTCCTCTTGTAGTGAAACATTGTAAACAACTAACTGGAGTAATCCGAATGAACCGTACTGATTTTATTGCTCACATCGCCCAGACTCAGGGTATGACCAAAGGCGAAGCTGAGAAAATCGTTGCATCTTTTATTAATGGCGTGAAAACTGCAGTCGCGGCTGGCCAATCTGTCCAATTCGTAGGCTTCGGCGCGTTCGAAGTTAAACATCAGGAAGCGCGCACTGGCCGCAACCCGCTGAACGGACAACAGATCCAGATCGAAGCGAAAAATGTAGTTAAATTCAAAGTTGGTGAAGGTCTGAAAGCTGCTGCCAACGGCCAGTAATCACACCAGGCGTCGGCCCAGCGCATGTCTGCAGTGCAGCGGCACAAGGCTAAAAGGAGAAGCCGAGGTTAATGCCTCGGCTTTTTCGTTGTTGGGATTCGGGTAAACTATAACAGAATCCAAAGGAGGAACAACGTGACAGCATTTAATCAACACCGAAAGGCGATTGACGCCATAGGCCGTAAGGTTCCTGTGGAAGAAATACAACGCCTTGCCAAAGATGAATTCCCATATGACAAAGCGAACCCAGGCCAGATGGAATGTATCGTCGAAGCCGTTGATGCCTTGGTCAACAAAAAGGTCAAACACGTAATCATTGAAGCCCCAACTGGCGTGGGGAAATCTTTGATTGGGACAACAATTCATAAAGTGATTCGTCATTTGGTTTTACAGGCCGATCCTTATGGACAATTCCGCACGTCTATCAGTACGCCTACCAAAGGTCTACAAGATCAGTATGCTGCTGAAAAGGCGGTGGCGATAGACATCCTGAAAGGCAAGAAGAACTATCGTTGCCACGTACACCCAGATGTGTATTACAACGCTGTCCAATGCCGTATAGCATGCCGCGACGGGCATTGTAGCAAACGCCGTTGTCCTTATGTACAGGCGCGCAATTTATGGACTGATATTTCGTCATTGCGTTGCACTAATGCAGCTATGATGATTGAGATGTGCACCACCATCTGTATGAAGCCTGAAAACCGTTCCGATATGCTGATCTTAGACGAGTGTCATAAGATGCCCTCTACGCTCCTAGAGCACACGATAATGGAATACAATACAAAGGCTGTGGACGGACTGCGAACTATCCCCGAAGGGAAGGAGATAGTCTCTATCATTGCCGATATCGTAGAACGCACCAAGGACTATGTCTTGGGCAAGTTGTATTCTTTGTCTGGTGAAATGCATTCGATGTTTGAAGACCTCCATCTTAAAGTGGAGTCTTTGTTGGAAGTTCTTGAAGAATTGGTTGAAGATGACCGCCTGAGTGAAAGTCAAGTGATGAAACTCGCAGACATTATAGATGTCTTGCATAACTTGAGTGATTATTGTGGTATTATGTCTCAGACAAAGGCCAGCACCTTTATCGTACAGGAAAAGGGAGATGACTTTATTCGGTTTAAACCCGTTATGCCTTCTGATGTAAGTGAATTCGGGTTATTCCGAAAAGCCGATTATCACGTTCATATGTCAGCAACGATCTGTGGTATAGATTCGTATGCTCGTTCATTGGGTATTCGACAGGGGGATTATCATTCCATTCAGATCGGCAACCCTATCCCGATTGAAAACAGAAAAGTCAACTATATGCCCATAGTGAAGATGACTAACAATATGGGTGACTATGAAATGAAAAGGTTGACGGAATATATTGATGAAATAATCGCGTTCCACCCAGGTCAGTCCGGCATTATCCATACAGTGAGTTATGATCGCGCCTTGGCAATACAAAAATTCAGCAAATATCAGAATTTTATCCATGTTCCGCGTACCCGAAAGGCGTTGATGGATATTATGGAAAATGCTTTTAGAACAAAGTCCCCATGCGTCATTGCCAGTCCTGCCATGGAAGAAGGTTATGATTTCAAAGGGGATTACAGCCGTTTCCAAATACTGATCAAAGTCCCTTATGATTATCTGGGCGATCCACTGATAGCACATATCAATTCAGTGGATCCGTCGGCATATTTCCGCAATGCAGTACTGCGCATTGTTCAAATGTGTGGGCGTTCGGTCAGGGGTGTTGATGACTGGGCTGCGACATACATCATTGATTCATCCTTTGAATCTCTTATGATGCGCAACCCAGAATTCTTCCCAACCTGGTTCACCGATGCAGTGTTTGAGGTTTAATAACCCGCAATAAACGATAAATGGCACTTGATATTTGGTTCAAGTGTCGTTATCGTGATAATCATATTGTCCACATCTTGGCTGAAAGATATATTTGCGATCGGTTTGGTTTGAACATGATTATACAGGCTATAAATCAGATCTTCACCACGATAACCGATTTTGCCATCAGTGTCCTGCCAATGACCGAGGGTAGACTCTCGAGCGTGTACTCGGAATTCGACCATATGAAACAATGCTTTTGGGATTGTCTTCAGTATGCTGGTCCCAACAACCGGAATATCAATAGAAGAGTCGTTGGAGTTTCCTTCATAAACAGATTCCCAACCAAATGTTGGATCCCCGCCAGCTACAGGAGTTCTTTTCCAGTATTGGAATTCTGGGTTTCCGGCGGAGTTCTTTTGTAGGAGTATTACTTCACCGCCTTCAAAATTGGAAGTGTCTATATCGTCCCTTGCTAATAAATCTGCCGGAGAACCAATAAATTTCCAAGTTTCGCGATCTAAAATAGACTTATAATGATCGGTGAATACGTTACTGTCGCCAGCTGAATTAATTGCGTCTTTAAGACCTTGACCTGTGACCATCTCATTGAGTTTGATCCACATGTTCTTAACAGCTGACGCAGCTGCGACCTGACCTTCAGTCCCACCCGCCGTGTAGTCATATACGATGTCCAGCTTTTGGATGGAGTCGTTTATGGACAAGAGCAAACGCTCAATTTCTGGGGCGGTCAGACTGAAACGATATGCGCGTTCTGACATGATTCGTTCCTCATCGATAAAACCAGTTTGGGATACTTATACATGATTGAAATATACACTGACGGGGCATCATCCCCTCAGAAGACACAAGCCGCTGGTTGGGCATTTGCCATCAGTCCAATCACTGGAGAGCAATGGAAAGTGTTTTATGGGTATTTACCCCCGCCGTCAACGAACAATATAGCTGAGTTACTCGGGGTTATAAACGCAATGAAGATCCTATGGAAATTCTCTAATTGCGGTGAACGCTGCATTCCCCCAGCCCGCATTATATCCGACAGCCAATATGTTATCAATAGCGTTTTGGAGTGGCGTCGTAAATGGGAATATGAAGGAATGCCGCCTAAGAACACAGAACTTCTGCTCGAATTGTTCGATTATTATGACAAAGTTTGTTCAATTTGTGAACTTGAATTAAAATGGGTGAAAGGTCATGCAGGAACGATGGGCAACGAAATTGCGGATCAGTGGAGCGTTAGAGCCAAAGAAGATAGTTCAATGGTTCTTGAAAATAACCGTTTCTCGGTCAAGAAAGTCGTTGGTTCTTTCAATGAATTCATTGGTATTTGAGGATTATCACGATGGGTATGAATTTTGTAGACAGGGGTGATAACGTCACCAAATATTTCACAGACGAAGATAATGACCGTGTTGTTGGAATATTGAGAGATTGGATTCCGGCTCGCAAAAAGGCTTTGGCCGAAGGAACACCCCTACCAAGAATCCCCAATTATGTGGCCATGAATGTTCAGATGATTATTAAGAACATGAGTATGCGCTACAACTATCGTGATTATCCATACCGCGAAGACATGGTCAGTGAGGCCGTTGTCAACATCCTTCGTTACCTCCATACATTTGACGTCAGTCATATCGGCAAGAAAGGAAAAATCAATTTCTTCTCTTGGGTAACGATGTGCGCCGATCGTTCATTCGCCAAGAAACTCACCAGTGAAGAAGAACACAATTATATCAAGTTGCGTTCATTTGAAGAAGCAGGTGGTTTCGCTGCATTATCAGATGACCCAGACTTCCAGCAACAGACATTCGTAGACAGCACTGGTATAACAATGGACTTTCGTGAGCGTATCGGAAATTTTGAAACTAAGAAAGAAGCCCAGCGCGAAAAGGAACGCCAAAAGCAAATCGCCATCAAAGAAGAGGAAAAGAATAAGAAAATTCCTCGCGGTATACTTCAATGTCTCACAAAGAGTGAAAATACCATTACCGCCGACGCCGAAGATAATTCAGACTATGACTTCGGCTCTACTCAATTCAATCTGGAAGACGAAATATGTTCTATGGAACCAGATTGGGAAGAAGCAAAGAAACGAGCATTAGAACGGGAGCAACAAAATAATGGCGATTGCTAAAATTGGCGATTTACATATCGGGAGCCGTAATGGTTCCCGTTACGTTCGAGAATTCATAAAGAATTATCTCATCAATTATTTTATTCCAGAATTGGTTGACGCCGATATTAAAGAAGTGTGGCAATTTGGTGATACGTTTGATGTTCGCAAATTCATGTATGGGCGCGATAAAGATTGGTTGAAAGATGAATTAACGCCAGCCCTGAGAAAGGCGGGTATCAAATGGAATGGCATCGTTGGAAACCATGATATCACGTTAGAAGAGTCCAATCGCATTAACTGGCCTTCTTATCTTAATGAATTGGCACCGGATGTTTATCATTATTACAGCGAACCAACTGAAGTAATGATTGAAGGTGTCAAGACCCTCCTACTGCCGTGGATTAACAAAGAGAACTATGATGCGTCCATTAAAGCGATACAAGATACAGACGCCAAGTACTGTTTTGCGCATCTGGAGTTGGCAGGGTTCAAAATGTATCAGTCCTCTATATGTGATAAAGGTCAGATCGACGTGGCGCTCCTTTCGAAATTCGAGCGCGTGGATACCGGACATTTCCATACCCGTTCGATGGAAGGTAACATTCAGTATATTGGGACTCCTTATCACCTTACCTGGGAAGACCACAAAGACGGGACGAACCGAGGATTCTATGTAGACGACATGAATGGCGGGGAATTGTTTATCCCCAACAACGAACAACAAACGTTGTTCCGGTTCGTGGAATACGACTACACACAAATGTCTTCTGATACTGAAGGTAATTGGATCGACCCCGATTGGTTAAACAATGTTTTGGGTATTGAAGGGCAAATCGTTAAGGTGATTGTACAGAACCGTGACAATGCCAAGCATTATGAAAAGTTCTGTGACGCATTGAAGCGCTGTAAATGCATCGATTACAACTTCATCGATCGGACGATTACTGTTGCTTCCGAGAAGGTAGAAGTCACTGAAGAGATGGTGGCGACTGATGCTGTGGAAGTCCTGAAGAAAGATATCCGCGCCGCCAATAATATCCAGCGCCCTGAAAATGTTTGCAAATTAGCAGAACAATTCTATAATGCTGCCCAACAACGCCTGAACACATTGGATGCATAATAATGAACAATGTAGACCTATTATCAAAATTTGGTTCGCTGTTGAGAGAAGCGGACACTCCTGTTTCTGTTGAAGCACCATTTGAAATCCGTGGGGAAATTACCCACAAACTGACTTTCCATCGCGGTCGCGCTAAAAACTTCCGTTCCATCGGTAATGAATTCATGGAAATTGATTACCAACGCAACCCTGCAACCCTAGTCACATCTGATGACAATGGGGCGGGTAAATCTACAATGCTTGTTTGGCTGTTGTTCTTCGTTCTGTATAATGACACATATAGCAAGAAAGAAAAGAAAGCCGGATTAGTCAATTCCCAAAACAAAAAGGAATGCGTGGGTGAAGTTGAGTTCTCCACTCGAGGAAGTGAATGGAAAGTCCGTCGTGGTATCAAACCTGATTTCGTAGAAGTCTATCAGATGGTAGACGGTGAGTGGAAGCAGGTCGTGAACGATGCGGCCAAAGCTGATATGAACAAGTACATCGTGAATCTCATCGGCGTGGACCAGAAGATGTTTGAGAACTCCCTGGTTCTAGGCAAAGAGAAGTTCATCCCATTCACGGAAATGTACACTGCCGACCGCCGCGCTATGGTAGAGACAATCTGGGATTTGGGGTTCTTCAGTCTGATGAATGAAGATGTAAAAGCATCTATCAAGACAGTAACGAATGAACTCACGACGGTCACCAATGATTACGCCTTTCATGATGTAAATTTAAAAGGCCAGCAAGCGCAGTTGGAACAGATCAATAATTCCAATGCGATGATCCAGCAACAATCTGCGGATATCCTTGTCCAAGAGAAGGAACGTCTGAATAGTTTGAATTCAGATATTGGTGCTTCTCAAGAAGAACTGACGGAATTCCGCGCCCAAGATTCTAAATTGGAAACTGAATTATCAGAAGTCCGTAATCGCCTGAACGCTGAAATGAAGGTGGATATCGATTCCATCAATGACGAGTATTTTGCCAAAATTCAAGCGGTTCAGGATGAGGCTGATACCAAGGCTGAAGACTATGAGCGTATCGAGGTGTCTGATGGCGAACGTTCATTACAAGAAATTCGGGAGAGAATGGCGGTAGTCGCGGAACGTAAAAATGATCTGGTTAGCCAACGGAATGCTAACCTGGATGAACTGAACAAAGCATTAGCGCGGCGTCAGCAGGGTGAGAACTTCCGTATCAAATTCGTAACAGAAATGGAAGGACATGAATCTGCCATCAAACGTTTCCACGATATGGGCACTTGCCCTACGTGTACGCAATTAGTGTCGGACGATACCAAATCACGCATTGAAAGTCAATATTATCCACAAATCAGTGAACTGACTGACAAGATTCTTCAGGTTGATACAGCCCTAGAAGAAGTGAATTCCCTGATTGAGAATTACAATGTCAGAGATTCAGAATTATCTTCTCAGATTTCGGTTATTGACAAAGAACTGGATGCTTTGCGCAATGAAATTCGAGAAGCGGAATCGGCGATCGCTACATTAAAACGCGACATCCAAGGTTTCTACGAAGTTGCGGCGGTTGAGAAAACATCTTTACAGCGGGAACAACAGTCCAAAATTAACGACGTCCTCAAGGCCGTAGACACCCGTTACGAAGATATCACGACGTCAATCCGTCAAGCCCGTGAGCAGCTCTCTAAGAGTATCAACGACACGGCTGATAAACTCACCAGCCTGAAATCACGCCGTGCCCCTCTGGAGGCATCCATTGCTGATTTAGAGCGTAAATTGGCGGTTAAGCCGACACCAACTGACGCCCTGGAAGAAGAGATCGCTCGCATCACGGCATTAATGGAAGATCTGAATGCGCGGCGCGTAGAGTTGGATGAGAAATTGCAAGACCTGAACCATCTTCTGTTCTTCCTAAAAGATGATCAGACCAAGGCTCGAATTATCAGTCTGTATTTGCCTTTCCTCAATAGTAAAATAAACGAGTATCTTGAAGCACTCAATATGTTCTTGGATATTGCTGTTGATGATACATTTGAAATCACCATGAGCGCTGCTGGTCGTAAAGGGCAAAGCATATTCTCCCTGTCTACAGGACAACGCAGCCGACTCAATCTGGCTGTGACATTAGCCCTACGGGACGTCGCTAACCTGAAGGCGTCTGTACAATGTAACCTCTTCGTGTTGGATGAGATACTCGAAAACATGAGTGAGCGAGGGGTTCAAGAATCCATCGAGATGCTGAAACATAAATTTGGTGGGAACAATCTGTTTGTCATCAGTCAGCGTGAGCAGGAGTTCCAAGAATATTTCCAACATAACATTCGTTATGGTCTGCGTAATGGCATGACCGAAGTGATTAAGAAGGATTGATCATGGGTAGCCTGATTCGTGTATCAAAGAAATCCAAGGGCGCTGAAAAGCGCCTGTACAAAGCCGTTCGCCTGATGATCCTCTACAAGTACAAAGCGGAGAATCAATGCTGGCGCAAGAAGACGCGTGTCCGCTACCAAGTCGCCCAGTACCAGATGAAGCTGCGCGTTATCCGTTTGGCGATGAAGATCGCAGGGAATTACAAGTATTGGACATGTGAGGCTGTGGGCAGTCGCAAGGCAATTGACCTTGTCGAAGACCGGAATCTGTCCTTCCTGATCAATCTATCTAATTATGAGGACATGACATGATGGTTAGTGCTGGTGTAAACCACGCCCCTGCCACGGGGATGTTTACGTCAAAGTGATCGGTCGTATTAAACTATTCCGTAAGTTGGGTAAATCTTTTACTGAATATTTGAGACAAACATATGTCAGAAGAGAAAGATGAAATTCAGATTGCTTGTGATATCGCTGTCGAGTTATGGAATCAGCGAAACAAACATTATCAGGTGACGTTGACCCCAAAGCGTTATCTAGAGCAAGGTGGCTTAATAGTCGTTGATGCCGTGTTAGGTTTCAACAAATATACTGACATGCAAATCTTGGACGGGGATTTCACTATTGCTTCCAATACAGCTTGGGATGATCCTATGGAATTTGTCTACGGTTGGTTGGAATGCATCGAGGAATCATACCATCTGATCTACGAATAAGGTGAAGGGCACTAAATATCACGTGCCCTTTATCTTTTAACCCTGTCAGGAGGCTCCAGCGAGCTGCA